CCACGCGTCGAGGTCCGGCCACCGGGGTCGTGGCGGGCCGGCGGGCACAGCGCGCTCTACGAACGTACGCGGGGCATACGCGGGAGGGGCGTCGATTGTCACAGTTCGGGGGTGGGGGTTACACAGCGTAGTGGCAAATGTGATAACGCTGTGCTAAACTAGTTGGGGTTAATTGTAGATCTTCATGTCTTTAAACGATGACTGCTGAACTGTGACAATCATATCATGGGAAGCGCGGCCTGTCAATGGGCGGGTAGCCACTTCGTGGCACCCAAAACCACCTCGTGAAGTGGCCACGGCATTGTCACAATATTGACACATTTTTGGGGGGTTATTGTCACAGCGGATTGTCACAGCTTTTGGCCCCGCGATGCGGCCCACAGACCCCCCCTCACATTTTTTGGCCCAAAAACAGTGCAAAAATGCGGCTAAAAATGTGAAGGGGGGTCCCTTTTTACGATGTGAGGGGGGTATGATAGGGCCAAAAACGTCCCGGTGCGTGGGGGCGGCCATTGCGGCGTCTGGCTCCAACTCGCGTGAAATCGGCGCTGCGCGCATTCCGGTGCGCGGGGGGACCCCCCCTCTTCACATTCTTTTTAGCTATTTTTGTGAAGGGGGGGTGGGGGGCTATTCGGGTTTGGAATCGGGCCGCAAATGGTACTCGGTGAGGTGGACAAATCGTGTTTTTATGTCCACAGTTTAAAGCTTACTGAACGGCTAAACCACATGGCTAAGAACTCGGAGATAGTACTACTGCGGGACAGCTACGCCCTGGGTGACATAACCTCTCCTGAGTCTAGGGAGAGGCTGGGTAGAACCCTGCTGGAGCTGGACCAGAGGCAGCTTACCGAGCTGGAGCTGCGGCGCTACTTCGAGGGGCTAAGGCTAGCCATGGGTGCTTTTATACAGAGAGTCACCCTACTGGAGCTGGATATCCGCGACCTGAGAAGGGACCAGGTGGCGGCGGAGAGTCGCATGGAATCTATGTACCTGAGGGCCCAACTCGAGATCCAGGAATTGAGAGCTGAGATCACGGAGGTGAGGTTGAGCAGGGGGAGGATAGAGCAGATCGTGAAGGTGGCCAAAGCGCTCCGTGGTAATGCCTATGCCCCCTACGCTGTTAAGTCGCTGGTCGAGGGGGTTATGGGCTCCCAGTCCAGAGTTGGTAGTGAAGTTACTAAGCTGGATACTACAAAACTACCAAGCGATTTTACCAACAGACTAGAGTTCGCTCAGCAGAACGGGTTTAAGTGGAATCAGAATAACAGAGTACCGAGTAAGGCCTCCAAGCAACTTGAGGTGCTGGAGGAGTGGGAGAATCAGTTCTGCGAGGTGGAGGGGATGGCGATGGAGCAGGTTCTCGACAAAGCCTACATAGCCAGAGTGGGAGCGGGGGCGGTGGCCGGCGCGCTTATGTTACTCGAGCGGGAATTAGGCGCGCTCCTGCCGGAGCGCAAGACCCTCTCTGTGTTCAACTGCTACCAACGAGCCGTCAAACTCTACGGTGAGAAACTCTCCGCGTCCGAATCCCCGCAACAGGGGATATTCGACGTTAAAAACCTCACTTTGGCCGCTTTTTACCACCTACCTGTAGAGGATATAACGGACATAGAAAACAGGTTTAAAACGAAGGGTTTAAGCACGGTGGAGCAGGCCATCTCAGCCATCAAAAAAACCGTATCCAAGTCCATCCTCCCAGCTTTTGTGCGCTGGAGCGATGAGGACGGTTCGGATACGGAGAGACTGTACTCGCTCCAGGCCGGCTGCTACGACGAGCAGCTGGAGAGCTTTGTTGTTAAGTTTGTAGTCAGTGAAGCCGGATGATGCCCCCGGGTATCTCCTCAGAGACGAAGAGAAGGTTGTCACGGTTTACTTCCCCATCTCGCTGGTAGATGGCGTAGTTGACTTCGTCTAGGATCTTCACTATTTCCTCGTGGTAAGGAGCACGTGAGACCACCCACCCTAAAAGCTTATTCTTACACGCCCACTCCTTGATCTCCATACTGCACTCCCCTAACGCCTTGGTGTGAGGCCTGAGTAAATCGTTAAAGTGGCGGACGAGGCCGGTCCGCGAGTTTTGCGAGTTTAGGCCAGAACGCTGAACGTAGTTGTATAAGTTTTGAATATCCTCTTTGGTTACCTCACCTTTTGTTTTGAAAAGATACTTGTTTGTAGCGGTCTCGCCAAACGCGTCTTCTAAGTGCTTACAGATCTTCTCCAGCTTCTTTTTAAGAACTGACTTAGACTTATCCATCGAGGCTTTCTCCCTTACCATTTTGAGTAGGGAGATGTACAGATTCTCCACGCCATCGTCCAGATGATAAAAGCTTCTCGGTAGCAGGTGCCGCATGCTGTAGGGTCTTTGCATGAGACACAAGTAGAACAGCGTCTCAACTACAGCATCTCTCTGCTCCTTGTCATCTCTGTAGGTTTTATGAAGCACTTTGGAGTAGGAACTTAGCAACGCGCGAGGGCTGGAGTAGGAACTAACCACCGCGTGGCACTTAAACCCTCTCAGAGCTTCCTCGGTGGTGATCATTAGCTCCTTATTCATGAGCATGATCTTGTCCGGAGATGCTTGGCCTACCACTATTGCCTCTAGGAAAATGGATCTGACCTTCTTCCTAGTCTCCTCGCACTTCATAGCTCTCCTGAAAGTCTCCAGTCTTATCGTATCTAGGACAGCGTTCAAACCCACCCACCCTAAGTGGGGGCTAAGAAGAACCGCCCACCTCACCCGGTCCCAGGCCAGGGCTTTCGCATGGCTTCTGGGCCTGAACGTGTAAGCCCCACCTCCGGCAGTAACCACCCACTTCATCGGGTCATTGAAAGCTTCGGAGAGTTCCCTGATGTCCGGATCGTCGGAAAAAATCTCGAGCAGAGCGAATCCCGGGTTTTCCAGGACCTCCTTCAGGTACAGTCTGGATCCCTCGGTAAGCACCAGCGGCGAGGCGTTGGGGTTGGATGCTACAGCCTTCCGAACCCTCACCGACTTGGATTTATTCCAGATCTCGAGCAGTTTCTTCTCCGGGGTCTCTGGATCCAACGCCGCTGCCATATCCGCTGTTACCGAGTTAGTTTTCATATCACCGGCTCCGCTTACGGTCCGTCATCAGCTTGAGGAAGATGCTGTACCACAACTCCCTCGAGCACTCCTCGCTGCAGCAGTACTCCACCGCGAACACGGACTTGTAGTTCGTCTTCTTACCACAGACTCCACAGTACCCGGTCCGTTCCTGCTGGCGGTACACGTCCCCCTGGTACTCCACCCAGGACCTGTTGCGGAAGAAGTTCTTTGTCTGTTGGGCCATTGTATTAGGCTGATTCTGCCCTTATTCTACCACATCCTTGTCCACTAGGTCAACCAGCTTCTCGGCCGGTTTGCGTTCTGTAACGAATCTCTCCCTCGCCTTGCGTTTCTTATCCCTCACCCTCTTCAGCTCCCTGCGCGCCAGGGCGAACACCCTCCACATCACCTCGGACATGGAGGCGTCCTCGAATAGGTCCCTCCACTCATCGAGTTGCTGGGCGACCTCCTCGCGAATGCGGATGGTCCTGTACTTGATCGGTTTCTGATTGGAGTCTTTTAGGGAAAGCACTGGAAATCTGTTGCGAGCAAACGGTTTATGGTATTATACACCATAGTCTACTTTAACCCGCGAATATGAAAAAAGAAAGGCAGTGGCCCGAGGTTTACGTGGACGTGGACTTTCTGAAGCGCGACGACATCGTCAATAAGGTGCTGAGGGTCGACAGGGATACCTACAACGTCAACTTCGAACACCCGGTCCTAGGCCAGGTCATCGAGGTGTACTCGATCGTGAGTGGCGACACCCTGTGCCTCAAGTCCGTCTATCCCGTGGAGATGCAGGATGACCACGAGCAGATCGACATCGCCAAGGACTACTACAACAACTACCTCCTCGATGGGCAGGAGACCTACCTCGAGTACTACAATCCGGAGGTCGGGTACTTCCTACTATCACGAAATGTTAAATCCCTTGACAGCTAGGGGGAGGCTGTGGTAGGATTGGTACACATATAGTAAGAGGCTGCCCCGTTGTGCCGGTAAAAGCTCCACAGAAGGACCCCACAGAGGCCCTCCCGGTCTCCCTCACCAGGGAACTAACAACTAGCTACCTCTCGTACTCGGTCGCTATCTTCAACAGAGCGCTGCCCAGCGCCGTCGATGGTCTGAAGTCCGCTCAGCGCCGCATCGTCCTAGGCCTCAAGGATCTGCACCTGCGCCCCGAGGGTCAGTATAAGAAGGTATCAAGGTTGGAGGGGCACGTTCTCGGCTCCTACCACCCTCAGGGTGGATGTGCCGGCACGGCGATCAATATGGGCCAGGCTACGGCCTTCCGCTACCCCCTCACCGATATCCACGGGAATGTGGGAGGGAGCATCCAGTCTGGCCCGAGCGTTGGCCAGTCTACGTCGGAGGACGCACCCGCCGCCGCCAGGTACCTCGAGGTCAAGTCCACAGCGCTGACTCAGAGCATGCTGGTGAACGAGATCGATCACCACTCGTGCCAGTGGAGGGATAATTACGACGGCTCTACACAGGAGGTGGTTGAGATCGTCCCAGCGATCCCCAGCCTGCTCATCAACGGAGCTCAGGGCATCGCGGCCGGCTACGCTTGCCACCACATCCCCTACAACCTCACAGAGGTGGTGAAGGGAACCGCGGAGTACGTAAAGAACCCAAGCATCACGACCAAAAAACTCTTCTCGTTCATCAAAGGCCCCGACCTCGCCAACGGCGCCAGGATCCTCAACGACGACGCGATCTTCCAAGCCTTTGAGAAAGGCTCCGGATCGTTGAAAGTCTACGGAACATGGGAGTTCAGAAAGGTCCCGCACGGAAAACGATCGACCCGCGATGCTATTACTATTACCTCTCTGGCTTCGGGAAGTTCCGAACGCTTCCTCGAGCGGCTCAAGGAAGGAGTCGAAAGCGAACGAATCGTGGGTGTCATTGATGCCCAGGACCACTCATCCCGCGACGGTATTGAAATCCAAGTCATCCTGAAGACGGGCGCCGACCCACAGGAGGTGGTGGGGCAGTTGCTGGCCTTCACCAACCTCTACGATACCATCGGTGTGAACGCCACGGCGATCTCCGGGGGCCTCCCCACCGTTATGGGGGTCAAGGACATCATCGCCGAGTGGTACGTGGCCCGGTGCGAGGCCCTACGCAACCGCTACAGGGCCGAGTGCGAGCGGCTCAAGGACAAGATCCACATCCTAGAGGGCCTTCTGACCATCCTGGCGGACATCGACGAGGTGGTGAAGCTGATCCGCTCCTCCAAGACCAAGGAGAAAGCCGCCGAGGGCCTTAAAAAACGCTGGAAGTTGAGCGATGCTCAGACCTCCGCGGTGCTCGCGATGCCACTCAGCCGGCTGGTGAGCGCGGAAAAGCTCGAATTGCAGTCCCAGAAGACCGACCTGGAGACGCAGATGGCCCTCCTCATCGGGATTATCGAGGATCAGGCCCAGATGAGCTCGCATATCATCTCCCAGATCGAGCTGATGAAGGAGTTCGCCGACAAACGCCGCACTCAGATCGTGGAGAAGGCCTCTATCGGCGCCGAGAAAGCCAAAACCACCACCAAGAGTGGTACCCGCAGGGTCAAATTGCCCTCGGCGAAGGACCGAATCAAGGAGGAAGGGAAGAAAATCGGCATGAAGAGGACCGAGGTGTCAAAATTCCTTGGCGATAATGCCGGATCGACTGACCTAAAGGCAAAATGGGAGGTTTTTGTCGGGGATTGGAAGCATGACCGGTCACTTAACACCCGCGCTGGCCGAGCGGAACGCAAAACCAAGCTAGAGGAGATCAAATCCGCCGCTATTAAGCGTGGATTGCCTAAAAGAGGGCAGTACTGCTGGAATAAGTTCATCGAAGGCCACGAGAAGGACCGCATCAAGGACCTGGAGGTGGCTCTGAAGGAGTGGATGGATAATATAACCGCTATCTAAGCGGTTTAAAGCATAGCGTACGCTAACATACCGGATGAAATTGCCAAGAACGGCCGTACTGATGCTCCGTGGAGTGGAGGGGTGTGGGGTGAGTACCTACGCCCGCCACTTCAAAGCTTTTTTCGACGAGAATCAGGCCACCTGCGATATCTTTGCCCTAAACCTCAACGTTGGAAGGCCAGATACCTCAACAGACATAAACGTAAAGATATTCGCACTCTCCGAGGCCCCTATACTTGTCAGTAAGATCAATAACTCCTACGATCTGGTACTGGTGTTCAGCGTTCCCGCCAAGAACGCCCCCGCGGCGGTTGTTGATAGCTACGTCTCGGACATAATCGAGCCGATCCGGGTGCCGAAGTGGATGATCAACCACGACCACCACTTCCTGAGCATAAATCGCAACGCGGACTACGCCAACGCCATCGAGGCCTGTGACGGACTACTGTGCCACTCCCTGACAAAGACAAAGTCCGGGTTTATCTCGTGGTTGGAGAAGAGAAATATCTCTAAGGTGGTGAAGAAGATGGACGTGTTCTTCCACATCCCCTTCGTGGAGCATCTCATCAACCTGGATAGGGGCGAGGAGAGGCGGAAGCGCTTGATCAACGCGGCCAGGGCCGTGGCGTGGAAGCGCGGTAGCATCGTCCTCAACCTCCACAGCGCTCTGGCCCGGCGTGGCTTCGTGACGGAGATGATTGGCTTCGAGCGCGCCATCGCCGGCTACTCCCAGCTCAAGAACTACGAGGGGAAGCTGAACTGGTTCACCGATAGCACCTTCTACAAGCCTATCAAAGGCCCGTCGGCTTTCTCCTCAGCCCGCATAAACAACGAGCTCTTCGACCACATCGATAGGGCGGGCCAAGACCCCAACCTGATGTACGTGATCGGCTCCTACGACTACAAGCGCGGACTTCAGCGCATCTCCCAGAGCGCTTTCGCCACCCACCCACGCTCCTTCGAGCACAACAACCTCGATTACGGTAACAACTTCGAGTACCAGGGCCTGGAGGCCGCTCTGCTCTCCGTCCCGATCTTCCACCGCCACTTCCTGGACACCGTGGTCCTCCCGGACGGTTGGGGGACTCTCGCGCAGACGGGAGTCTTCCTGTCCGTCGACGACGACAACCGCCACCTCAGCCAGGGAGGGCCTCAGGTCCTAGGTGCGGACGAGCTGGCCAAGAACCTCGACGAGATCTGGAACGACTTCTCCTCATACCACCGCATGAGGAAAAATTCGGTGGAGCTGGTCCGTGCTTACTACTCGTCGGACGTGGTGGTTCCGAAGCTCCTCGGCGCTCTGTCATAGCTTCCTAACATTAGGTTAAGGTTCATGGAGTCGGGTTTAAAGTCTCCGCTAACTATCCTATAGTGGTAGGGGGCGAGGCAAGTCCCCCGCTCATTCATACAAACATCCGAATTACTACTATGGTAGCTTCAATCGCCCAACGCGAGCGGAGTAACACATGGGAGCAGTTCTGCCAGTGGGTCACATCCACCGACAACCGACTTTATGTTGGTTGGTTTGGTACCCTGATGATCCCCACGCTCCTGGCAGCAGCAATCTGCTTCATCGTTGCTTTCATCGCAGCTCCCCCCGTCGACATCGACGGCATCCGTGAGCCAGTCGCCGGGTCGCTGATGTATGGCAACAACATCATCTCAGGTGCTGTTGTTCCCTCCAGCAATGCCATCGGCCTGCACTTCTACCCCATCTGGGAAGCTGCCAGCCTCGACGAGTGGCTGTACAATGGCGGTCCTTTCCAACTGGTGGTCTTCCACTTCCTCATCGGAATCTATGCCTACATGGGCCGTGAATGGGAACTGTCTTATCGTCTGGGCATGCGTCCTTGGATTATGGTTGCCTACAGCGCACCCGTTGCTGCTGCTAGCGCAGTTTTTCTGGTCTATCCCTTCGGTCAAGGATCCTTCTCTGACGCGATGCCTCTGGGGATTTCGGGAACTTTCAACTACATGCTTGTTTTCCAAGCCGAACACAACATTCTCATGCATCCTTTCCACATGTTGGGAGTTGCTGGGGTCTTCGGTGGTTCTCTTTTCTCTGCTATGCACGGATCTCTCGTCACCTCTAGTCTTGTTCGCGAGACGACAGAGACAGAGTCGCAGAACTACGGATACAAGTTCGGTCAGGAGGAAGAGACCTACAACATTGTAGCTGCTCACGGTTATTTCGGACGTCTGATCTTCCAGTATGCTAGTTTTAACAACAGTCGTTCTCTTCACTTCTTTCTTGCTGCTTGGCCGGTTGTTGGCATTTGGTTTGCTGCTCTGGGTGTTAGCACTATGGCGTTTAATCTGAACGGATTCAACTTCAACCAGTCGTTGCTCTCCTCAGATGGCCACGTGATCAATACCTGGGCCGACATCCTCAACCGCGCGGGCCTTGGCTTCGAGGTGATGCACGAGCGCAACGCTCACATCTTCCCCCTCGATCTGGCCGCCGCCGAGACCACTCCGGTGGCGCTTAAGGCTCCGGCTATCGGCTAATCATCAGCCCTATAACCCACTCAACCCCGGCTCTACACCGGGGTTTTTTAGTATAAAGTTCTCCTGATGGAGTAGGATAGAACCATGGAACATTACCCGCAGATCCTCCACCTCTCTTACAGGGAGTCAAAGCCGGAAAACGAGAACCGGTGGCTCTACGTAAACCTGGTGTTCAAAGTAACCGAAGAGTTCGACGTCATCGCCTGCAAGGGTAGATGCGAGGAGTGGTCGAAGAACGTCATCTACGAGGTCGAGGATAAGGAGCAGATCCACAGCCACTTCCTTAACACTCGTCTCAACTTTAAGCCGGTGGAGGGTTCGAGTCTTAGCCGACTGGAATCCTACTCCACGGACCCCGAGTTCGATATATCAGACAAGAAACGCGTCGGTCTGTCCCTCAACCCGTTCCACACCCTGGAGTACTTGGAGAAGTTTAACGTCTTTGTCTACAGGGACTATGTCGAGGACAACTTTGTCACTAGAGCCGCCCTATCCATGCTATCCGAACTAAAGGAGGGAAGGGGCGGTGGTACAAGGTTCGTTCCCTTCAGCACCCTTACGCGCTGCATCGACACTCTAAATACCTTCTGGGATTGACCTATGGACCTCCAATTCTATTACCTCTCACTGCTCTCCGTCTTCGCGGTGGTTCTCTACATGATGGCCGTTGATCCTAACGTAAGCAAATTCATCGTTCTTCTCGCGAAGATGGGTCGTGTTAACATCTCCAGAGGCATCTTCTGGCTAAAATTCTACCCACGACTGCGGTTTGACACGTTCGTGCTGAAGTGGAGATCGCGCCAAATTGTTAAGAAACTCTTAAAGGAGCGCGAGAGGGAGTAGGATGGGCTTAGAATAGACGAACACAAATCCCCCCTGCCTATGGACCCCAATGACTGGACCCAACTCGAGAAGATGCACCACCAGATCTCAGAGTCGGGCGTGGCGGCTTTTGACTCGGCTTATCTCGAGCGCTACACGGAGCTTCTCACCCAATCCCTTGAGGGGAAGGGGGAAGGCCAGTGCTTCGAGCGAACTCCACTCCCTTGATCCCACAACCCCATGGTATGAGTGGTTGTCGTACGAGGAGTGCTGCCAGAGTCTCGGGGCGAGGCCATCTCTGTCTAGGTTTATGCGATACAATGCTTACTACAGGAGCGTAACACATGAGTGAGGAACTTCGCGACTTACTAGAGTCCCATAAGTGGCTTATCGACGTCCTTGAGGACAGAATCACAATGCTGGAGGGTACGATTCGGGAACTGGAACAGAGGATTGACAGGCTCGAGCCTTCCGAGTATAATAGTCTTAACACCTACAACCTAGGGAAGTAGCATGTACGAGCATTTAAGCGAGTTTGAGAGGGCCCTCGCCCGCTTCGGGGACAAGGTCGGGCTGATCGCCGGCCTCGAGGTCGGGGGAAAGATCACTCCCGAGGAAGCCTACAAGGAGATCAAATTCCTTTACAAGGAGTTGAAATCCCTTCGTAAAGTCGAGCGCAGAGTCCAGTCCGAGGACCCCCAGAATGACTGATTTTCGTTCCGCGGCCTCATTTATGAACGATTTCGAGCAGGAGATCGTGGATATCAGCTCGGTGAATAAGATCATCGACCTCGCCTGCAATCACATCGAGGCTCTAGAGGTCGATAACGCCACGAACCTTCTCATTGCTCTCAAACTCATCCTTGAGAGCAAGGAAGGCGCCCTTTACCACCTTTTCCAGAAAGCCTGGAGCGAGTTTATGGTACCAGCTCACCAGCAAACCTACTTACCAAGGAAAACCTGGACCGTAGAGGTTGGGGAGGACGGCCTCATCACCTTCCCCGACGACCTCGTCAAGCAGGTCGGGTTGGAGGAGTGGGATCTTGTGGACGTGTACGTAAATGAGGCCGATGGCACCATCGTAGTTAGCAGAGTTTGGGGCGTGGGAGACGACGATGCGTAAGGAAGCCTTCTTCTGCTCGTGCGGGCTTAACGAGCATCTCGTGGTGCTGAGTAGTTCCACCGAACCCGACGATGACTACACTTACCTCTCCGTCCATCTGCCCCAAACCCACTTCCTAGACCGCTTGATCTCAGGAACCAAGTACATTTTCGGTATCTCAGACCACATCGAGTTCTCTGAGCTTTGCCTGGACGGGGAGGCCGTGGACCGAATGACCAACTTCCTTAAGAACCGAGATGTCCCTAGCTGAGAGCGTTAGAACCAGGTTTCCGGAGTGGGAGGAGACTAACAGGCTCCCCGAGGGCCTGGAGCACCTCACCACCACGTCCGAAGGCTCCGAGATCCGCTCCTACGTCTGGGAGGGCGAGACTATTCGCCGTGCTCGAGTCTGCGAGTTAAGCATCCCGGGCAAATTCACGGCGGAAACGCTCGTAATCTACCCCGACTGGTGTACGCAGACCCCTATACTTGGCACGGAGTACATCACCATCGCCAACAAGAAGTTCTTCGGGGCCATTGACTTCCACCCGCTCCTGCAGACACCGGAGTACTTGGAGAGATGGGTGGAGGAGTACCTCTACGACTTCCCCGAGCGCCAGACCGAGACCTCCAAGTTCTACGACCTATCCAAGTACTTCTCGTCAAGGTTCTGGACGAAAAAATCCGCCGAGGACTTCTCGGAGGAGTACGCGGACTGGGCGGACAGGTATATGGGAAGGTACCGGATGGCGTTGATGGACGGGGACGTGGGTGAGAGCAATAGGCCCCTCCACGTCGACTACGACAGGCACATGGCGCTTAACGACCCCGCCCACGGCATCCTCAAGTCCTACTTCGGCGCCGCATTCGCGGATTTTTACGTTCACAGGTTCCTATTCGATCTCTCAGAAGGATGAAGACTCAAAAAGTAGTAGTTAGGTCGGACGTGTACGTTCAGTTAAAACCCGCCAGGCTTTTGGAGCTGAATATGCTGGTGGAGCGGGGATCGGGGTATTCTCCCTGCGCTCTGACAAGATCCCCGCTTCCAGGCGGTTACAACGCTTATGAAGACGGGATCTACGCTCTCTCCAAGCTATCATTTACTAACCTTGACGCCCAAAACCTGCTGCTGAAGGCGAGCAATATCGTTAAAAACACCGAGGAGTTTACATCCTACCAACTCGAGGAGCTCTTCTCCACAGGTAGTAAAACCCCGTACTCCACACCACCCGGCACCGTGAGGATATTCGCCCAGGACCTTATCTCCTTCTACAATGGAAAGACCTGGAGAAAACTCGATCCCTAACCCATTCACCTTCCCCTATGCCGGGAGGGAGCTCCTAACAACTGACAAACTGCTCCTGCAGAGACCCGACCTTCGCAACCTCTACGTCTACGACGTAAACCTGACAACCGGCACCCTCCTCTACTCCTGCGCCGGCGGCATAGGAGTCACAAAGGAGCCCTATATGGTGGACATGCACAGATTCATAGGTACTTCTACCGTTCTGGGGGCTTTAGACTCTTCGCTCGAGGCGGATTTTGGCGGGAAGTGGAGTAGAAGGAGTTATCTTGCTGCGCGTGAGAGGTTTAACAACGATCCGTGGAATGGGAGGATGGCTACGCTCTACATGCTGTGGGCGGGAGCGGGGTTTAAGCAGAGGTATAGGGGAAGGGGTTACGACGCCCAGTACTCCCCAACCGCTCCAGATTACGGTGGTTTGGCGGAAGCGTCCCGGCAAAGCCGGGAGAAAAACCTCCTCTTCAGGAGGGAGGATCTGTCCAGTATGTCCGAGAGCATCATAAATGACAACGTCTTCCTCCACCTCTACCTACCCACGGAGTTTGGGACCTACGGAAGCGGATTTGTCTGGAACGAGAGCGCTCTGGAAAGGCACGTGAGAGTGATGAACGAGTTCGGAGCGCTCGGGTACAAGGTATGCGTATCGGCGTTATTCGAGCGGCGTGGTAGGATCTTCAGGGACTACAGAGCCTCCTTCCCCAATTTCCACCACCTCGTAGTACCGGGGTTTAAAGTTCTTGAGTTCTCGGAAATGCACTTTTTTAACTTCTGATGGGAAAGCACCTTCTACTTGATCTATTTGGCGTTGACACCCTCCTACTGCAGGAGATGGAGGAGTTCATGGCGTTTATAGGTCCGGAGTTGAAGGACTGCATGGCCGAGGTTCTGGATGAGTCCGCGCATAAATTCCCAGGCGCTGGAGGTTACACCTACCTCGCCCTCCTATCCACCTCCCACTTCTCCATACATACTTGGCCGGAGACTAACTGCTGTGCGATAGACATGTTCTCGTGCGGTGAGATCAAATCCGACGCCCTGATCTCGTACGTTATCCGGTACTTCTCCCCCAACTCCTACAACCTGAAAATGGTCAATAGGTGATATAATAGGACCGTCCGCACGCAAACCGATGGCAAAAATCACAACCAAGAACGGCACAAAACTCATCCTGTCTAATCCCAAAATCACTCGCCAGGGTAAATCCAGAAACACCAAACTAGCGGCCACTAGCCGCAATGGCGCTAGGAAGAGGTACAGGGGCCAGGGTTGAGTAGTTGAAAGCTAACCAGTGCAGTTTGACTAACCCATGACACTTGGATGGTGGCCTGAGGGCTGGAGACAGGCCTCCTACTCCGACGAGATGGTCCCGGAGTCCATCAAGAAGACCGCTACGCCTGGGCAGGTTTATCGCAATCCCCAGTCCGGCCATACACTTCAGAAACAGGCTAATGGGCGGTGGAAGCTGGTGGGTGGCGATGATAGAGTAGGAGGGCAGCAGAAGTCCCCCGGCTCCTCCGGTATGCCAGACATCTCCAAGATGAAAAAGCTCGCCGAGGGCAACTACGGTGTGGTCTACCAGGATCCACAGACCGGCCACGTTGTCAAGACCCTCAAGGAGGGTAAGGAGTGGGGACCCCACGAGGTGGAGCTGGGGCGGAAGATGGGAGAGCTTGGCCACTCCCCTAAGATCTACTCCGCCTCCAAGGACCATATCGAGATGGATTTTTCCAAGGGCAAGCCCCTCTGGTCGGGCGGTTTCAACCGGACCGACGACGAGAAGGAGCGGGACGTCAAGATGACCACCGAACAGGCCTCCAAGGCCCTGTCGGCCATCAAGGACCTCCATAAGATGGGCTTCTATCATGGCGACATGCACAACGAGCAGTTCCTTACCGACGGTGAGGGGGGCAAGGACGCCACCCTCATCGACTACGGCCTCTCCGGTAAGATCCAGGACCAGCCCAATAAAGCCCTAGTGGATTTCAATAAGGTGGGTAAGCTCATCGACATCTACAGGCCCGAGCTCGACAAGGACCCCTACGTCAACCTTGTCCGCGACTCCATCGACGCTTACAAAGCCGCTAAGGGTCAGTCCAAAGCCGCGGTTGCCAAACGCTCCCAAATCGGTTTAGAGTACTTTAACAAACTGTCACAGATGGATTGACACGCGTGTCATCCTCTGATATGATAGTACAATGCGGAATTAGCTCAGCGGTAGAGCGCCTTCCTTCCAAGTAGGATGTCAGGGGTTCAAATCCCCTATTCCGCTCTTAGGGGATAACAACGTAGTTGCTAGGCAGATAGCCTAGAGAGACGCGTAACCCCTTTCTGTCTCAAACAATCTTAAGAAAGTATGAAAAGCTTCATCGCTGTCGTGGGTACTCTGGGTCTGATCAGCCCTGGAGCCGCCATGGCAACCGACCTGAACCTCGCCGGCGTTAGTAAGTACGCCTCGGCGGACCAGGTCACCAGCATCACCCAGTTCTCCGACGTTAAGCCGACCGACTGGGCCTACCAGGCTCTAAGCAATCTGGTGGATCGGTACGGTTGCGTAGCCGGTTACCCCAACGGCACCTTTGCCGGTGGTCAGTCCATGACCCGCTTCGAGGCAGCCGCGCTGCTGAACTCCTGCCTCGACCGAGTCACTGAAGCCACCGACGAGCTCAACCGTCTTGCACGTGAGTTCTCCGCTGAGTTGGCCGTGATTCGTGGCCGGGTGAGCAAGCTCGAGGCCAAGGTCGGCGCTCTGGAGGCAACTCAGTTCTCCACGACCACCAAGCTCCGTGGTGAGGCTAGTTTTGTCCTCGGTGGAGTTGACGGAGCCCGCACACCCGGAGTCGGCAGAAACGCCCCCTCCACCAATGTTGGCGAGACCGCTTTCAACTACGATCTCCGGCTAAACTTCGACACTTCGTTCACGGGCAAGGATCTCCTGCGCACCCGCCTGCGCTCGGGTAACTTCTCCTCCCAGCCATTTGGCTCCAGCTCTTCTCTGTTCAAACTGGACAAAGCCGAGAGCACCTCTAACAACGTCACTCTCGACCGTCTCTACTACCAGTTCCCTGTCCTGACCAAGGGCATGAAGGCCACGGCCGGTGCTCTGGTCCGCAATACAGAGATGGCCTGGATCCCCTCGGCGTACAAGTCCGAGATCCTCGACTTCTTCCAGCTCGCGGGTGCCCCTGGGGTCTATAATAAGGCCACTGGTGCGGGTTTCGGTGTCCAGTACGTCCAACCCGGTAAGAAAGGTGGAGTGGTTGTCGGCCTGAACTACGTTGCCCAGAACGGCAGCGATTCAACCAAAGGGGAGTTCAACGAGTCCGGCGCTCTGAACACCCTGGCTCAGATCGGTTACCGCGCCCCCCAGTACGGAATCGCGTTTGGCTACCGTTATGGCACCGAGGGAACCCGCGTGAGAACCTTCAACGCTCTGAATGGCGGTTCGGGCACGCTCGCCCCGGGCCAGACCTCTAACGGTTACGCCATCAGCGCCTACTGGCAACCCTCCAAGTCGGGGATCGTGCCCTCGATCAGTGGCGGTTACGGATGGAATACGGTGGGTCTGAATGCCCAGAACAAGCCGACCCCCGCCGGCGCGACTGACTCCCAGACCTGGTACGCCGGTCTTCAGTGGAGCGACGTGTTCGCCAAGGGGAACGGCGCTGGTTTCGCTATCGGCCAACCCGGAAACGCTTCGAGCATCTCCAAGGACGCTCTGATGTGGGAAGTGTTCTACAAGTACCGCGTAAGTGACAACATCTCCATCACTCCCGCCGTCTTCTACGTGACCAACAACCAGGCTTTCACCGGAGCCTCCTCTAACTTCGGTGGTGTGATCCAGACGAAGTTCACCTTCTGAGCGGGCGAAGTCAGGGTCTCCTGACAAACTGGCTACGGGGGCCACAAGCCCCCCATTTTTATGATATGATGGTTAAGGAAATGTGGAGAGACTTCTCTATGACGGTTACAACTAACGAGCGTGGCCAGCAGAACATGTGGGCCAAAGAGCCTGTTATGTACTACGAAAACTACGGCATGCTCACCCCCAACCAGGTGAAGGAACGCACTAATGGACGCTGGGCTATGGTCGGTATTATTGCTGGTGCTGTTTCTTACGCTCTCACTGGTAAGCTCTTCTTCGGAGTCTTCTGACGACGACTGAAGCGTTTCCTTCCCCTCCTACCTCTACAAACCAACTAGGTAACAATGGACAAGATCTTTACTGAGAAGGCCGAAAAGCTCAATGGCCGGCTGGCAATGCTCGGCTTCGTGGCCGCTGTAGGTGCGTACTTCGTGACTGGCCAGGTCATCCCTGGCGTGTGGTGATGGGAGAGGTTATCTTCACCTTCACCTCCGTGGCTTTTCTGGTGCTTCTCTTTCACTCGATCAATCAACTGTCAGAAACATACTGACAGTGTTTATAGACTAGTATGACTAACTTCTCGTATATTGCATTTAAGAACCCCTCACCGAGAGATGCGGTGCTGGCCCCTCTTGTTTGCTAATACGGGAAACTCTATAAGCAAATCACAGGAGGGGCAGAGGTCAAAAAGACTTCTCCCCTCTTTTCTTTTGCGCGGAGACCGAAGTGGACAGCTTACCAACCGTCTACCAGGCCATTCCCAAAGCCTCCCGTCTCTGATATATTAGTCTCATGGTCAAGGGAGACGGACTTCTCCGGCCCCTCTCCCGACCCCCGAACCTTGACAATCTAAACCTTTTATGGGTCTGTAACTCAATGGCAGAGTAACGGGCTTTTAACCTGGAAGTTGTGGGTTCGAGCCCCACCAGACCCATTGACCGTTTCAGCTCGGTCGGTAAACATAAACTGTTTTGGGTAGGTGTCCGAGTGGTTTAAGGAACCTGACTGTAAATCAGGCGGCTCTGCCATCGGTGGTTCAAATCCACCCCTACCCACCTTGACCCATTAGTGTAGCGGTCTATCACGCCACCCTGTCACGGTGGAGATCACGGGTTCAAATCCCGTATGGGTCGTCGCCACTTCGCGCCGGAGCTGATAATCCGGAATGCCGGTGGCAAACCTCACGGAGAGGGTCCGGTTGGTCGAGGGCGCAGCCTTGAAAACTGTTGGGTGTAAAAGCCTCGGGGGTTCGAGTCCCTTCTTCTCCGCCTGGCGTAGTAGACAAATTGGTAAAGTCACCATCCTTTCAAGATGGATATTTTGCGGGTTCGATGCCCGTCTACGCTTCTCGCCCTTCGGGGCAACCTCTCATAAACCGAGAGCAACGGCGGTCGCATCGCCCTGGGACCGGAACCGTTGTAAAACAAAGATGTTTGTAGCGTCTCGCGAGCAACGCAAACATAACCAGGGCCCACAATGGCCTGTAGTTCAGAGGTAGAACGCTTGACTGTTAATCAAGTTGTCGCAGGTTCGATCCCTGCCGGGCCAGTTCCCTCGTCCATGCGACGCCTACTAGACGAGGGGGAAGTAGGCTTGTGCCCGGATGCCATTTGGCAGTTTGCGTAGTCCGGGAGCGAGAAAAATGCCAAACTGCCTGTAAGAGTCATAGTTCAGGCTCCCAAATAAGTTACGAATGGGTGAACTCCCATTCCATGCTCAAGCGTTAACGACACTCACGACTTGATGCGGGTACAGTAAGCAGTATCCTGGGTCTAGTAACGTACCCAGTAAACAAAACGTACACACTCGCCGCAACAAGGGAGGTAGCGGCACCCTGCCGAGGTAAGGAAAGCAAAAGGAGCATGGGCACCGGCGTACACCGGCACGTGTCATCGACGTCTCGGGTACTTGCTAGCAGTCTCTAACTGTGGCCGGGGATACCGCACCTGCCTCGTTCCCGCTCTGCGTGGTCCGGAAATGTCCGGGCGTAGCATCGGGCTGCGGTTTGCCTCACCGTCCCGCGTTCTTCGGATCGCTCAAGGGAGAACGAAGCACCCTCCGTTCTAGACACCGGAGTCGTATGGAATACGTCGTTAAGTTCCCGACACGGCCACTCATACAGTCGTTAATGTGTGGTGCTTCCTTGAGGGCTGTCTTGCCATTGGTGCTGCTGGATGAAACACTCTTACCGGCCAATATGCGAGCCCTGCTGGAAGCCACGAGCCCCCACCTCTGTGCGTTCTTGAAACGTTTCACGTGTTAAATGGGGCCATCACGGGGTGTAGCGCAGCGGTAGCGCGCCTGCTTTGGGAGCAGGATGTCGGAGGTTCGATCCCTCTCACCCCGACTCGAGAACGGTCCAAACGTTCTCCATTGATGCGGTTCGGCTCTACCGCTTTAACAAAAGGGCCGCCAGGGGAGTTAGCTCAGCTGGTAGAGCACCTGCTTTGCAAGCAGGCTGTCAGGAGTTCGAGCCTCCTACTCTCCATGCCCCCCTCGCGGGGGTTCGGGGCCTCCAAGGAACGGAGGCTTAAACGAAGGGTCCCCTAAGCCACATCGTAGAGAAACGGTTCCCGTTTCCGTAGGTGGATACCCTCGCCCACGCCCACGCCGGTAGTCTAAATGGTAATGACACCCCGACAAGGGAGTTGGATAGCGGGTTCGATTCCCGCACGGCGTATATGCCCCGATAGCTCAGTTGTATAGAGCAACCGCCTTCTAAGCGGTCGGTCGTTGGTTAGAGTCCAACTCGGGGTGCCAGGGAACGTAGCTCCAATTGCGTAGAGCACATGTTTGAAAAGCATGGTGTTGCGGGTTCGAGTCCCGCCGTTCCCACTTTGCTTACCTATTTTATAATAGGTTTTTAGGGTAAGCATAAGAAAACCTGTTTGAAAAAGTGAAAAGCACGAAGTCCGCAGATTTTAAATCTGCATTTGCATCTGCTTTTCACACAATGGAACGTAGCTCAGCTGGTAGAGCACACGACCGATAATCGTGAGGTCACGAGTTCAAACCTCGTCGTTCCAATCGCCTTCGGGCAACATACCGAAATAGTGTAGTGGTAACACGACAGTCTCCAAAACTGTTATCCAAGGTTCAAGTCCTTGTTTCGGTGCCATGCTCTCTTAGCTCAGCGGACTAGAGCACCTGGCTACGGACCAGGGTGTCGGGAGTTCAAATCTCTCAGAGAGCGCTTGCCGAAAGGCAAAATGGAAGATTGGCTGAGAGGCTTAAGGCAGCGGTTTGCTAAACCGCCGAGTCGGTACACCCGGCTCCGTTGGTTCAAATCCAACATCTTCCGTTGATTTACCACCCACTACGTGGTATAATCATTCCAAACCGACTAACAAACTATGTATTTCGCCGCAGCAATCCAAGCCGTAAACGCCGGCCTCAGAAAAAGCACCGAGCTGGAAACCAAGATGAATATCGCGGTGGTGGACCGTGGCGGGAACCTTGTGGCTTTCGCGCGCGAGGACGGGGCATGGGTCGGAAGCGTGGACATCTCGATCAAGAAGGCCCGCACCGCGACCTACTTCGACATGCCGACCGAGGAGATCGGCAAGCTCTCGCAGCCTGGCGGTACCCTGTACAATATCGAGCACTCCAATGGTGGCCTGATCACCTTCCCTGGTGGGCTTCCTCTGACCGCTCCCGACGGCTCCATTCTGGGCGCCGTGGGTGTCTCCGGCTCCAGCGTGGAGAACGATCGCCTGGTAGCCGACGCGGCCGCTGAGGGTTTCACAACGGCCTTTGTAGGCGCGTCCGAGTCCTGATCCTGTCCGGGAGGAGCGTAAGGCTCCTCCCCCCACCCATACGCCTCCTTAGCTCAGCTGGATAGAGCACCGGTTTTGTAAACCGTAGGTCGTCGGTTCGAGTCCGACAGGGGGCTTTGTTTAAAGTAATAACTGGTAGTACGATTCGTTACGCATATCCGATCCCGTATGGCTAACTTATTTGGCTCCTCAAACGTAAGACTCGCCGTTCTAGAGGAAAAACTAAACGTCTACGAGGATCTCTCCAGAGAGATGCTTTCCAAACTCGAGACGGCCGTAGACAAGATCTCAGAAGCCAATCAGAACGTGGCGAAGATCCTCGTAAGACACGAGGAACGCCTGGACCAGAGCATACAGTCAGACACAGCGATAATAAAGCTCCTCGATGAGCTAAAGTCCAATCACGCCCGGGAGATAAAGTCCACCACCGACGAGATAAGTGACCTCGATACGAAGGTGGATAAGGAGGTGAAGGTACTGGGCTCTCGCATAGACGACTTATCGAGATTCAAGTGGTTGTTAGGTGGGGCCCTGCTTGTTGTGGGGGTGCTGGTGGGCCAGGTTAACGTCCTAGAGTCCGTGTTCCCCAACCTACCATCCGTCCACTCCGGCGGCAAATGAGAGGGAGACGCGTAGGCTTTACCTACCACAAACTTTGGAGAACGGGTATAATACAAGGGGTATCGGCGGACTTTCCGGGGTACTACGCCGTATTTATTGTCAGAACCACCGATGGATCATTTATTCCTGTCGATTCGCGAGACATTGCGTACCTATGACCTTCAGATAGCCGGTACGCTAAGCCTCCTATTGATTGTTGTCCCAACATATGGTATAATGTACATACACCGGAGACACGGTCGGTGAGTTTTGGGACCGTCGCCTATGGGTTAAGGCCCTCTGCTTATAACGGAGTGAACGGAGTCCGAGTCTCCGCGGTCCTACTCGCTCGATTAGCTATCTGGTGAAAGCACCCGACTCATAATCGGATATAGGCGAGTTCGATCCTCGCATCGAGCACCTCGCGCAAGTGGCGGAATTGGTAGACGCCCGGGTTTTAGGCACCCGTGGGGGCAACCCCGTGGAGGTTCAAGTCCTCTCTCGCGCATAAAACAGTTTAAAGCTTTCCGATGGCTGAACAACTAACCAAGGAAGAGGATTTCTCGCAGTTACTAGAACTGGCTAACAGACTCAAGTTGCGCGAGCTCTTCGAGGAACCTAGTAGCTACGAGGACGAGCCCGAAGAGGGAGGTTAGCTCAGCGGTAGAGCGCCTGCCTTACAAGCAGGATGTCACTGGTTCGATCCCAGTACTTCCCATATCACACCACAGCAATGGAACACGTAACCTTCTCCGACAACGTAGAGTCCTCCGAGGACTTCACTCTACCCATCGATCAGAGCACCGGGGCTCCTATCCTCTCGCTAGAGGAGTACTGCAGGAAGAACCCCAGCGCTCTTGAGTGCCGGGAGTACGACGTCTAACCGTCCACTACCACCCCACTCCCTCCCCTTCTCTGTGATAGAATCAGACTATCCAGGGAGGTTTTTTAGTATGAACATCTTTTTCCTTTCCGCCAACACGAGAGAGTGCGCAGCGGCTCACTGCGATAAGCACGTCAACAAGATGATTATCGAGTATCTTCAGATGATGAGTGTTGCCGCGGTGCATTACGGTTACCTCCCAGCGAAGAAGAAGGACGGCAATTACTACTCCACCAGGGCGTATAAGAACCACCCGTGCACGAAGTGGGTCAAGGAGTCCACGGGTAATTTTATGTGGTTGTTTGAAATGACATACCACCTATGCGCTGAGTTTCGCAAAAGATTTGGCAAGGAGCACGCCGGATTGACAAGTCTTCTGTCTTTTTACTACGGCACAGAAGGTAACACGATAAATGGCACTGTGTCAAAGCTGATGGTCGAGAACGTCTATCCCCACCGAGGTCTTACTGACCCCGTGCAAGCGATGCCCTCCTTCTGCAGAGTCTACGAGGATCCCATCCAAGCCTACCGCAATTACTACAACTGGACGAAGTGGAGATTTGCCAAGTGGGCAAAAGTCCCTGCCCCGGACTGGTGGGCACCTGGCTGCTGCCTGGAGGCCAGAGGTGAGTACTGAGAGATACTGCTTGATCGGTGATCTGCACGGCCGTATTGACACCCTCGACCGCATCCTGCAGAAATCCCCGGACTACCACTACGTGTTCCTAGGCGACGTCATCCACCACAAGTCATTCTTCCGGAGGTCTAAGCGTACGTCCCCGGTGAAGATGTTGCTGAAGGTCAAAAACCTCGTGGACCAGGGCAAGGCAACGCTGATAATCGGAAACAACGAGAACTACATCCTGAAAAACCTCGCGCTACCCAAGCCCCAGATCAAGCAGAGGGAAGTCAGGTACACCCTTGAGTTGGTGAAAAGCCTACCTCTAAAGACCCAGCTTGAGCTCCTCCCCTGGCTCCTCGTAACGCCCCTCACTCTGGAATTCGAGGCGGAGGGCCAGATCTACCGCTGCGCTCACGCTTACTACGATCCTGATTACGACGACTCCACCAGGAACAACGTACTCACGGGCATCGGCTACCCATGGTTCAGAAATGACCCGCTCGAGGACCACATCCGCGATGACGCTAAGTATTTCTTCGGGCACTACGGGTACCCCTACTTCAGGAAGAATCTCCGCATCATAGACGCCACAAACTTCGAGGGGGTTGGGGCGTACTACACCGACCGGGACGAGTTTCTCATCTACTACTGAGTCGGTGGACGGACGACTAGGTGGCTAAGGCCTTGACCCAAGGCCCGTTTCCATGATAAGATAGCAGTATCTACTCGGTGGTATATGTCCAAGCTCAATTCCCTCGGTTACGCCGTCCTCTCCGACTCGATGAACTCCAGGGTGTTTGGCGAAGGCATCAAAGCTAAGCGCCCCAAGACCAGAAAGATCTCCGAAGTTAAGGAGGAGATGGAGCGGTTCGGTGTGGACTTTCCTGTCAAGAACCCCTCTAGTTTCTTCATCGATGACTTCAAACTGCCCGAGTTGCGCGACTCCACCATCCACGGGCATTTCGACCGCATCTCCAAGGAGGTGACTTCGGACCGCGTGAGGTTGATGAAGGACTTCGCCTACACCGACATCCCCGATTACCCGGACCGGACAAAGTTCTTCCTAGCGAGCGGGTGGGTTAAGTACCCGTTCGATGGTCCCGCCCGGCGTGTCTCCGGAATCGAAGAGAGGATCGGCGTATTCGACTGCGAGACCTTCGTCAAGGGCAGCGACTTCTCCCACCCGATCCTCGCCACCGCCGTTACCGATAAAGCCTACTACGTCTGGATGCACGAGAGCTTTGTGGATTCCAGAGTGCCGTACGAGCCGAAGCTTGTGCCGCTGGGCCGCAAGGACGGAGTGTTCATCGCTCACAACGTAGCCTACGACCGCCCTCGGACGCAGGAATCCTACGTCCTCGGAAAGACCAACTCGTGGTTTGACACGATGTCCGCCCACATCAACGTTTCCGGCCTCGCCTCGGGCCAACGATGGTGGTATGTTCAGAAGCAGGCAAAGAAGGTGATGTACAAAGCCGATCCGGTATGGGCGGATAAGGGCTCGATGAATAACCTTGTCGACTGCTACAACTTCCACTGCCGGCCGGCCATCCCACTGGAGCACGAGGACAAGGAGATCAGGAATGTGTTCGTGGACTCCTCATCCATGGACGACTTTGTGCCCCTGCGCGACGAGCTTATCGAGTACGCCCTGAAGGACGTAAAGATCACCTTCGAGTTGTACTCGATTGTCGTGCTCAAGTACCTCCAGAATAACCCGTCCCCTACCACCCTGGCCGCTCACTTCGGCATCGCCTCCGCCAAACTTCCCGTCGTCTCCGACTGGGACGAGTGGTTCTCCAACTGCGAGAAGCAGTGGAGGGGGTCCATCGACCGGCAGGAGGAGATCCTGAGTAAGATGGCCGTAGAGGTCTACGAGGCCTGGAATGAGGGCGAACTGACCGACGAGGATATACAGGGGGATCCGTGGCTCTCTCAACTCGACTGGGGCGCCAACTTCAAACTCACCAAGGCTGGAAAACCCAGCTCGAAGTGGTACGGAGTGCCCAAGTGGGTGAGGGGCGTATCTTCCAAGGACTTGGTGGATGGCAAACCCCACATCGAGGGCATCTCCACCAAAAACCGCATCTCCCACCTCCTGCTCCGCCTGAAGTGGGATAATCAGCCGATCGTGTTCCTCAAGGACAAGGGTTGGTGTTTCAAAGACCCGGACAGTGGTAATTACGAGCGGCTCCCGCACACGGACGGTGAGGGGGTGAATGTTGGCGGTGTTCTGACGAAGGACTACGTTGAGGACTTCGAGTCGGGGATGCTAAGTTCCGACCTCGCGCAGGCTCGCGAGCTCATCAAGCTTGCGATCAATGTCGCCTACTGGACGAGTGTCCGCTCGAGGGTGAGGGAGCAGAACGTGGAGGTGGTGAAGACCCCTAGGGGCGAGGAGTTCTCCCTCATCATCCCCGCCACCGTCCCGCACAACACCTCCACCAACAGAGCCGGTGAGAACCTGTGGCTTACCGTCCCCGACCCCAAGTACGACAAGATCGGTAGCGAGATCAAGACCCGTGTCCAGGCGCCTAAGGGCTACGTGTTTGTGGAATCGGACTTTGACGCTCAGGAAGCGGTCGTTGCCTCGATCTTCGCCGACTCCTTCCACAAGATCGCCGGAAGTACTCAGTTCTCCCACTCGATTCTTGCGGGGTCGAAAGACGACGGTACCGACATGCACTCGATGACCGCCAAAGCCATCAGCATTACCAGGGCCATTGCCAAAGGATGTAATTACGGTATGTTGTACGGGTGTGGGGCGAAGACCCTGGCCAATACCATCCGCAAGGGCAATAAGAGCATCCCGATGAAGGAGGCCATGGAGAGGGGACGAAAGCTTATCGAGATCAAGAAGGGCAAGAAAGCCTCCAGGCTCTCCCAGACCCTCATCGGCGGATCCGACTCCTACGCCTACAACGAGATGGCCCGGATCGCTAACATGCCCTGCCCTATCAACCCACTCAGTGGCACCAAGATGTCCACGGCTTTCCGCCCCTCGAGTGTCGGAACCGACTTCTGGACGATGCGTAACAACTGGTGCATCCAGTCCACCGGGAGCGCGATGCTCCACGCCTTCATGACAGCGATGGAGTGGCTCATCGACAAATACGAGCTGGAGGCGGAGTTCTGCATGTCGGTCCACGACAGCATCCTCTACCTCTGCCCGGAAGACCAGGCCGAGAAAGTCGCTACGCTCTTCCAGGTGGCTCATGCTTGGTGTTGGGCCTGGATGCGGTATAATTACGGCATCTACGAGCTTCCGGTGGCCAATGCCTGGCTCTCCTCTATCGAGATTGACAGCGTCTTCAGGAAGTCCGCCGACTCGAGTACCAAGACGGTCTCGCAGCAGAAGGACGAGGAGGACGGTCGGTCTGTCACCATCCAGGACCTAGTTCCTGTATTCAACTCGATGTTTTAGACAAGATCATGAAACCAAGCGAAGTGGGATTTGATGGGGTCAAAGGGTTAACATGGGATGGTCCTCATCGGTCTATTCTTAAGCTGAAGAGGGGCAAAACCATTCCCGACCCACGCAGGGAGGATCTTAAGAACCAGTTGCTATGGTTCTATCCCGACGGCCAAGACCCCAAACTGATCTACTGTAACCAGGACAATCAGTTATTTGAGTTGAACTTTGTTCCCACCGAAGACTGGATTCTATCTTTAGAAACTGAGTAAACCATCTCCATGACACCACAAACATTTGAGGATCTTAACGACCATTTCAGAGCGACCTACGGCTTCTCCCTCTTCCTCAAGGAGGAGCCCACGCTTATGAGCAAAGCCAAAAAACCCACTCGATGGGTCGGGGCCAACTCCCCCGATGTTGTGCTACTTCGCCGAACTGGCTACCCCACCACCAAGTACCCCAAGTCCCATGGTATAATTAGTAATGGGGGACACAGACCTGTATCCCTCTCCACTCTCCTCTCCAATATCAAGGAGGGAAGAGAATTGTTCGTACGGTTACAATAACCCTACCGAACTAGTTTAAAGTAAAATTCAGACGTTTTTCGATCTGGTGCTATCACCACGTATTGCCGGGCGTCTGTCATAGCATCTCTAACTCATCTATAAACAATTGCAGATTGCAAAGATGACCCTGGAATGTTATGTTCCTTATCTCGGAGCTCATGAAGAAAACGATTGTTACCCTGGCCATTGCCGCTCTTTCAGCTTTCCCTCTTTCTGCAAAAGCAGGACAACAATGCGGAGGAGCAAGCTACTACGGTCTAGGGGACGGATACCAGGGAGGAATTACTGCATCTGGTCGGAGATTCGACACCTGGTCGAATCAAGCAGCGCACAAGTGGCTACCTTTTGGAACAGTTGTCACAGTGACTGCTAATGGCCGTAGCACGAAAGCGGTGATCACAGACCGCGGACCATTCGTCCACGGAAGAGTCATCGATTTGTCGGCGAAATCCTTTAGCGCCCTTGGCCCAATCTCCCGCGGTGTACACAACGTGTGTATTAGCTGGAACTGAGAACATAGACAACTGAATAGAAAGTGGCCCCAAGCAAATGCTTGGGCTTTCTAGTATGTCAGACTTCCAGCGTGGATTTGAGCAGGTAGCAGATGGTGTTACTGTCCGTAAGGAATCCCTCGACCACGTTCACGAACCCGTACTGCTTCTCGTCCTCCAGTACGTTCCTGAGAAGCTCCAGGTCGGATCGGTAGCGCACGCACAGCGTCAGCAACCACTCCACAAGCTCTATATTCATACTCCACTCGATATCTGGGACCTGGTTAAATGCCCTCGCGGGGATCTCTACACCCAGTCCGCGGGCCTGCTCAGCGAACGTATCTGTCTGGCCTTCCAGTATCTCGTAGATCTTTCCGAAGAGGAGGTGCATCTGGTAGAAGTCCTTGCCCACCACGTTCCAGTGCGCGAGTTGGGAAGCCCCCTTGAACGCTAGGTGCGAGGCAAAAACCGAGTGGAATAGGGAGTTCATGTAAGTGTGTCGTAAGCTGGATTGAGTTTGATATTGAGATCCTGTCTTGCTGAGGTGCCAGGTTTGGTGTTAGGAACCGTGTCCACACTATTCCTCCACAGCGAGGAGTCTATATTTAACTTAAACCAGGGTGGGTAGGGTTGGGTGCGGTCTCTGTAGCATTTCCACACCTTGCTCAGGGTGCCAGTGACGATTCTGTCCTCGTCGATAACCCTATCGCCATTCTCGTCGAAGGAGAGAGCGGCTCTGGGTGTGAAGACGTAAGTAGCGCTGCCGTCGAAGGCCTCATTGCAGGTGATCTCAAGGTTGTCGGAGATCTCCCTTTCGCATCTGGGGTCCTCGACAACGTACTCCTCTGTGGTGTCGGAGTTGATCACTCTTCTCCAGACGGCCAGGCCGGTGCCCTTCTGATCGGGGGTGAATAGGCACTTTCTCTTGGGTAGGAAGTCCTCTACAGAGATGGGATCGAAGGCCGCGCAGGGCTGACTGTAGAACCTGCCGTCGGGTATGAGAACCTCTATGCTGTAGGTCTGCTCGTAGATGAATTGGGAGGCTTCGGTTACCTGGACGAACCTCTCCGGCCCCAACTCAAACCCCGTCTGGAACTCCAACCCCGGCACCTCCGGCACCCACCCCGTCACGGAGTCGGCTATGAGGTCGAGGATGGGCAGGGAGAAGCTATGCCCCTCCCTCTGGGTCTGTTTCTGCACCAGAGTTATGGTGTAATTTAGCTTTCTGTTCCTGACGGTGGGGATGTAGGCTCCCTTGTTGGGATTGGTGGTGCTTCCGGCCGCCCAACTCACAATAATCATCGCCTGCTCGGCGACTCGGCCGGACTCGTCGATCTCCTCGGCCAGTCTTATCACCACAGCGCTCTGACCTAGGGCGTTATGCACCCTCCTGTGGAGTTGATTCTCTATCTCTAGGAGCATCGGTCAGAATCCCCCGCCGCTGATAAAACTCTGAAGCTCCCAGTTGCCGGTCATGTGGTTGTAGAGAAGAGCGTCCCCCGGCCTCACGTTCCTGGTGAAGCTGACGTCCGCTAGATCCTGGAGCTTTCTCGTGGCCTCCAGTCCCATAATGTACTGACGGAGTTCGGCGGCACTCAACTTATACACCGTGCCATCCGGGAACACCCCGATCCTACCACCCAACCCACCGTAGTTGGATCCGTAGTAGCAGTCATTGCCGGCTCCTTCCAGGAGCATGAAAGCGTTTCCGTCCGCAGGACCGGGGTTAAAGGGGTCGTATCCGTAGGGTTGGTTGCTCATGGTTAGAATGTATTGCCTTCCTGAAGGCCGCTGTAGTTGTCGAAGTTGCCGTCGGCGCTCTCTGTGGAGTTGGTGGCGATGATGGTGTCTCCGCCTTCCGGATCAACGGCGTCCGGAGTGTTTGTGAAGGACGCCAGACCTCTCGTCGTCTCGAGCGCGTCGAATAGCTCGTTGACCTCCAGAGTGGACTCTGGGAGGAGCGACGACACCTGCATGGAACTGTCGGAGAGGTGCTCGGAACTGACCCGGTTGGCGGACATCGCCTCCTTGCGCGGGAAGGGCCACCAGCGGTTATTGCCTCCCTCGCGGAGCACCCACCTGTTGAGAGAAGGCTCGGTGAAGCTCCTGCCTCTTCTGTAGGAGCTCTTGGTCATCGTGCATCCACTACCCCAGTAGCGGTAGGCCTCCTGCCACTTGAGTCCGGTGGATGGGGAGGATTTGGACGCCCAGAGCTCGAGTTGCTCCATCGCCTTCTCCGCGGCGTCTATGACCTGCTGTCTAGGTCTCAGAACGTCGAGGTACCATCTGGCGAGGATCGCCTGCGTGCGACGGTACGAACCCGCGATGAGGATCTTGCCCTGAGGCGGTGCCGTGACAATGTAGTTGTTTATTAGTACGGCGGCGTCATTCAGAGCCACCTGGATCTTATCGCCGTTTATGCTATTTCCGGTAGGATTGTCTATGTTGGAGAGTTCTATGGCCTCCTGGTAGCCAAAAGCCTCCACAAAATAATCCACCGTGGCTGGATTGCAGTTATCGGCTATTCCGAACTTATCCGGATATGGAGAATTTGGCACGATCCAGATCCCATTGCTTCTGTACTAGCCTTAAACTATGGTATGATAGGAACAAAAATCCATGGGAAAAAGCGTCAAGACTCTGATGAACGCGTATCTGACCTCGTTCAGGCTGGCCCTGCTGCGAGATCCCACCTCGGACACCTTCGTGCTGAAGAAGAGCATATCGTACTTGAAAAAAGCCATAGTGGCGATCGGTGGCATCGAGCCCGGGATCCTGGAGACAATGCTCGAGGAGCTGGACGCCTTCCTCTCGTCCGAACACCACCTGGCGCTACAGTTAGAGGTGCTGTTCGTGGATAGCAAGCAGAGTAGCATCTACAACTCCAATATCAGAGCACTCTCGGAGTTTAGGAAGGAACTCGCGGAGTTGGTAGGCACAAAAAAAGGAGGCCCGGAGGCCTCCAAGGAGTCGGAGCCAGATGGCTCAAGCGACGGGGTTCTGGAAGATGAAACCAGCGCCACACTTTCCGTTCTCACCCATGCCGACGAGCTCGAAGCTACGCTCGACAAGGATGTCGCCGGTGAACACTCTGCGCTCGATGTTGAAGCGCTCAGGAGTGGAGATGGGATAACCACTCAGAGTGTAGGTGTAGGCGAAGGCGGGGTTGCCGTAGTTGGCGTCCAGGGCGGGCATGAAGCCGTCGGTGGAGGATGAAGGATGGTAGAAGAGGATCGCGGTGTTGTTGTAGATGTTCTCCAGCGCACCGGTGGCCTGATTCAGCTTCAGTCTGCGAGCCACGCGAAGCTCGTCCAGACCAAAGATCTGGGCCAGAGTCTTCTCGTCGACAAGCACACCGCGCTGCATGAAGTCACGGATTCTCTTGTTACGCTTCAGGGCGTTGAAGGCGTCAGGTGAAAGCACCAGTTTGTTCGGATATACACCGATCTGGCTACGCACCTGCTCCTTGGCGTCGTCCATCAGCACTTCCACGTCAGCGGTAGGGCTGTTGAATTGGTCGGCACCGCCGTTGTAGGTGGCGAGGTTCAGCACGTTGTTGGTCTCGTACTGAGCGGCGTCGGTCACCTGGTCAGCGACTTGAACTTCCCAGGACTGCATCAGACGGTTGGCGGCGTCCTTAGCAGCGAACTGGCGAAGATCGATCTGAGCGGCGCCGTTCTTGGCCTCAGCAGCGACCTCTTCGGCGATCTCCCAGCTGATCGCTTCCTGACGGAGGGCGAACGAGCGAGTTCCGAATTGGTTCTGGATCTTCTGGATGTTGGTTCCGGGAGCGCGGAGGAACGACTGAGCCGCAAAAGCCTCCTTACCGAATACCAGGGTACGTCCAGCGCGAGTATTCATAGATACCGCGGGAGCGAAGAAGGTAGCCACACCCTCAGCGTTCTTGTACCCTTGAGCTAGTTGCGTAAGAATGGGGTCAATTACGCGTACCTGATCAAGATTCATCATAGTTGGTTACTCTCCTTTAGTATCTATCAAGCGCCGGCTTCGTTACCGAGCTTAACGCGGATGTACTGACCAGCGGTTGTGGCAGCAGAAGCGTCAAGAGCACGGCCAAGAACGACACCAGCACCGGCGGTTTTGGTGGCCCTTCCAGCGGTAGTGGCGTAGACAGCGTCATCTACACCGAAAGCGGCAGCGGCCGCGTCCACCTCGACAATGACGATACCAGAGGTAACGACGGTGGCGAGTCCCTGGTAGGGGAATACGCCGGGCTTGTACGGAGTGGTGGAGGGGTTCAGTTGTCCCTCGTAGACCAGAGTCGAACCGTCATCCACCTGGTAGCCATTGGCGTTCAGTTCGCCTTGGCCGTAGATGCGGTAGACATTCACGCCAGCGGCGTAGCCACCAGCGACGGGGTAAGCGCCAGTGCGCTTGATGAAGCGATGTGCGTCGACACCTGATGTGAGAGCGGTGCTGTCGGTGACAGTCACAGTCTCCACATACTGGTGATCGAAGGACATGTAACGTGGGTCATTAGCCATGTTTTGGATCTCCTTAAGAGTTAGATAGAACAGCCTTCAGAGCGATGGTGTACTCGACACCCTTCGCTTCGGAGTACTCCAGAGCTTGCGCGTGAAGGTCCGCTGTGGCGGGATCGTAGACGTACCCATCAGCCGAAGGCGTGACTTGCTTCTTGGCTGGTGGAGCCGAAGCTGGGGTCGCGAATTCCTCGAAGCTGACCATGGAGGGTAGGTTCTCCAGGACACCTTTGAAGAAGTCAAATTGAGAGGCTTTGCCTGTCTCAGAGAAGTTCACCGAGTTCTTGTTATTGAGGGTCTCCATGAACCGGACGAGATCCGTCTTAGAGACGATCTGCTGGGTCAGTTTACCACCATCGTATAGAGTCTCGCAGAAATCAGAGATTTCCTTCTCTCTCATGAGTTTTTTCTGTCTGGCAAGTTCCTCTTCCAATTCGGCTACCCGGGCCTGAAGGTCATTCTGTCCCCGAACTCCCATAGCGGTTTCGCTATGATCCAGAGTTCCTGTAGCCTCTTTTGAAACGGTCTCTTCCGACATGTCTCCCTTCATCATCTCCTTTTTCCTCTTCTCTTCCTCATCCTCCTCGTAGTCCTTGCAGCCTTCACCGTGCTCGGAAACTTCCTCGTCTTCCTCGGTAGCTTCCTCCTCGGAGTAAACCTGCTCTCCCTTGGGTTCGTCAGCGCCTTTCACGTCCTCGGAGGGCGGTTGGCCAGCGTCGGAGGGCTTCTCACCTTTCTTCACAGCTTCTCCCATGTCCTTGCTGTCCTCTTCCTCCTCGTCGTCCTTCTCACTCTCACCACCCTTCTTAGCTTCCATAGCCTTTTTGAGTCCCTCTGGCATCTCGCCATAAGACATTCCCTCACCCTCCATCATGGAGGCAGCATCAGTTTTAAGAGCCAGGGCCTTGATCAGCTCGTCTATCTCGTAATTAGACGCGAGTTGGGCGATCTTCTGATCATCTCCTTGCATATCTCCCGAGATATCCTCGGTTTCCATGCCGGAACCCGTGTCGCCATCAGTAGAAGGCCCGGCGGATCCGTCATCGGTCCCGCCATCGGTAGCATCATCACCGGAATCCATGCCGGCTTCCGCGTCGGGTGCCTCACCATCCTGAGAAGGCATGTCACCGTCAGCGGTGGGGTCGGCATCAGCACCTTCGTCGGCACCATCTTCCAGCCCTAGGCTGTCGGATGCTCCGTCGCCCGGATCCATAGCCGAAGCGTCGTCCTCGGAGTCGGACTCCATACCGTAGTCCATGTCGTACTCCGCAGGAGCACCGGTCTCGGAAATCCTATTGCCGCTATCATCGTACACGTTGGCTTTGGGCTTATCACCACCACCAATGTTGATATTCACGGTCATTCCCCCACCCTCGTTGTGCTCGACAACCGAAGCAACCGAAGTGGGAGTTTCTGGTTTGGTTTTCTTCCTAGCCATAGTTTGATTTTTTCCTAAGTGTTCTTTAAACGAAATAGAAGACTCCCCTTCGGAGGGGGTAATTGTGATCGTTTCTTGTTCGGATAACTCCGAAAAAGCAGTTAGTCCTTTGACTGCCGGAATAGAAACTAAACCAAGATGGCGTAGGGAGAGTTTCCCAGGTGTAGGATTCGTTTCAGCTTCAGGCAGGTAAAATGAGCTACTTACTTTCTTAAACACCCCATCTTTGATGAGTTGTTCGGCTTTAGGGGTAAGCTCCACCTTACCCCAAAGTTCTTGACCTTTCTTCCAGATCTTACGTACCCAACCTAGAGCCGGAGTATCGTCCTGCTGGTCGTGACCGATTATCAGAGGAGCCTCGTGAGTATCGGGGTTGTAAGACCCCACCACCTGATCGAGGTCACTCTCCGTAAAGACTAACTTCTGACCGGTGGAGGAGATCTGGGGACCTGCTCTGAACATCTCTATGAATACAACCTTTTTAGGCTGCTGGGAAGAGAGCGGTTCTTTGTGGTTGAGTGCGTGCTCTTTCATCTATCAGAATACGTTTGTGGAGTTAAGCAGAGAACTGAATCTTGCCTCGTTTCTGGAGAAGCTATCGCTCAGTTGAGCAACTTGACCAGCCGGAGTTCTGACGATGGTCACAAGCAGACGCTCGAGTGTTGGACTTGTAGCCACGTAAACGTCCAATCTCACCGTGCCATTTTCCAGGTCGGTGGTATTGTTATTCGCTGACGAACACACGACCAGGTAGGCTTGCTCGGGTCTCGATCCGAATAGCGCTCCCTGACGGAAGAACTGACCCAGAATCTGAGAGGCGATAGACTTCACTCTCGCGTACACGGTACCCGCTGAGTCGATCTGCTCGAAGAGGATGTCGTCGAAGCTACGACCCATAACATCGATGAGGACGTTAAGGATGGCACGTGTGTTGATGAATCTGAAAAGCGGGTTGGGGGAGAGGGTTCTGGCACCCCAGGCCACGATTCCACGGTTGGGAAGCGAGCGGATAGGGTTGAGTCCCAGGGCGTAGGTCACTTCCTGTTGCTGGGCGGAGATGTCGAACTTGAGTCCGATGGCCCCTCTCAGTGGGTAGCGAGCGCCGGCGGGAGGCTGCTGGAAGCCCTCGTTGGTGTATCTCGAGCAGGCAATGCCCACCATGTAGCTGGAAGGGGCAATGTAGCGATCGTCGAGATTCTTTACGTAGGGAGCGTAGAAGGCCGCGTGGCCGAAAGGCACTCCTACGGCGGCTTTGATGCCGTAGAGTTCGTCCTGGGCCTCGTTGAGAGACATCTCGTCCGCACCGCAGTCGATGTAGGCGATATGCTGGGTACCCACGATACCCTCAGTGGTGCCAAGTTTACCCTCGGCGGCTTTGGTAAGCGTCTGGGTGATCTTGAGACGCTCCTGGCGAGCTTCGTTCTTGCTGGCGAAATCACCCGCCCCTACCTCGTAGGAAAGCACGGTGTAAGCCTCGGGAGCGAATAGGAAGCCAGGTGAGAGGACTCTAGATCCCATGCCCTGCTCGATGGCGTACATGAAGTCGTTGGACTTAGCCGTCACCGTAAGCTTGTAGGACTCGTAGCCAGCGTTCTGGTTAATGGAGTTGAGTTTGACAACATTACCATCCAGCACACCAAATCTATTACGGCCGGGGTAGATCGGGGAGGATACTCCGTTCTTGGAGGTAATCTTCACTCTCAGAACGTAATCGTGAGAGTAGAAACCGTTGGGTATGGACTTGTCCAGGGTGGCTGGGGTACCGGCCGGGATGCCTGTCCCTGTAGGAGTTACGGTAGCCGATGTGTTCGAAGCCACCGAACCAACCACGAATCTGATGCCATTAGCCACGATGGTGTCGCCGATCGCCAACTCTGTGAGGAACTTGGTTCCTACACCTGTGACCACTCCATCTACGCTGATACCCAAGAGGCCGGAGAGAGCGATATCCTCCAGCTCTGGACGGATGTAGGGGGTTCCAGCACCCGAGACCAGTTTGGTGCTTAGTTGGTGGCCGTTATTGGGGGCGTACTCGTCGGTCGATCCGATCTGCGAGCCGGAGTTTACAGCTTCGACGGAGTAGTAGCCATCTAGCTCCTTCTCCTGCAGGATGCTGTTGATCTCGGCGACCAGGTTGGTAGTCAGTTCGTCAGGGGTAGCTCCGTTCACGATGATGGCACGGTTCTCACCGGCGAGCTCGACGTAGAAGACCTGGACGGAATCAGGAAGGTATCCGAGGCGTTCTGTAACTCCTCCGGAGGTAGTCACTGTTCCCGAGGGGACTTCTGTGCCCGCAACCTCGGCGGAGTTCTGGAACAGCGAGAATTCCTGGGATACGGAATTGTACTTCCAGTAGTTGGCGTCAGCGTCTGCCCACCGCACGTACGAGGCGGGAGCGGAGGTGAGGTCCTTCGACACGCCCACAATCTTGCTCGAGGGGATTGCGGATGCGGAGGCGTAGTACTCCTGATTGATCAGGAAGTTCTTGACAATGTCCGACTGATCGGTCGAAACATCATAGGCGAGCTTTCTCACCGTGACGTTAGCGCCGGGGGTACCAGAGAAGTTGATAACCGCTCCACCCAAGGAGCCGGAGAGCTGGATATCGTTACCTGACTTATTAACCACGAAGTACACCGTGCCAAAACCGATGGAACCCAGATCTCCGTCGTCGGTACCCTCCAGTACCACACGGTCGTTATTGGCAAGTCCTGCCGAGGAGTTCAGCGTGATGGTATTGGCCGTGGGATTGAAATTGGCTGGGGTGGCGGTGTACTCCGTAGAACTCTGCAGCACGAAAGCACTCAGAGCGCTACCTGACAGGTGGAGGATGGGTTCGCCGGTGGTGATGTCTCTCGCCACGCAGCGGAAATCCAATTCCTTCACCGAGGTGTAGAACTTGACCACGAACTGGTTGTTGAGGTCGAGTGGAGTAGCGTAGTTCGTATCGCTGAACTGGTAAGCCACGAATCTCTCGACCTCAGGAAGATTTCTGGTGTCCTTTGAGAAGATTCTGAACTTACCGGCAATGGCTTCGGTTGCGTTCTGCTCGATGCGATAGAAGTCGGAGAAATTATCACCGTTGCCAGCGAGGAACGAGTAGATGTCCCTTGAATTATCTACTTGGTCGAGGGCGGTGGTGGTGATAACGCGGATCTCGTCGCCATCAGCATCATTCACTCCGATAGGAGTTCCGAAGTAACGACCGTTGATCTTGAGGGCGAAGGCATTGTACCCAGCACCCGCCGCGGAGGCTCCCAAATCAACCACTGTCTCCGGAGTCGGGGAAACGCGGGTGAAGTAGAGGATGCCATTTACCCCGACGTTGTCGAAGAAGGCTTTAACGGCGTCGTAGGAAGCCAGGGCACCCTTATTAGAGGTCGGTGGTTTGCCCCCGATCTTCTCGACAAAGTCGTCCACCGAGCCTATCTGTGTGGGTTTGTAAGGCTCGAGTACGGAGTACTTGTTGAGAGCATTGCCCTCGTAGTAGTCCTCGGTGGGCGTGCTGCCGAAAAGGTAGCCTACCGCGTGAGTAGCGGTAGGTTGGGGTAGGCCACCTGTCGAGGCTTGTGTTACGAACACGCCGGGCCGATTCAATGTCGCAGCATTGATTCTAATTGGATTGGCCATAGAGATTTGAAGACACTATATCTTTCACTATTATCCTTAAACAAATGGCTGATTTTAACCTGTTTAGTCGGTCGAGTCCACCTTGTAGAGTTGGAAGAGCTCGTTCATCAGCCAGTCGGGGCAGGAGATCGCTCCGCACCTCTTAAACTCCAGTATCTTCATCGACTTCCTCAGGATCTTGTTGAAGTCGTTGGTGGTGACGTACCTCGAGTTTACGCTGACAAACGACTTCAGTTCGGGTACGTCGCTCCTGAGGCATATCGAGCACAGGATAAGGATCAGTTTCAGTCGTTCCGTATCTGTCATGTAGGAGTCTTTATGTTCTCTATTGCCTCCAGGTGGATCTGGGACATCACGGTGAATTTGCTAAGCGGAATCTGCTCCATATCCGAGACTCCAGCAAACGAACCATTCTGCACTCCGTAACACCGTCTCAGCCAGTCAATCTTAGTCATGTAGTTGCAGAGTATGTGCTCCTTGACAATATCAAAAATCTGCATGATGGTTCTCTGGGTCAGGGACCTAAAATCCAGGTCTCTCGTGCAGAGAGTGGAGAGAAGTTCGACAACCTGATCGAAGGAGAGTTCGCTATTCTCCTCCGCGAACATGGAGTCCAGGTACTCCAGATCGGAACCTTTTATGTCCCGGAAGCGGATCTCTCGGGATCTGGAGTCAAACACCGACACGGTGTAGTTGCTGTTCTTTCGCGCCGAGAGCGACACCGTTACTCACCTTCTTCCCCGCTCCCTTCCCCCTTTCCGCCAAGGCCCAGAAGACTGTTGATGGCTCCTCCAAGAGCCTTCAGCTGACGAGCGGTGAGTCTCTTAGCGTCCTTGAGGGACAGTCTTCTCCGGCCCTGCTCAGGAGCGTGGAGGATGCAGATCGTTTGAAGAGTGGCTTCCACATCCGAGATGTTCTTGTTATCCGAGATCTTGGAGATCTCTATAAGATCGCTCGCGGAGGGTTCCCGGAGTGTCAGAAACCTTCCCTCGGAGATCTCTACAATCACGATCTCCGGATCGCCAAAATCAAAGTAGTCGTCCTCCGCCTCAACGGCGGCTCCCGAGGCCGCATCTCGCGCCATCTTGCTTACAGCCATAGTGTTTGTCTGATGTCAAATCCTTTAAACCCCTTTGTTTAAAATTAGTATAGAGGAGGGGGAGGTTGTGGCCGTAGCGAAGAACCCATTCGAGGAGTGGGAGAGGCTCAGGGCCTCCAGCGACTACAGGAGCACCGACACGCAGGCGACATCGCTAGTCCGCCAGCAACTCTCCCAGCCTGAGTACCTCTCAAACTCCAACCGCGTGAATCCCGGCCCCCTGCGTAACTTTCGCGCCGGCCAGGCCGACTCGAAGGATCAGTTGGCGCATAATACGTATAATGAGGAGATGTGGGGTTGGCAGGCATGGGCCGAGGCGAGTAACCAACTCTCCGAATCCACAGTGGCGGACATCCTTCTGGAGCAGAATACTGTTCTAGATCCTAACCAACCCACCAACTACGTTCCTCCGGTGATCATACCACCCGAGCCCGTGGTTCCTGAGTCGCCAGCCAGCGTCCTGACCACACGAACCAACCTAAAATCCGTCCAGTACGACCAGATCGAGCCCCGCGCAACCTGGACCATCACTCACAATCTGGGCTACTATCCTTCCGTAGAACTGTTTAATAATGAGTGGGATGAGATCGACGGGTACGTAAACCACCTGACTAAAAACACCGTCCGGGTGGAGTTTACTCTGCCACTTAGTGGCCATGCTAGGCTAATATAATGAACAGAGAAGTCTACGTAAACATGGATTTTAAGGGTGCTAGTAGGGTTCTCAATCTACCCGCACCCGTGGAGGACTCGGAGCCGGTAACTTTCGGTATGTTGAAAGCTCTAGAGGATAGAGTAGAAATTTTTGACACCTCTACTTCTGTGGATGGGAGCATTCCGGTCTATAACGCTGGACAGGGCAAGTTCGTATCCGACTCTACTAATACCAAACTCACCTTAACCGACGGGGGCAATTTCTAGTTATGGCTAACGTTCTGCGCATCAAGCGCCGGGCCAGTGGTAACACTGGCGCACCGGCCAGCTTAGCCAACGCGGAGTTGGCCTTTAACGAAGTCGATGACATCCTGTACTACGGTAAGGGAACTGGCGGCGCCGGCGGCAGCGCGACCACTGTCGAGGCAATTGGTGGCCTTGGTGCTTTCGTCAATCTGAGTGGCACCCAGACGATCTCAGGCGCCAAGACATTCAGCAGCACTGTTGCACTCGGTAGTAGCGCCACGGCTACTACGCCTGTCACGTCCGACAACAGCACGACAGTTGCCACGACGGCCTACGTAAAAGGACAGGGCTATGGCACCGGCACTGTCAGCAGTGTTGGGCTGAGCCTGCCCAGCTTCATCGCGGTCTCGAACTCACCTGTCACGGGCACTGGCACGCTCACCGGCACCCTGGCTAACCAGACGGCTAACACCGTTTTCGTTGCTCCTGACGGCGCTACCGGTGCTCCCACTTTCCGTGCCCTGCTGGCGGCTGACATCCCGACGCTGACCGCCGCCAAGATCAGCAACTTCGACACCCAGGTGCGCACCAGCCGCCTGGATCAGATGGCGGCGCCCACGGCTTCTGTCAGTCTGAACAACCAGCGGATCCTGGATCTTGCGGCGCCCCAACTGCCTGGCGATGCTGTCAACAAAGCGTATGCCGACTCGATTGCTCAAAGCCTGAACGTCCACGGTGCTGCAGACTTTGCAACCACCGCTTCTGTTTCGTACTCGTACACTTCCGGTGGTACTGCTCTAACTATTAGCGCAATTACCGGCACCGACACCATCACGTTCAGTGCCGATCACGGGCTTAACATTAACTCCCAGGTTCGCACGGGCGACACGGTAACTGGCACCGGACTGGCCGCCAACACCACCTACTTCGTAACTGCCGAGCCTGCGCTTAATCAAGTCAAGGTGTCCGCTACATTTGGCGGCGCTAATGCCACGCTTACCAACGGCACTGGCCTCAGCATCGGCGTCACGGGCGACCCTGGTGTTGGCGCAACGCTTAGCGGCACTCCGAACAGCGTTGACTCTGGCGCAACCCTGACTCTCGGTCAGCGGATTCTTGTTAAAGATCACGCAACCACTGCCTACAACGGCGTTTACACCGTAACGACCGTTGGTACGGGCTCAAACGGTGTCTGGACAAGGGCATCCGACTTCGATAACGGCCCAACGGGTGAGATCACCTCGGGCGACTACGTTTTCGTCGCCGGGGGCAACACAAACGGCAACAACGGCTTTATTCAGACTGCTTCTCCTCCGATTCGGATGGGCAAGTCAGGCGCTGGCTATACGGCGTTTAACGGCGATGCTGTCCTGTTCACCCAGTTCTCGGGTGCCGGCCAGATCACTGCTGGAGCAGGTCTTACCAAGACCGGCAACACCCTCGACGTTGCCTCTAGTGGCGGCGGCTCGCTGACGATCAACCCCGACTCGATCAACCTTACCAGTGGCATTGCCACCGCCGGAACCTACCGCTCGGTCACGGTTGACACCTACGGCCGGGTTACCGCAGGCACCGCTCCGACAACTTTCTCTGGGTACAGTATCTCCGATACATCGGCCAACTTGGCCGCTGCGATCACCGACGAGACGGGCTCTGGCTCTCTGGTGTTCGGTACGTCACCGTCCCTGACCACGCCTTCTCTGAGCGGGGAGACCTTCAGCACAACGGCCAACGTAACGGCGGGGACCAACGCGCAAGGCCAGGGCGCTCTGACCAGCGACCTTAGCGTTATCACCACAGCGGCGGCGAACCCGAGCGGCGTGACTCTGCCCACCGCTACGACCGGCCGGCGCGTGATCGTCGTTAACAAAGGTGCCAACCCGATCAATATATTTCCGGCATCCGGCGCAATTATCGACGCGCTAAGCGCCAACGCCAGCATCCAGCTTGCCGTTAACGGCGTGATGGAGTTCAATGCGGCGTCGACAACTCAATGGTACAGCTCGTTCAACTCGTTCGTCTCCGGGACCGGGGTTAGTTCGTTCTCCGCCGGGACGACCGGCCTGACCCCCAGCACTGCTACGACCGGTGCGGTCACTCTGGCCGGCACGCTCGCTCTGACTAATGGCGGTACGGGTGCGACTGACGCGGCGGGTGCTCGTACAAACCTCGGTCTGGTGATCGGGACGAACGTGCAGGCCTACGACGCCGAGCTGGCCACTCTGGCCGGTATGGCCAGTGGCACGGCCACTTCGCTCGCCGCTCTGACCTCGACTGAGGCCGCGGTAATCGACGGCTCGACCACCGCGACTGCGACCACCCTGCTCCCGGCCGACCGCATGGTTATCAACGACGCGGGGACGATGGTCCAGGTCGCCCTCAGCGACCTCGTCACCTTCCTCGAAGACGGCGCAGCTTCCGGCTTCGATCTGGACGGCGGAACTTTCTAAGACTAAATCGCCCTGTACATACGGGGCTCAACCCTTCTACATAGAAATCAACGGGGAGCCAAATGGCAAATACGATACGAATACGGCGCAGTTCTGTTGCATCAGCAGTTCCGACAACCACGCAGCTCGCTCTGGGCGAACTGGCCATTAACACGAACGATGGAAAACTCTTTCTGAAGAAAGACGTTTCGGGAGTGCAGAGCATTGTTGAGGTCGGAGCAGGTGGTGGTGGTGGTGGCGGTAGTGGCGACGTTGTCGCAGCGAACAACAACGCATTCACCGGTGCCAACACCTTCACGAACACGACGGGCCAGACTTTCCGTCGAGCGGCAACACAGGATGGGATTATAGTTCTGGGTAGGGCCGGAGGGACCGGTTCTTTCGATGTATCGCTAACAACCGCAACCCTATCCGCTGATCAAACTCTGACTCTCCCGAATGTTACCGGAACCGTTGTCACAACCGGTGACACAGGGACCGTCACTGCGACAATGATCGCACCCGGAACTGTGCTCAAGAGTAACTACGGCCAAGTGCTTGCAGTTCAATATGGCGCAGCAATGCCCTAATTTTCACATACACTTACTAAAATGGCAGCAAACACTTCACCAATCTGGACAATGACACCCAAAGTTGGTTGGGTTCAAATTCCATTCAACGTTGCGAACGTAAACACTCAAGCCCCCGGTAACATCGATGGCGCTGCCCCTGCAGCAACGGCCCTGGCTTTCTCTTCAGGAGTGGATGGGTCATACCTGCAAAAAGTTCGTTTTCAGTTCACTTCTACAAATAGTACTACTTCTTCTGTCGCAACTACTCTACAAATTTATATTTCTACCGTCAACATCCCCGGCAACGCTCTAAACGTTATCAACACGACATATCTTACCGGAGTTCAAGCAGCAGCGCAGACTCTTACGGCAACCACAACCGCTCCTTACGTAATTGAAGTTCCGCTCAACTTCGCGATTCCAGCTTCGCGCTATATTTTGGTCTCACAATCTGCGGCTCAACCTAACACCGGAGCGTGGCAGGCAACAGTTATTGGCGGCGACTACTGATGCTTAACGTATTTGACATTCCAAAGCCGCAAAACGGTTTTGTCAGCGTATTCCCAGGTTTTGCAAACGCCAGCACACAGTGGGTGACATGGGAGAAACCAAGCAACATAATTATGGTCAGCATCACCTGCATCGGTGGCGGTGCAGGTGGCGGTAGCGGTTTCCCTGCGGCTACCGGTAACCGTGGCGGTGGTGGCGGTGGTGGCAGTGGCGGTTTTACCTCAGTAGAAATCCCTGCTTCTTTGCTGCCAGACACCTTGTACGTCTCAGCAGGCATTGGCGGTAACGGTGGAGCCTCCTCAACCACTGCTGGCACCCTAGGAGCTAACGGCATTGGATCTTATGTTTCAATTGCTCAATCCACAGCGGCTATTTACACCGTTTGTTTTGCCAACCCAGGTGCTGCAGGTACAACTCCGGCTTCGGCTACGGTTGTCGGTAACGCTGGTGCTGCTGCTGCTGCTGCAGCAGTTGCCAACGCTGCTCTAATTGCAGGATTAGGTACTTTCGTTGCTTACGCTGGACAGCCCGGTTCTGCTGGTGGTGCAGTCGCTAACGGTGCAGGGGGAAACATCACATACCCGGCGACCGGACTACTTCTCTGCGGTGGTTCAGGCGGAGGAGGAGGCGCTACTGGTGTGGGAGGTACCATCAGCGCACCAGGGTCTCAAACCGCTGTCTTGAACCTGTTTACACAGTTGAATGGTGGCGCAGCAGGCGCTACGCCTGGCAACGGCTCTCCAGGCCATAGTCGCCTAACTCCCCTACTTTCTACCGGTGGAACAGGCGGGGGGGCAAACAGTGGTAACGCTCGCGGCGGTACCGGTGGTCAGGGTGCCTTTGGCTCTGGCGGAGGAGGAGGAGGCGCAGGCGGTACTACAGGTGGTGGTGGTGGTGGTGGCAACGGCGGCCCAGGTTTAGTGATAATTCGGTCATGGTAACTACTAATGCTTAACGTATTTAACATTCCACAGCCGCAAAACGGTTTTGTCAGCGTATTCCCAGGTTTTGCAAACGCCAACACGCAATGGGTTGCCTGGGAGAAGCCTGCCGGCATTACTAAGATCCTTATTGTTTGCATCGGCGGCGGTGGCGGTGGTGGTAGTGGTTTTCCTAGCGCAACTACAACTTCTCGTGGTGGAGGTGGTGGCGGTGGCAGTAGCACTCTTACAAGTGTATCAATCCAAGCTTCCTTCCTGCCTGATGTCCTATATGTCTCAGCAGGTATTGGCGGTAACGGTGGTGCCTCCTCAACTACTGTTAGTAACCCCGGAGGCAGCGGTATTGCATCTTATGTTTCAATTGCTCAAAGTAACGCAGCTATTTACAGCGTATGTTCTGCCCTAGGCGGCGGTGGTGGAGGTGCCTCCGCTGGTGCGGGCGCAGGCCCCGCTGGTGTTGCCGCAGCAGCAACAGGAATAACTGCCGTGTTGATGGCGTGGTCAGGAATACTTACTTCGCGCGTCGGCCAAGCAGGCGCAGCGGGTGGTAGCATTAACGACGGAGAGGCCAGGACTTACCTAGCCACAGGGCTTTTGCTTTCTGGTGGTGCTGGTGGCGCTGGTAATTTTCGTAGAGATGGGGGAGCAGTTTCTCCGCCAGCATCACAAACAGGCGTTTTGTCTTTATTTCAAACAAGAACAGGGGGTGTTAGAGGAGATCCTGGCGCAGGTGGTCCTGGATTTGATGGAGTAAGCCGTTCTTTGCCTTTGCTGTCTTGTGGAGGAGCCGGTGGCGGTTCATCTTTTAATGCAACTGATGCTGGCGGCGGCGGCGGCACCGGTGGCTTCGGCTCCGGTGGTGGCGGTGGCGGCGCTGGCGGAACAACGGGCGGCGGTGGTGCGGGCGGTAACGGCGGCCCCGGCCTGGTCCTGATCTACTCCTGGTGAGTAGCCCGGGATTCCAGTGATAGTTAGTTGTCGTACTCAGTGGTTTAAATTGACTATATGGCGAACAACAACCGGCCCAGCTCCTCGCAGATCTCCTCATCGGAACTCGAAAGCCTGAGAAGATGGGCGAGTATGAGTGGTAGGGCCAAGGATCCGTCAAGACTAGCACCGGGCCTGACAGAGGGCCCAGCGTACCCGACGATCCCCACCCCGCCCAATCCCAGCCCCTACAAGCGCTGGGGCTGTTCCTCCTGCAGGAGATCAAGATGACGACCAGAAAGACAAAAGCGGAACTCGAGAAGGAGAAGGAGAGGGAGGAAGTGTACGAACCCGTACTTGTTGTGGAGGTGGAGCCTCAACCGGTGGAGCCTCCTGCGGAGCTCCCCACGGAACCTGTTACTGAACTCCCTGCGGAACCCCCCGCTCCCCTCCCCGAAGTCACCGGCATCTTCCTTGGAGAAGAGGACCGCCGGCTCCTGAAGAAGTTCAACAAGCACATTGTGAATAAATTAGGGCTAACAACCACCAGGTCCTTCAGGGTCTGATAGAATAGAACCGGCCACCTCCGCCCCACCCACAAACTTATGAAACCCGAGCTCGTTAACGCGTACATGGACATCGCGGAAAGATTCGCTCTGGTATCCAAGTGCAATAGGCTAAAAGTGGGCGCCATAATCGTCAAGAACGGAAGCATTCTAGCCCACGGGTGGAACGGCACCCCCACCGGCTACAGAACCAACTGCTGCGAGGACGAGGCCGGCGCTACGTCGCCATTCGTCCTTCACGCCGAGCAGAACGTCCTCGTTAAGATGGCCAAATCCACCGAGTCGATTGACGGCGCGGAACTGTTCTGCACGCACTCCCCGTGCCCGGAATGCTCCAAGCTCCTGGCCCAGAGCGGAGTGAGGAAGGTGTACTACCGGCACAGTTACCGCATCTCCGAAGGGCTGAGGGTACTCACGGACCTCGGCGTCGAAGTGGAGCAGGTCTGATGAGCCTGAACTCGGAGGAAGAGAAGGAGTCCCTAAGACAATCCCTCAAGAACACGGAGAACCTGAACGATACGATACTCTGCCTGGAGCGGGTGCTGGCGCAGAGGACCCCCTTCGCTCTCTACATCGCCACGGCGGACAGAACCGACTGCGCCTGGATATTCGATCCGCAGACCGTGTACCAGATGGTGGGCGGGGAGGATAAGTACGACCGCATCCTCGACTCCCTCTTCCCATCCGAGGAGGAGAAGTCGTGCGGTGTGGTGTTCTTCATATTCAGGAAGGTGGGACCGATCTACTCCATCCGCGTGGATCTGGAGCTCATAGACGGTATAATCAACGACCTATACGATGAACTTTAGGGCCTTGAGAGCCGCGATTATCTCGTTCACTTTGCTCTTCAGCTCGAGGTTCTGATCGGCCATAAACCTGGACCCCGCCGTCACCGTCTTGTTTGTGGGGATCACGGTCATCGCGGTCTGGGGCGTAGTGGTGTTGAAGCTAGTAACAGTGAACTCGACCTCCTCCCCCGTTGTCGTAGTGGCGATGAAGACGTCACCAACATCCAGCTCGGAGTCGAATATCGTGGCGGTTCCCGTAACGTTAGCGCCGGCGATCTGGATAGTGCCGGTGTAGTAGAATAGGTTGAGGGCGGTGCTCAGCTCCGCTATCTGCTTCGGTGACGTTGTTGGGGTCTCCAGCACCTGCACTCTGTTGGCGAGGTTTTGGGTCTCGATCACCGCTCCGTTCACCTTCTCCTCCAGTGATCGTTGCGTCAGGCTCAGGGTCTGCAGCTGATCCTGTCCCTCCGTCAGATTCTTCTGGAAGTTCTGCTCGATGGTCTTAACGTCATCCTCAAGGAGTTGCAGAGTCGTCTCTATATTGGAGATGGACGTTGCCGTGGCCTCCGACAGCGCGGCCTGGGACGAGGCTATGGCCGTCGAGAAGATCTTGAGGTCGCGGATCTTAGCGTAGGTTCTGTCCGCGAACCTCACATTCACAATACCCATCTCTGTGGTCGGGTCGATGGCCTCGGCCAGACTCACCCCGAGCTTCAGGCCACTCTTGGTGCCACTTCCGTCCTCTACGAAGAGGGCTCCCTCGGATGTAAGTCCGTCCTGTGAGAGCACCTCGCCAGTGGTCGAGAGTTCCTGCCTTGCTATGTTAAGCAGGCCACCCGCGTAGTCTTCTATAAATCGGCTTAGTAGATCGGCCATACTCCCCTATCGGTCAGCAACTATAGTAGTCTTTAATCAGAGAATCCTCAAGGCTACTCGTGAAGAAGGCGTACATATGAGGAGGTACTATCGACGCCGGCGGTGGATTGTCCCAGAGCACGAGCCAATTATTACACAGTAGCATCCTGATCTTAGACGCCACGCGCCTATTCGACCAGTCGATCTCCGACCCTCTCATATCAAGCAGGGTCTCGTAGGTTTTTCTGAACATTGCCAGTCGGCTATTCGCCGACGCCGTGTGCACCGGCCTGAAGTCCCTGAGCAGTCTCTCCTGGGCGATGGGGGTAAGAGCGCAGTTTCTCGCCAGGAGCGCCTTAATAGACCGATTGTTGCCCAGGTTTATCACCCCCAGCGCCGGGCAGTTGGAGATATTGAGCACCTCTAGGTTGGGACTGTCGGTGACGAAGACGGCTCTCATGTTGGAGTTGCCCTCCAGGTTGAGGTTTTTAAGCCTCGATCTCGGAACGTTGAAATTAGCGTGGACGAGGCGATTCTTCTGCAGGTTTATGCTAACGATCCGCGGATCCACCACCTCACCCGAACGCGGGTCTATCCAGTGATCCTCCCACGTGAGTATGTCCTGGTTGGTTAGTTTGAGTTCGGCTATGTCTCCGGAGGCGTTCCTCTCACTCCTCTCCACCTCCACAAGGTAGGAGTCGTTCATCTGCTTAAACAGCGAGGCACGATTACCACCGAGAAGAAAATCCTCCCCCTCTTCCTCGAAGGCAACGTAGTTGAAGTGGTTGGGGGTTCGGTGCCCGAAGGGTAGGGTCTTGGAACCCCTCAGGGTCTTGAAGAACGTTTGCATCTTCTGGGTCACTTTAACTTACCTCCGGACAGGGTCTTAGGGCAGAACGCCAGGTAATACTTCCCTTCGTAGGGAGGTGAGAACCTCTTGCATTTCATAACATTCATGCAGATCTGGTAGTGGAATGGGGAGTCGAAGCCCGCGCAGTTGAATTCCGAACCCCTCTCCATCTTGGCTTTTAAGAACTCCACGACTCCGAACTCGGTGTTCCCGTACTCGCTCAACTCAGCCCCGCCCGACTCGTACACGAGGTGGTCGGAGAGTATTGTTGTGAGTAATGGCTCCCCCCTCTCCCCGACCAACGTATCCGGGGGTAGTAGGCTCATGAACGAGGCGGGCTGGTCGAACGCCGACGTGGGAACCATCGTGGTGGTGGGTACGTACTCCGCGAAAGTTCCCAGTGGCCTATCTACCGCCACCTTGGATGGGGGGACTCCGGGGATGTCGGAGTAGGTCTCGGGGAAGAGCGACTTATTAAACCTACCGACGCATCGCTGCTGGGATGAGGAGTACAGATCCTCGCAGTTAGAACCACCGAACCTCCTACACGACGCCACCGGATCGAAGCTCTTGGAGCCGGGAGGGTCGGAACTTGACGTGGAGATGTAGTTGGAACCGAGGGCCTGGGATCTGACGTCCGGCCCTCCGTCCAGGCTGGTGTACACAGGGGGGACGGAGCGGGGCTTTGAAGGCACCCGTTGCACGGGTGTATCCAACTCGTACCTAGTGGCAGGGGAGAAGGGCTTAGCTGTCGCCCCGGCGACTTGTAACTCCACCGTCTCGTCGGGCAATAGCACCGTATTGGCCAGAAGGTTGGCCTCGGAGAACTTGATGAACTTGCAGACAAGGTTGATAGGAAGACCGTCTACCATCTCGGTGCTGAGGGCCTCCGACATCGCGCCGGCGATGGCCGTAGCCTGCTCCGAAGTAACCGAGTTTTTTGCGGGGACGCGATTGGGAAGTCTGGAATTCCCGACTCCAGGCGACTCGGAGATGGGCGCGGTGCTCGCTACGCTAGTCATTCCCGCCATGCTACTCCCCCCGGCCATAGACGACACGAGCTGCGGCAGGGTGCCGTAGGTTTTGTTCTGCGATAGGACGAGTGGCCCCAGTACCTTAGAGAAGTCCGAAGTATACGAGAAGTTGTAATCCAGTTCGGAGCTGAAGATGTTTTTGACGATCGACAGGTACTTGGAAAACTCCTCAAGATTATCCACGATCCTGAGGAGGGCGTTGGTCTTGTTCTCCGTATCCACCTGGAAGTTGTTTACCTGGTAGGAGTTTTTGTAGTTGCTAAGTTTGACTCCAAGACCGGCTAGGCTAGCGTACCTCAGAAAAGAGGTGAACACTCCGCCGGAGAACCCGTCCAGTACGTGACCTAGCTCTGTAGGCGAGGACGGACCGTTGAGCACGGAGAACAGTTCCTTCGGCGTAAGCCCTCTCGCCTTATCGTACAGGGAGTCGATAATGTCCAGGGACCCCACATTACCAAGGTTGTCTCCGATTATCTTAGTCCACTGCTTCAGCGCGATGGGCACCACTGAGTTTGCCTGCTCGTAGGTCATGGTGGGAGTGGCAAACGCGTCGTCTTTGTACACTCCTGTTATCATCTGCTCGACAAGAGGCTGGAGGATCTGCACATCCTGCTTATTTTTTATGATGGTAGACTCGCCATTCTGGTAGATGAAGGATATGGATTCCAGCAGCGTGAGGTTATTTTTTCCAAGTATCTTGTTGAACTTCACAAGCTGTCCCGGATCTACAGCGTAGGTCAAGCCGATAAGTAACCCTATAAGTTTAGGATAGCGATTTATATTGATCGAAGTTAGTCTGGACTTATCCTTCTCCGAAAGCTTCAGTATGTTGAGAAGCGAATCCACCGAACCACTGGTATAGAGGAAGGAGAGGTACGCGTCCACGGCCTCCTGCCCACCAAACTCGTAGACGAGCTGGGCCAACTCGTAGGCTTTGAAGAATGACTTGAGGTCCGACGAGTCGGAGATGGGAGCAAAATTACTCACCAACTGCGAGAAAGACTCCACCTGTAGCAGTTTATCCACCTCCGAATCCCTGAACCCGAGGGATCTCAGGAACTCCACCAGTTTCCTATCACTGGCCTCGTAGGCTTTGAAGGAGATGTTGGGTATGAACTCGGAGGTGGAGATCCCGACCCCTCTCATCACATCCAGTATCTCTCCCACCTTCCCCGAGATGCTCTCTACCCACGTTCCGAAAAACTCCAGGGACTTTCCTGGCAGTACAGGTTTGACAGTCGCGGCGGAGAACCTGGAGTAGTTATCCAGGAGGTACTTGATGGAGCCCGTAAGCCCTCCTCTGATGGAGTCGTAACCGTAGTCTAGAAAGTACATTCCGGGGGGAAACACCCTCTGAAACTCCTCCATCTGAACCCGCACCGAACCCAACCCCTCGTATCCGGGTATGCGGCCCCTCTCGTCCAGCGAATTCACCACCGCTTTTACGGTATCCCCGACGATAAGGCTTCTCCGGTAGATGCTCTCCAGCGAGTAGAGCAGGATGTCCACGCTTGGAGGCTCCGAGTAGGATCCGGCTTCCTCCAGGGAGTCAAATCGGTCCTCTAGACCGTCGTAGAACTGGGAGTAGACGGGGTTGTAGATGAGTTTCCCGCTCGCCTCCACGGTGCCCTCGGGAACCTTCTGGGAGTGCACGAACGACCTCAGGGAGCCGAAAGGATCCAGGAACTTCAGCCCTGGCATCTTATTGGGGCTCGGAGACGCTTTGTAGAGAACGTCGAACCTGCCAAAGGCTGAATCTCCGCCGGAGAGGCTGAAGATCTCCGGAATGCTCCTTCCAAAACAGGATGCGAATAAGTACTCCGAGACTCTGGTGATGTAATCCACGCCTCCCACCGGGGAGCCCTCGTAGGACCCAAAGGAGTCGGATAGGTTCTTAAGGTCTTTTATGGAATCCAGCAGTTGCTTCCCGACGCCCCCGAACGTTGAGGGTAGTAGGTTCTCGTCCACGCTCTGAGTCTTAGAGTACTCAGCTACTTTCGAGTCAGAGATTATCTCGTTGGAGTCGAAGCCGGCCTCGGTGAATTTACCAAAAGCGTCCCGAACGTTGGACTTCAGAACATTTCTAAAGGACTTTGCGTTGTTAAATAGTCTGGAGGAGTACTTTACCCACTCGGTGTTGTCGAAGTAATCGCGACGGGGCGAAGTCACCTCAGGTCGTAGTTTGTACAACTCTCCCTCAAACACCACGAGTGGGGAGTAGGATACTGAAATGCGGTACTGAGACAGACCCAATTGCGTAGCGAACCTATTATACCCCAGAGGAGAGTAGGAGGTGGTGTCGGTCTGCGACGAGAAAACCTCCCAGTACCGCTCTTCAGTGAACAAAGTGTACACCTTGCCACTACTGTTGTTGTACTCGAGTGGGGTCACGGAGTACAGTGCTTCCGAGTACTGGTACTCGGGCTGCGCTCTAAGTATATCAGTGGCTTCCGACGACGAGTAGAACGTAAAATCCCCAGCATTCTCACCTATGAGCGCAAAGTAGGTCTTGAGCGATCCGGCTATGTTGGCGTCGTAGGTGGGTTTGGACCTGAGAAAAGACAGCACCTCCTCAAGGAGGAAGGGCAGGAGATTCTGCACCGTCTCGACGTCAAAGTCCAGGTCGGATAGCACGTTGATCAGCACCGACTTGAGCGGGAAGATGGACACCTGCTCATTCGCCCCCACTCTGTCCAATAGGACGTTGAGGAGCCTCAGTCCGGAACTGAGGAATCTCTGCCTTGAGAGATCCACCTTCAGTTTTCCAAACGCCACCTCGTAGGCCAGAAGACCCTTGGATACTAGGCTTTGAGCGTTTATACGGACACTCTCTAGAAGCTCTGAGGTCATCGACACGACAAATCTGCTAAACTTTAAACTTGAGGTTTAAAGCTATGAGAACGTACAAGAAGTTATGCAGTCCAAAGTCTCGGTGACCCTAATCAAGAGTCGAGCGGTGAACAATTCCTCCGACCTGAATAAGATGGCTGTTCATCTCGAGCAGATACTAGCCGAGAAGGATGGAGTTGAACTGAAGGTCCGCCAGGGACTCACCGACGCTCTCATCAAGACCACCTCGTTTGTGGTGTTCTGTGGCTACGACTGCGCCACGCTATCCGAACTTTTCAAGGTGCTTTCCTTCTCCGAGAGCGCTGACGGTCCGGTTGTCTTCCTCTACGAGGAGCCGGGTCAGTCCGTCTGGGAGAGACTAAACTACATCCTAAGGGATGGCGTGGATCTGCGACGTATGGATCCTAAGATTTTTCACAAGATCGTTGACACGTGGTCCTATCGTGATATAATTGCTACTATAGACGTCGAACTACGTAAGCTTGGAACTGGATCGACTACTGGCTCTGACTCCCCAGCTAAGTGAGGAGCAGTTTCGCCTGCTCCTAGAGCACGATCGCTGGAAGACGGAGGCCACTTTCTCCCACGAGGTAAGACTCGAGGAGTTACGGATCGCCTCCAGACGCGGAGGAGGCGGAGGAGGGGGCTCCAAGGCCCCTGAGTCCGGTGCGGGGGGTCCTTCTATGGAGGACCGCAGATTCAACGAGCTGACCTCGTACGGGGCCTGCGGGGACAAGCACATCGGCCTGATCTCCAAGACCAAGGTGTGGGAGGGAGCTAGCGACCGCTCCTCTAAGCTCTTCGAGCAGTGGTACTCCCACCTCCAGGAGAAGGACGTGGTTCCTCTTAAGGACCTGAAGGAGGGAAGGATCAAGACTCTACTCCTGGCATTCCTCTGGGCTAGCGGATGCGCCCATCGCATCGCCAAGTGGCCCGAGGCACAGGACTCCCACCTCGTCGAGACACTGCGCAAGGATCTCAGGGACAGGTTCTCCAAGTTCTCTAAGCACTCCATCACCGCGGCCTACGAATCGCTCAAGGTCTTCTGGAAGGAGATCAACGACTACGAATCGTGCCCCTTCAACTCCAGCCTCATCTCCGATGTTCTGGACGAGTCCTACCAGTACGTCTCGCAAAAGGCCGAGGAGGAGTCTAAAGTTGATGTGAAGAACTCGCCTCTTTTTTCCGAGTTTGAGAGAAACTTCCCGTACGTCTCCCTAGACGTTCTGGAGAAGTACTACCTGAAAAACAGATTCAACTTTGTGGCGGCTGGAGTCTGCTCCCTACGCAAGACCTTCACAACCGTGCGCCCTCAGGAACTGGAGCACAAATTCTCCGAGAGTGAGTGGCCTAAGAAGTGGCACATCTACCTTAGCTCATACGAACCAAAATGGCAAGCACAGCTCGAGAAGATACAGCAAGAGACCCGGGAAGCCCAGAGGGAGTGGAAAGAGGGGTAAATATCCTCACGAACTCCCAGCCGGTCATCGTAGACGGGGCGGACGAGTACATCGAGAAGTACGAGAAAGGCGAGATATCCGTCGACGAACTGTACGACTTCATCCTGAACGCGGAGGTTGTCTACGTAGATCGTTCTAAACATTCGGAGTTTAAAGAATCAGATAAGAACCAGACAGAGTAGGGACGTGCATGACTGAGAATCGTCAGGCGGCGAAGCAGATTAAAACTGGCTACTACGACCGATACTTCAGTCTAGGCATAGCTCAGGGCAGCTTAGCGGGTTACAAGGCCGATCCTTACGCTTTCACAGCGGCCCCCTACCTCAACTCGGGTACTATCCTCCCGCGTCGCGACGACATCCTCATCGAGGAGGGTGGTGGCGGCCCGCGAGCGATCGAGAAGTACATGCGACTGTTCAATGACAGTCACATCATCGCCGCCTGGGAAAAGATCATCGGGGAGATCGTCCAGCGCAAGTGGGAGATCGATCCCGCCAGCCCCTCCGATCGCGACGAGGAGGTCGCTGAGTTCGTCCGTCAGGTGCTGAAGCGCATGGGCACGAATACTCGGCAGGCCTACGGCAAGGAGATGCTGGTAACGTCCAACTCCGCGTTCGATACGTTTATCCGCGGGATGTGCGAGTCGATGATCCTCGGCATCTCGATAGGAGAGATCTGCTGGATGAGGCAGGGCAATTACATCGTCCCGTCGGAGATCAAGATACGCGACCCACGCAGGTTCCAGTTTGTCCTGAACGAGGACGGGACTATGTCCCCGCGCCTGATGACGGTGGATTCGCCGGTGGAGGGCATACCACTGCCCCTGCGTTCGATGGTCATACACAGGCACTGGTCCTATAGCAACTTCATGGACCCGTACGGCACGGGTCTGGGGCGTCAGCTCTACAGCCTTGTTGAGTTCAGACGTACGCTGATGTCGTTCTGGCTCCAGTACGCGGATAAGCACACCACCCCCACAGCGGTGGGCAAATTCTCCCTGGGCACTCCCGACGAGGAGGTGGCATCACTATTCACGGCGCTTCAGCGCCTGGGTCAGGAGACCGCGATCGTGATCCCCGACGAGATGGAGGTGGATTGGTTGGAGAGCCAGGGTCGCTCGGAGGTGTACGAGAAGCTCATCGAGTACGTCGATCAGCAGATATCCTTTGTCCTCAACGGCGAGAATACGGTGGGGCAGGAGACCGGTAATGTGGGTTCGTACGCCCGGGACCAGGTATCCGACTCGTTGAGGATGCGTAAAGCAAAAACCTTCTCAGAGGAATTAGATGAGACAATTAACGCCACGCTTATACGTTGGATTGTTGAGCTTAACTATCCGGGTGTCTCCGTTCCTAGACTTCGTAGAAACTTTGATGATCTAGAGCAGCGCGAGGATCCCGTCAAGATCGTCCAGATGCTGACGCAGCTCCAGGCCGTGGGTTACGAGGTCAAGGACCTTGACTGGATGAGGGACAAGCTGGAGATCCCGTCCCTGGGCAAAGTCGACCAGGCCGCGATGATGGGCATGGGCGGTGCCCCACCGGCCGCGGGCGCAGCGCCCATGTCCGAACCGAAGACCCCGGAGCAGATGAACGATTCAGCGAACGGAGCCATGGGGGCGTTCGGAGCCGACCAGTCGGACATGCTCAGCCTCTTCGACTTCTCCGAGGGAGACTACGATGAGGACGGGGATACGTCCGACAAGACCAAGAAGGATAAGATCGCCAAGCTCATAGCGTCCAAGTTCGACGGAGCTCTGGACGATGTCGGGTTCCAGCGTATCGTCTCGGATAGCGGGGATTCGGAGGCTTCCGCGTCCAGGATCCACATCGACGAGTACACCTCGCCAGGCGAGATCGCCCACGGTTCCAGAAGGCTCGTCGAGGAAGTCAAGAAGGTGCCGTACCTGCGACCCGACCAGTCCATAGCGCTCAGCGCCCTGAGCATGGAACTGCACAGCGTGGAGAACCAGATCAGAGTGGATGATATAGACGTACTCGAGACCACAAAACTTCTCGACCTCTACCAGAGAATCTACAGACTCAACCGTTCTGTGGTGCATAAGGAGTGCGTGGTGATCGACTGCAGGAAGGCGGGTTACTGGAAGTACTTTGCGCCATACCTGATGTGATTCAGGGGGGTGGGCTTAGTTTAAATATCGATAGATACCTGTGTAAGTTTATCCCGCCATGCTATCATACAAGCCGGTAACACAGTCGCAGTTCTGGATCCAGGCTTCTCCCTTCCAGCACTACTTCACTAACTTCAGCGGAATTCGCGACACCGCTGGCACCTCTCAGTACGCGGACGGGGTTCGTGGTCGCATCTTCAACCTCAAGGGACCCCGCACCCTGACAGAAGTGACCGTCTCGGTGCCTTTTGACCCCGAGCAGCACGCCGACGTTGTGGACTTCTGGAAGGCCTACGGTTGCGAGTTTGTGACCCTGACCATCACTCCCGTGTCCTGTGGTGAGGACCCGCAGCCCATCGGCCAGCGCACCATCACCATCCCCGACGCGCAGATGACAAGCCTGAACTTCGGCGCAGCCGACCGCGCTTCCTCCAACGTCTCTACTCTCGAACTAACGTTCGTGATGGATACATTTACCTACAATTGATCGCTAGTTGTAAGGATAAATATGTCCCTCTCCAACCTCTATTTCAGAGGATGCTTCGAGCGGCTCTCTGAGGATCAGAAAACCGCCGTCGAGGAGGCCGGTGGGGAGGGCACCGTTGTGGACGCGGGTTGTTCCAGGGAGGTCAATACCTGCGGGATGAGCATCGACGACCTCCTGAACGACTACTCCTTCTACAGCTCGCAGAAGGGGCTTTATAAGTCCTGGGGTGACATAGAATTCCCCTGGCAGATCAGCGAACTAACTCCGAACCTCCTGTTCTCGGAGACAAACGATAAATGGGGCGTGGCCACCTACAGGGCCGTAGTGGCCTACGCTGAGGGGAGTAGGGTGCTCCTCGTCGAGGAGGACGGGCACAGGATCAGTCTCTACGAGGCCAACGAGGACATCGAGGCCGGGAGCAGAGCTTTCGACCGCTCGAAGTGGACCCGGATCTGCTACATAGACACAACGATCCCGGCGGGCATCCCTACCATCGAGGAGCTGAGGGAGAGGTACAAGCGCTACAGCCTCAAGCTCATGGACCAGGAGTGGGGGAGTTACGCCGCTGAGTGGGACTCAGGACTCTTCCAGCAGAGCCTCAGCGTATGCTACTCTCCAGAGCTGACAACCACGGAGCTGGAGAAGTGCCTCAGGGACAACTCGTCCGATAAGTGGAAAGAGGCCCGGGTGAGAAGACAGTTCTTCTACCGCGAGGGGGACGAGGTCCTGGTGGACGGGGAGTGTGGCGATGCGGTCTGCTTGTACATAGCCAAGCAGGACATCCCCGCCACCCAGGAAACCCTGGAATCCAATTCCAACTTCGACCACAACGACCCGGCCTGGCAACGCGTATACTGCGTACCCACCGGAGTGAATAGATGCCTGGAGTACCAGAGGGAGAAGGATCCGGCGCTAGGCTACGATGTTGTACAGATCGGCTCGAAGGGGCACTTTGTCGAGGTCCCGGCACCCTACAGACTGAAGCCTCCAACGCCCTCGCTGGACGAGAGAGCGGAACTCGAACCTCCCCCGCGTGTTCTCACTCAAGCCGAGATCAACGCCCTCCCGCAACCCCCCACGGAGTAACCTATGCCAAACTCATGCAATGACAGTGGGGTGAGCAGGATCCTTCCCACGTCCTCCCAGGCGCTAAACCAGAACCCCTTCCAGCAACCGTTCCAGTTGAACCCTAACGTGTACCGGGGGTCGGTGTCGGGGGTCGTTGGTCGCGGAGTACAGTTTTCAGGATTTCTACACCAAGTCAGAGATACTGACCCTGCTGAGTGTTAAGGCGGACAAGAATACAGTATACACACGGAACGAGATCGATGACCTACTCGATAGTATAAATCTGAGCCTTGAAGGCTTCGTACTTAGAGTACCGAGCGTAGCAAAACCCAATATCATAAACCCGGGCACCAACGACACCGTTGCTCTTACGCTGCGTGGCTCGAGTGCTGACCGCTACGTTTGGTCAGGGCCAGATAGTTAACGGAGACGGCAGCCCAGGCCTGGTTCTTGTTGGCGTGGCCACCTCGTACAGCTTTACGGGAACGGGCACTTCGAATGTTCCGGGAGGATGGAACAGGACGTGGTCAGAAAATAGAGATATTGAGTATTCAGGCGATGGAACAAATTGGACCTATGCGTTTACGACTCCGGGAATCCACGGAAGTCAGGCCTTTCCCAATGTTTTTCCGGCCGATGGTATTTATACTTACCCCGTAGATTTCACCGCCCGTTACATCAGGTTCTCAAAAGGAGCAGTCGGTGGGAACTACGTGCTGATCTCGGAGTTTTACGCTCTGGCGCCAGGACAGACATATAACCCAAGTCCAGGTTAAGGTACTAGTGTACGTCAACCCAACCACTACCCTATGGACCCCCAGGAACTAAAAGACAACTTCTCCTCCCAGCTGGACAAGGCCCGCTCGGAACTCGACCGGCTTCGCAAAGCCGTGGCGCAACGCGAGGCCCACGTACTGAAGCTTGAGGGCGCCGTCGAGGCGATGGATTTCCAACTCTCTTCACTCCCCCAGCCGGTGAGCGAGCACGTGAACTAGTAGCTCTCAGACCTTGACCCTGAGCTCGCACTCGTGGAGCTTGGGGTTTCTGTACCCCCCAGCGTGCCAGATCCGCTTCACCACGAACCCAGTATCGTAGTAGGCGTCGAAGACATCTACCATCCTCCCCCGCGCTAGATCAACGTACCCCCTCCCGTCATCCTCGTAGGAGATGGCGTAGACGTCGTTGGTCAGGTACTTCTTATCAAGAGAGGGAAGATCGACGTGTTCCGCTACTACTCTGATCTTAGAGCCTGGAGGCTTTTCTCGCATCTCTCGCTAACCTCAACGACTCTGCTGATAAACCTTTCAACCATTTTCGGGTCGGTTAGGATCTTCTCGGTGGGGGCTCCGTCTACCAGAAATACGCTAAGATCCAGCATGGTGGGAAGGTCGAAGAGCGCACTGCTCCTATCCGGCCACCCACCTCTGATGTAGTCGAGGAAGAGGTCCCGGACCTCCTTGAGCAGGAACCTCCCTCCCACGAGCTGCCACATCCCTCCGTCCCAGCAGAGTATGTCGCCGGAGGCGAGGACGACGGCATCCCCGACCTCCTTCGACTCTGGGAACTGGGTGTTGCCCGCGCGCAGTCTCGTGATCACCATGGTGGTATCAGACTCCCGCCATCGCGGGGATCTCCTCTGGGCGGTGAGGAGGTGCCGGGTGGGTCGGTGGGGTGAGGGGTGGCAGGTCGTGGGGAGGAAGTGGGGGTTGGGGAATCTCCGTTCCGCCACAGACCTCGTCGAGGGCCTGCTCCAGCTCCTCGATCATCTTCTGGACGAGGTACCGATTCCCCGAGGCTTTGGAGTCGGCGTAAGCTTCGATCAGTTGGGCGAGTTCTGCTTTGGTCATCCTTATCAAGTCGTTTAAAGTTCTCATAGCTCTATAAACTAAAAATCCGGAGTTTACCGCCCCATGGCCTCGAACATCAAAGACTTCGAGATATCAAAAACGTTCGCGAACGTTATAGTCTCGAACATCAACGCCCAACCGGACACCGACGGTATTCCATTCGATCTCAGTACGACTACGAGACGGTCACAGGGGCAACTTCAGGATGGCCTGGGGAACTCCGCCCCCCTGTTTCTCTCGGCGTCATCGGTGGAATGCTCGGCCGTTCCCCAGACCCTCGCGTCCATCGTGAGAAAGCAGGAGGTGCTTGAGGGCATCACCTACTTCCAGACAGCTTCCCTAATCTTCGGCTGACCATGACCTATCCCGTTAATAATTTCTACTCCTCCACCTACTCCGGCATCTCGGCGAATGGAGGCTCACCCACGACAGTTTTCGATAGTACCCTCATCCCGGCCGATGGCTACGCCATGATACTGTCGGTGATGGTGGCCAACAAGTCCTCGACGACAAGAGGGCTCAATATGACGCTCCAGAAGTCGGGCAGCGCAACCGCGGCCTACATGCTCTACGACGTAGCCATCCCCTCCCAGGTATCTTTCGAGGTCATCGATGGTAACAAGTTCGTGCTGAAGAGAGGCGACTCGCTCAAGGCGTGGATGGACAGTGCCGGTGGAGCTAACTCCGCGGACATGGTAGTCTCCTACGTTATCTACACCCCGGCCGTTGTCGGCTCCCCCACCCTCTGAGGATAGAAAATGAGATACATCGGTCGTACACAGACATCGACTCTCATTCAGGTAGACCCTGACAGGAACTCCTACGTCAACGTGAAGTCCTTCGGAGCCGCTGGCCTGGATAAGTACTTCGAGGGCAGGGTGAGAGGGCTTAACGGATTCGGGTCCGTGATCAGCATCGGCGAGATCCCCGACTACACACAGTACGAGAAGGACTACTTCCAGGTCGGTCAGGAACTCTACGCTTTCTTCTACCTGGATACATCCAATCCGTCGGTGAGCGAGTACGACGGAATCCTCACCAACATCGGAGCCCCGGAGGGAGTGGGAGCGGTCGTCCAGTCCGGCACCTCCACCAGCAAGACTCTTCAGTACTACGTCTACGCCTTCAACGTAGTCACGGGCAAGTTCTCCCCGTACGCTAAGACGCTCACGCTCTCCGACGTCTTCAAGGACCCGCAGACACAGTTCGACGAGAACAACTACGTCCGCTTCTCCCTGAACAGACTCACGTCGGAGTGGGTGCCCGTCATCTACAGGCAGTGGGGGCCAGGGCAGATCCAGTTCCTCGGGATCCCCAGCAACAACATCCTCGGCGGTAACACCTCCATCACCTTTAACGACCGCGGGTCCCTGCAGATCCCGTCGTGGGACGAGGCCCGTATGCTCGGAGGCGAGTTCAGCCCCGAACTCTTCGATGGCATCATCTCCGTGTCCGCTGGGTCGATATCCGCGAAGACGATCATCGTCAAGCGCAGACTCAAGATCCTCAGCAAGAGCATCTCAGGAACCCTGGAGTGCTCCGACGCCGCCTCCGAGTCCGGGGTTTTTACCGGCCTGGACAACCTCTCCATCCGCGTCAAGTTCAGATTCGACGACACCAAGCCCCTCCAGGAGGCACTAGACTACGCTGCCGTCAACAACATCAAGGACGTATTCGTCCCGACCGGCACCTACTCGGTGCGCAACGTTGCCCTGTACGGATCCGAGATCCCGGCCAGCCAGTATAGTGGGGTGACGCTCAGAGGCTCCGGGGACTCCTCGGTGCTCAAGCGCATGCCCACACACATCAACCCGCCCGGTCAGTTCGGATTTATCGGCATGCTCGGCTCCGGCGTAACCAACCGTGTAAGCGGTGTGACCGTTCGCGAACTGGCATTCGACGGGAACAAGACGGAGACCTTCCCCATCAACCTCCCTGAGAACGACACCTACGGAGTCGGTGACAAGTACCACGACGCCCTCGCCCTCGAGTACGCCGACGGCGTCCGCGTTTCTAACTGCTCGTTCTACAACGGAACCGGTGCCGCTCTCTACTCCCTCGATTCGGACAAGATCAACTTCACCGGTAATAGAGTATTCGAGCTCTCCAAACCCTTCGAGATGAACATCTCGCCTCTCAAGATCCGCGAGTCGAGCCGCATCATCGCCCAGGGCAACCTCTTCCAGAACTGCTCCGGCGCCGTGGATTTTACCGGCATCGACGCTTCCCTCATCAACAGCAACATTGTCGACAACTGCGGGGAGACAGGGATCAGGCTCAACGCGTCCGACACCTGGAGCGCTGAGGGCAACCTCACCTTCAACGAGAACGGGTCCGTGATCCGTAACATCGACCTGTACCAGAACGAGTACAGTCGGGTGAGTCTGGATGTGAAGAGAGACGTGGTCATGACCCCGACCTACTTCACGGTGACCGACAGTGGGTTCCCTGTCTCCGTCACCCCGGGCTCGATCGTGGCCAGAGTGTACCCGCTCAACTCGAGTTACCAGTACAATACGTCGGCGCCGGCCACCTACCTCCAGGTGGTGGAGAGCAGGCCACAGCTCGAGGCGGGCATATTCGCCCTCACAGCACCGGTCTCTTCGATGACGGGAGTTGGCGGATCGAACCAGGGCCGCTCGATCCGTGGTACTAATGGTTACGACCTGCTCAAACCCGACGGTTCGGGTTCGGCCAATTACGGCTACGGGTACAGGATCACGGCAACCGCCGCTCTGGGAAGATACGCCATCGACCGTATCGCCTACGCCTCCCCGACAACCGTTAAGATCTACTTCCGCAGCTCCTCCGACATCCTCTCACTGCTGTTCTTCGCTGCGGGCAATCCGTCAAACGACTTTATCAAGACGACAGGCATCGGAGTCACCGGAGCCGAACTGTCCAACTGGCCCGACTCCACCACCATCAGCATCATCGAGGTGGACACGAGCAACGCCGCCGTCGTGATCTCAACGCCATCCACCGTGGCCTCCAAGTTCACGGCCTCGACGGACGTCTACAGCACCCCGACGGGGTACCTAGGCCTGATCAAGAACAACTACTTCATCGCCGACGGAAATATCTACGTTTCCGAGTGATGAGATCCTGACACGGCGACTGGCCGGGGCGGAGCTTTCCCCTCCTCCCTGGCTTTTTTCGCTGTTCGGCCCTGTGATGTTTAAAGTAGATACATACAGAGCATGCGTTTACAATGGCATCAAAAGTCAGCGTTGGAAAGACCTCACCGGTACCTCTAGGCCAACAACCGGCCGCTAACTCTCTCCCAGTGGTATTTGCCGAGGATCAGGCACCTATACCCGTAGAGGAGCAGAATAAGATCCAGTCGGAAGTGGCGCTGAGCCTGCTGGGTATCCCTAGAGCCGAGGTGGCGCTGGGTATCTTCGCTGACGTTAACACCTACGACGTCAACCCGTCCGAGTGGGCTCAGTTCCCGCCCGAGAACACTCCCGATCCTAGCGGCGAGGGCATCGACTACGGTGTGGAGCACATCCCTGAGGAAGCCGGGGCGAGACTCGTGGCTCCGGACGTCAAGACCACCGTACTGACCTCCAAGCGCTTCTTCCGCTACCAGCCTGGACGCGTCTCCGCCTCCACAATGGGTGTGAAGATGAACATCACTCGCGACCCAGAGGAGCAGACCTCCGCCCTCCAGGCCAAGATGAAGGGAGCTCCATCGCTGAAGAAGTGGGGCATCTTCGACAAATTCGACGGCTACTACTTCGAGACGGCTAACGCCGGAAAGGGCAACGACTTCCGCTGCGTTCGTCGGACGCAGGCCATCATCCCCTCCGAGCCCTCCGGCTACGCCGGGGCTCTGAGCTGGTTCCAGAACAGCGACGACACCGACTTCACTCCAGCGACCAACTTCGGCGTGGCGGGACTCGACCCGGTTATCGTGAGAGACGGCCTAGTCTACACCGCCGCTGCGATCTACGACCCCTCCCTCGTCTACGCTCCCGAGAGCGTTGCCGCTATTGATGCGTCAGGAGACCCCTCCGGAGCTCTGAAGAACTACCAGTCCGACTCCGGTTACGCCGTTCGCCTCGCGACTTTCAACGGAACAGTCTGGTCGGAGGTTATGGCCGATCGTAAATTCCAGTTCCCATTCGACCAGAAAAAGAGCGGCCCGGTCTATACCCCCGGTCAGACTCACTCAGACACTCTTTCTAACGGTTATATTCGCCTTGACGCTCACTGTAATTTCTACCAGATTATCTCCAACTTAAACCGTAAAGCTTCGTATACCACGTTCCCTTCGGACAAAACATCTCTGGAGGCTTCGGAGTGGGGCATCGCCGGATCATCGATCAGTTCCTACAACTCCACGATCATCGCCAATACCTGGGACACCGCTCCCTCCACCTCCAATAGTGAGAAGAAGGTGTGGCACCTGATGGTGAATACCCAGGGTGTTGATGCCGGCTATCGTATCTCCGACGCCCAGCACTCGGCCTCCCCCAGCCTCCCAGCAAACGTTAAAGCCCGCACAGTCACCAACGGCAACGTAACCCTCAAGGAGTGGTTCAACCTGTGCGTTCCCAAGCCCTACCGCATGGTATACGAGTGGAGACCTGTGAGAGCGATGTTCTCCGGCGACAAACTCGATGGCGCTGAGTCGGTGTTACGCTGGAGTGACGTAAACACCGCCGCTGAGGACACCACAGTAGGAGGCGGTTCCGTTATCAACCTTCCTGGAGAGCCTATTAAAGACGCAAACGCTGAAGTTATAAAAGTACAGTCGGCCTACAACATCGATTTCACAAAGGTAACAATGTGGAAGATCGAGTTCTCGTGGTACGGCGCTGTTGGCGCCATCTTCCTCTGCTACGTGCCCGTTGGCAACAACGAGGCGAGGTGGGTGAGAGTCCATCACATCCGAGCCTCCAACCAGCACTCGGTCGCTTCTCTGGGTAATGCCACCCTCCCCATCACCTACCTCATCCACGGGGGTCCGGAGAGCGGACTCGAGTCGACGGACATCGGCAACACCCTGGTCAAGTACGGTGCTTCCTACTACATTGACGGAGGGGATAAAGGTACCGTCCGCCTGCTCTCAAAGGCCTCCGATTTCCAGCGTGAGGTGCCCAAGGGCTTCTACGACTTCACCGCTACTAACTGGACGAGGACATCAGCCTCCGAGCTAACCTACTCCGCCGTAACCCATCCCAACGTGGCCGGTGGAGTGGCTGTTGGTCTGATGGGAGCGTACCTGGCATCCGACTCCACCGCCAAGGTCAAGTGGGTGACGCAGAGTGGTAATGACATTACCCTCCACTTCACCAACTCCGCGCTTCCGGCGACCAACGCCACAGGCGTAAGACTCGTCACCCCCAGGACCCAGCGCTCCCTCCTAACAGTCCGCGCCAAGGACTTCATCTACAACAGAGATGGTAAACCCGTCCGCAACCGCCTCCAGATCTACCCCATCAAGTACGGAGCGGGCGTGACCGGGGGGACTTCAGGTGAACTTCTCACCCTGAGAGCCTTTAAGAACCCACTCTTCATCGTAACTAATACCTCGACATCTCTTGGTACCTCGGTGGCTTACACCGGAGCGGGTATCGTCCGTGATCCTGTAACCACCTCCAACAACTACGTCAATACTAAGAACTCGACTCTGCCCGTGCAAGTGGGCTTCGCCTCCCCTCCGACTATCGGAGTAGGAAAGTACCGTTACGGTTACTTCCTGGGCACCACGTCCCAGTCCACGGCTTCCACCGGCTGGACCATCGGATCCACCTCGCCCGCGGCTTACACCCCCATCCTCGGAAAACTATTCCAGACCTCAGCCGGGTACTTCTTCGAGAAGTTCTTCTCCTATCCTGAGGACATCTACATCGTCGGACTCTTCATCCCAGAGCGGCACCTCACTCTTAGCTCTGCCGGAGTGCTCTCGGAGGCCGTGCTCTCCGCCGGCGGAGGTATTCTCGGATCGACCGCCTCCACCGACCAGACTAAGTGGAATCGCCTTGAGGCCGATGGTCTGGCAACCTGGGAGGACATCACCCGTCTCTCAGGTGTGCAGATCGCCCAGGACCTGGACCTTACCCCCATCTCCGATACCGGCAACGAGATCCTCTCCTACTACGCGAACGCCGGGGGTTACCAATTCGACCTCCAGGATTACTTCGCCTACAATAAGGAGTATCTGTCCTTCCCTCTCACCGACGAGGTGGACATCATCACCCTCCAGGGCCACTACGATATATCGGTCCAGGCGTTAGGCTCAACCACTCCCGCCACCTCACCGTTCAAAGTCAATAACGCCCTGACCTGGGAGGAGCAGTGATTCCTCATGGCTCAGTATAGCATTAGAGCCCAGAAGACGGGCGTTAGGACCTACGAGAAGGAGCTTCAGATGATCAGCTATCAGGGAAGCTCGCTCTTCTCCGAGGAAGGCAACACCCTGATCTCTAAGAAAGACGTTTACTACCCACCCGACTACCTCTCAAAGGGGTCGGTGGCCGTGAACATGGACCCCAAATCCTACAAGAAGAATGGGTTGTCAACACGGAACATCTACAGCAAGGGCCGGCCAGCGGCCCTTCCGATTAAGGAGCGTTTCGCCGAGCAGAGCGCCGTCTCCAGGTCGCTCCTCGGTATAGATAGAGCGGAGACCCAGCAGGGGATCTTCGACGATGTTAGTACGTACGGTCTGGATAGAAAGGACTGGGTGGTGTACGCAGGCTGGGCGGAGCAGCGGGTCCAGAATGAGGACTGGGACAGTAAGAACTCTCCGGCCGGACCGCATATCCCAGTGAGGGACCGGGACTACTCCGAGGGTTCGTCCATCGTCATTGACTCCTACCCCGTACCCTACACCGACCCCAGCAACCCGCCCGTCTATAACAAAATCAAGGGCATCACCGACAATCCTGGGCCTGGGTGGGGGCGCTACATCCAGTCCCTCGTGGCTATGTACATCATCGAGTACATGGTCAATAACTTTACGCCTGAGCAGAGAAACGCCTTCCGTCTCAACTTCATCGAGAGAAAGTACCCCAAGACCTCCGACGGGAAATTCAATCGCCTCTACTGGGATCAGATCTGGCTGGATATTAACCAGGGTCGTTTTGAGTCCTCGGGTAATATCCCCATCATCCCGCGCGGCACCATGTTCAACTTCGCCCCGGATGCCGGCGAGGACACCATAGACCTCACGGCTCTGTTCGGAGCCGACCTGCCCGCCGAGGAAGCCAACGTATCCGTAAACTTCAACAAGTTCTTCTTCGCCTCCACCCGTTACACCTGGCGCGAGCCGAACCAGGGCCACTACGTTATCGCGACAAACAGTAACCCGGAACTGTGGGACGAGTACTGGGGCATAGACTACAGCTCCCTTCCCGCCGATCTGAGAAACTGGGAGTTTCAGGTGTACTCGTCGCCGAGCGAAGTCCCGCAGTTTGTGATCGACTACAAACTTCCCTACTTCCTCATCACGTCTACCACACCGTCGGAATCGCTCATCTTTGGCCAGAGCTGGCCCCAGAGCTTCTCCGACATATCCATTCCCCAAATCACCAATATAATCTCCGACGGTAACCTGATCGGCGGGCGGGAGTGCGGCCTTGCCGTGATCACTCTCACGTCTCTCAGGGCGTTCCGCTACCAACCCGGTAGGATTAGTGGCTTCACCTACGGCGTCCGTGTCTCCGAAGAAGGAGCGGGCCCGGGATCCCTGCTCGAGTGGGGGGTGGAGAACTACACCGACGGTTACTTCTTCAGGCTCCAGGATGGCACGGACTTCTCCGTGGTCAGAAGGTCCACGATCCCGCTTGGGCAGACCGACCTATTCATCCAGGCTGAGTACAGGGAGCGCGAGGCGTACATCTCCCAGCTGACGGGGGTTGTAAGGTACAAGGATCTGCTTACCGACTCCCAGGTACTCCAGCTCGAGGCCGGAGTCAGAAACAGGACGGTGACCAAGGTCTACGAGACCGTCATCCAGCAGAACCAGATGAATGGAGACGGGCTCAACGGCCAGGGTAAGAGTGGTTACATCTTCAACCCCGACACTGTAACCATGTACAAGATCGAGTTCGGATGGTACGGTGCCATCGGTGCTCGGTTCTACATGTATATCCCGCAGAGCAATGGCTCGTCAAGGTGGGTGACGGTGCACACTCTCGTCATCGAGAACCAGATCGGCCAACCGTGCCTTGAGGATCCGTTCTTCTTCTTCAAGTACAGAGCCTACGTCGATAGCCCGAGCCGCATCCGCCTGCCCCAGTTCGTGGAGAAGTACGGAGCGTCCTACTACATCGACGGTGGCGACGAGGGTACTGTGTCGCTGTCCAGCGGTAGGTCGGTGAATAGGCAGATTCCGGACATCACGTCGGACACCATCGAGGTTCCCATTTACAACTGGGCAAGCGTCCTAGGCCTAAAACCCAAACAGTACATTATCAACTCCGAGGGCAACTCCTTCCCCAACAAGAAAGAGGTCTTTCCCATCTCCATGTCCATCATCTCCACAACCGCGACGGAGGTGAAGTTTGTCAATCAGTACGGATGCCGGGAGAACGCTTTTACTTTCCAGGAGGGGTACACGTGCATTCTGCCAGAGGAACAACGGCTACGTGGCCTCTTCAGCATCAACCGACTCCAGAAAGACGTAACATCGCTCTCCTTCCTAGACCGCGACGAGCAGTCCCCGGTTCCTACGCTCTCCTACGTAGGACCCGATTCCGCCTACCCGGTATCCTCTAGCAACCTGATAAGCGGCGGGGTGTTTGTAGGCTGGGAAGCTTACGAGTCGGCGCTGATCGGCTCCCACCTGATCGGGGATAAGGTGTACGCCACGTACGTCAATCCGACGCAGGAGTACGCCACGTCCCCAACGGGTGTCAGTGGCCCGGAGATCGTGGTGCAGAGATCCCTGGGTAGTAATGGCGCGTACTACGTCGGGCAGTCGAAGGACCGCCCGTGGTCTGACGCCGAACTCCTGTTTAGGTTTAAGGAGGACGTCTCGCTAAAACTCTCCAGGTACCGCCAGGATACCTCGCTCCTATCCACCGTGGACATTACGACCGAGGAGTTCTACCTCCTGTACACGAGGATCACTCCTGAGTCCCAGGACTCCTACGACTTGAGGTGCGGTATTAATAGTGCCGAGTTTGGTTGCGATGGCAACCACATGGGGGAGATGCAGATCGGCGTGATCTGGCCTCTGGAGAATCCTGGATCGTACACGTACCCCAACTCGATCGTATCACGGAGTAGGGTAGGTCCTAATTTTGGCATCATAGACCCTAAGAACCCCGCTGATCGGACCGGACTGAGTGGTGACGGGGAGAGCGTTCGGGTACTGCAGGACGGAAGCAATTACTACGTTGTCGATAAGTCGATCCCCAACAGCTCCAACTATCGCTACTATGAAGGACTGCCGGTGAACTTCGACTCCAACGAGTTGAAGAAGAACGTTCTCGCTGTAAATCAACCGGCCTATCTGGCAGTGGGAGATGGCGGACTCGAGGTAGCAGAGGGACTGTCGCAATCCATGGGTCTTATCGACGCCCAACTTCCCGGAGTTCCGGGTTCGGAGGGCGGAAGTTGCCACGCCATTTACGGAAAAGCCGGGGAGATTCAGGCCCTGGCCTCCTTCACGGATATCGGCATCGACGGAACAGCTACGGCTGGGACCTACTACCTCTCCAAGACATCACCCTGGCCAGCGGACCTCTGGAGCGCCTCTAACTCCCTATTTGTGGAGAGGGACTCCGACGAAGCGAGTATCACCGTAAGCACGACGCCCGGCGCGGCCCAGCAGGTCTTCACCCCCTCCGGCACCAGCGTCCAACTCTACCTGCTTCCAGTGACAATTATATCTGGCTCCCCGTTTAGCAATGACACAGCCATCGTGGCCAAGTACCGCGCCATAGCGCTCTACGTCCCGAGCCTTCTAAGGCCTGACGCCACCCTCCTAGCGCAGAAGATCGTGGGCCAGAACCTCTTCCCCATCAGATTCTTTATCAGGATGAGGGAGGGGGCCAAGATCGGAGGCATGACTGTGGGCCAGGTAACTCCTAATGGCGTCATCCAAACCCCATTCACCCCACACGGCTGCACTCTGAGCGTGAATAACATCGACGGAAACCTGGACCTCCATGACGGTGGTTCCTCGGATACAGTGACTTCCGCGAAGAAGTCGATGATTGCCTACAACCACGCCGATACCCTCACCCCGGACAACTACTCCTACTACGACGTTAGCGGAGTTAGTGGCCTGGACCGACGCAAGAAATGCCCCAGCTTTGTCAGCAACAATATCCTCTCGGGCGCGGGCTTCTCCGGTGTTGGCGACTACCCGGTGAGATGGCTGGAGTTTAAAGAGTCAGGGGACCCTGTAGCTTCATTCTTCGTCTCGGAAAATAAACCTACGGAGATAGATCTCTCGGACATCTTCAACATCAACACCGAGTCCATAGGACCCAGTTTCTGGAACAATAAGGCGCTCTTCATGATCGCGAGAAACCTCGCCCCAGGCGTGAACGGAACCATGTCCGTGACACTCAACTACAAGGAGCAGTGATGGTAGAATCTTTTAGCTTTCTTCAGCAGAATCGTCCTGACATCGGTCTGGTCGACAGGTACGATCTCAGCGAGATCTACGACTCCGACGAGCGTCTCGCCCTCACCAACCTGCTCCTCGAGCCGGAGGGCCTGGACCAGATCTATGGACTCGCGGACAAGGGGATTACTAAGGAGGACGTTAGAACGGTCGGAGGACTGGATAAACCCATCATCCACTCCGTAGGTATCTCGACGTGGACACTCGGAGACGCCAACTACTCCCTGCTGGGTAACATCACGACCGATAAGGCAATAGGCGAGCCAGGAAAGCAGTCCTTCGTGACCGATCTCCAGTCGGATAACATCATCGTCTTCCAGGGAGGTCTGGCGGCTAAGAGGATCGAATACAGATTCCTCGACGAGAACGGAGACGTGAGAACCACCACCGTCCCCACTTCGCGCGAGAGTCTTTTCGGCGCGTCGAAGAACGGAGCCGGCGCTTACACCTCAGCGTCCTACCCCGGACTCTTCAGGATCAGGAAGCGCTCCCACCTCCACGAGCTAAGACTATCCTCCAAGTTGCTCATAGAGAGGAGCTCGATCGTGGAGTCTCCAACGGACACGCTGAAGATCCCGGTGTACATGAGGACCTCCACAAACACCTCTCCAAGCGTCACCAACCTGCAGTGCTACGCCACCAAGAACTCCCCGCTCGTCCTCCCCGTGAGGATCTTCGGCGGTGCCACCCTATCCTTCTCCAGAATAGGCGCTAACTCCTTATCCCCCGCTTTCGTGTACGGATGGGAGCTTAAGAGGCTGTCGGATCTGAGACTGGCTAGGAGCGGGGCGGTGCAGTCGTCAGGTGCGGTAAATACGGTCAATATCAACGTAAGCACCTCGGGTACCATATGTAATGGTGTGGATGCCCTGCTGTACATATATCTGGATCCGTCGGTTGTGGTGGCCGCTAACCTCTCCGGGTTGGGGATGACAGAGCTGGCGGGCAGGGACCTGGGACTGATCGGATTCACCTCGTTGGAAGATCTGAACATCTCCAACAACAACTTCTCCACGCTACCGGTCTGGCTAAAGACCCTACACAGCAAACTCAAGAAGCTAAATATCTCCGGCAACGCGTTCTGGCTCAATGGTATAGTATCCTACTTCGACTGGCAGGAGCCTCCCGTCGGGGTTACCGGCGCCAGTTCGGCGGGTGCTATCCCCAACATCACTCTGGCCCAAGTCCTAGGGTATAGTGGCTGGACAAACTCAGGAGCGATTACAGCGTACGGTGGTAACCTAGCCACCGCCCAGGACTCCGCCGGCGCACTGTATAAGAACCAGAGAAATATCTCCGTGAATGGGGGCACAGCTCCGGTAGTAGATATCGCTAATGGCTTCAGACCATTCATCCTCCTTGAGGAACTCAATCTAGGGCCAACGGTCAGACTTACCAACCCCGACTTCACTACTCTCTTCCCGAACCTCAGATCCCTCAATATAAACACCGGTGGAACTAGTCCCAGAGTCCTCTATGGCCTCATCCCCAAACTGAAAAACAACAATGCCCCGATGTCTCTAGGGCTTAGCGGGCACCGCGGTGAGGTCAATGGCTCGATCAGGTACTTAGGAAACACCATTACCTGGAACACGGCGGATAGCGGAGCCGTCAAGCAGCAGTTTATCGGACAGTTCAAGTTCTCGGGCTTCGATATCAATAACGGATCGGATGCTGGCGGATGGTTTGGTGGTATCTGCACCACCAATGCCGATCTGGGAGTCTCTATCCCCAACACCACTGTCGACGGGATCCCCAAGTACAGTTTTGTGGGGACGGGTACAGCGGCTCAGGCGTGGAGCGGATGGTTGGCGGAGGCCCAGTACCTGGGCATATACTACAGGGACATGGCCTTCAGAATCGCGAATGGCACAAGCCTTACCTGGGCCAAGCTCGGTAATGTAAACTGCACCTACTGCGGCGTGGCTCAGACGAGCAATAAAACCAAGTACAACACCGGAGTGGGTGTGGGTACTATGCTCTCGGATGACATCCTTCAGGCTCCCAACCTAGGCGGTATAGACGCTTGGTACTCCGGGTGGTGGGGGAAGATCTTCTCGATTTCCGGCGCGCCTAAGCTCTCATACGCCAACCTGGGAGCTAATAACTGGGAACCCTACGAGACCTCGGACGGGCGTCAGTACTTACTACCGGAGAATTTTGTCGCTCCGGCCACGGCCACGTCCTATAACACTATCTCAGCTCTCTACCTCCACAACATTTTCAATGGCGGGGCGAGGAACATGGAGTTCAGGCCCGATGACCTAAAGAACCTCCCCAGAGTATCGACCTTCTACGTAGGCGACTCCTACCTCACAGGGGTGTTCCCAACCGTGTTCACCGCGAATAACACCGCAGGGGTTGGGTTTAACACCTGGATACACAACTGCAGGTTCAGGGACCTCTCCGCCTTGGGCTCGACTAATACCAACAGAGTGGGGTCTATCTACGGCCCGTCTAATGGCAACGGGGTCGGTGGTTCCCTGCTTCCCAACTTCAAGACAACGTCCGTCAACCAGGGTCTTGGTTACGTCAATCTGGATAGCACACTATCCCAGCGATACCCAGGAAACTGGGGAGCAGTTGCCGATCGCGGTAAGCTTATCGCGCCTCTCGTGACAGGCGCCCTGGAGGAGAATACTCCGGGTGTGACATGGACGTCACGGAACAACAACAACACCTCCAACGCTCTGTCCGACAAACTGTACCAGAGCAATCCGGGCGGCTTCAGAATAGACTCCCAGGCCATGGTCGGAGACGAGGTGTATAGCGGTACGAGCTTCATCGGTCGGGTGACCCAGATCGACAGGGACAATCTATTCCTCTACATCAATGCGCCGGTCTCGGTGACCTCCGCCTCGCTCACGTTCCGCCGGGCGGGGCAGAACATCTCGGAGTTCTTTAACAACCACGTGTCACTGGACCAGGTGTATATCAGATCGGCAAAACTGACGGGCACCATACCCCTATTTACAAACTGCAGGGCGCTGAGATTCGTCTACCTTGACAACAACCTCCTCTCGGAGTACCAGTCGGGGACCCTGAAGAATATCACCGGCATGAGCACCGGATCGTCCTCGCCCCCGCCCCTCCTGAGATTCATGCTCGAGGGCAATGTTCTCACCAAGGAGTCGGTCAAACGCATTATCAATGACGTCCACGACATCGCGGTGTACTTCCGCACGAAGAACATCCGCCCCAATTTCATTGTCAACATCCTCTCCACAAAGTACAACTCCGCCAACAAGGAGTATCAGAACTGGACAAGGGGCGAGATCTTCGACCAGACCTCAACGTACGTTAACGCCGCCGGCGAGACCGTGACGGTCCCCGATCCACTGGAGACTAAGTTCAATCAGCTCGGTGTAGGAAATACCTACTCCACCATCACCATCCAACTCTTCTAAATCAGGAGCGCAGTAGAACATGGCAATCGGCCTAGCTAGATCGAAGAATCTATCCGAATCTAATCTCAACCTCAAGACCGCTCTGCAGAAGCTGTACGCTCCTGGTATAGAAAGAGACATCGAGTTGTTCTCGCTATCCTCGACCATCGAGTCCTCATGCTTCTCGGGCCTGAAGGATAACGAGGACACTCAGATCTTCAGACTGACAACGGAGAAACTACGCACCATCACAGGTAGCGTTCTGAAGAGGACAAAGTTCTCCACTCTCTACTTCACCTACACCGACGAGAACAAAGTGTATTTCTCCGAGTACCTCGCGGGTACCGGCAGTGATCAGACCGCTAGATCTCCCAAGTACTCCGTCTCGGGATCGATTCCGGGCCTGGAGGTTATTCTGGGGGGCGGTGGTTTTTACTTCCTGAATTCGCAGGACGCTCCGTCGAACATAGATACTTTCTCCGGGACGTGGGCGGTGAGCGCCTCATCCACCGTCACTATCACCCTCGCCGCCCATGGATTCAAGGTGGGGCAGGGTGTTCTGCTCAGATTTGAAAACTCCGGTGGGGGTACCAACGCTACGTACGGGGAGTACACTGTGCAGTCCGTGCCCTCCCCGTCTACTTTCACCGTGGTGAATGCCGGGGGGTCGATCTCGGGCTCCGGAGCTGTGCAGGTGGTCAGCTCCGACATCGTTCTCAGCAATGTCCAGCTGAAGGGCAAGTCGAGCGGGAGCACGTCGGCACGAGCCGATGTGGTCTTTGGCAGACTTTCCTACGACTACCTGCCAGGAACCGCGGCCACGTACTCGAATACGTCATTCGGGCTTCAGTTAGGCTCCACCGCCCCGACCACAATTACGTTAAACAACCACGGGCTTAGTAACGGCTTATCGGTCTACATCAGAGTGCTCACAGGCACACTGAAGAGCGGATTTGTGAGTTCTGTGACGGTGGTCGATCAGAACCAGTTCTCCGTTATCCTTCCCGTAGGCTCGGTGAATACCACTCAGAGTTGCGAGGTATGCTCGACGGAGGAACTGACAAGATTCACAGCCGGTTCCGGCTCCAGGTTCAGAGTTAAGAGCATCCAACTCACTGACGAGGGGCAGAACTACATCATACCCGAGGACTTGGAAGTTGTCGAGGGGACCTTTAACGACTCCAGAACCGGTCAGGTGGTGAAGATTCGCAAGCAACGCGGCCCGTTCTTCGAGGGCATGCCCGAGGCGATCCGCACCAAAGTCTTTACGTACACTGTCAAGAACGCCACTAACGAGGGGTTCTTCCTATTCGACGATGAGCGGGGCGAGTACCTGTTCGTGGATAGGAACACGCCGGCGACTGGCCTGACCGAGGAGCAGAGCATCCGCATCAGGAGATTTGACGGAGTGAATGTCAATAACCTCCTTCAGTTTAAGTTTGCCCAGTCTCCCCTGTACCTTCGCAGTTACACCGAAGATGTGATCTCCCTGGGAGCTTCCGTGTCCGAGGCTATTAACAACCTCAGCAACGGAGCTCAGGGACTGAAGGACAGTTCCAGAACAGCCATCCAGAATACGAGAAGGCCAACTCCCGCGGACTCCGAGGAGAATATCTTCGGCTACACCTACAACTCCTTCGCGGGTAAGGACGTTGTGATATGGCAGAGAGTGGTGATGCGCGATCAGGACTTCATACTCGATCCGAATGACACCACCCTGGGAGCCAACTCTATAACGGGGGATAGGCTAAGAACCTCTGTCTCCGAGTTCGTGATGGGGCCTCTTGTCTCCTGGTCCTCCACGGCGTCCGGGGCGGTTACTATCACGCTGGTCGGTCACTCCGTGCAGACCGGGAATGTTGTGAGAGTGTCGGAGGTTACCGCCTTGGCGGGCAATAATTTCCCTGCCGGGAACTACGTTGCTACGTACGTGAGTCCGTCGGCGTTCTCTATCGCCACCGGTCTAAATACTGTCAGCTCTGGGACACTGAGCCTCATCGTACCCGACCCTAACTTCCAGATACGTACGCCGGGCCTATTCCTTAAAGTGGGTTCTGAGTACAGGCGGGCATTCTCGACAACCGATAAGCCCTTCTTCCAATCCATCACGGACTCCGCTGGAGCTGCGGCTTCTGCCAACCCTACCGTCGCGGGGAGCGGTGCTAGTTTCACCGGGCAGAGTTTCGGCGCCCTGAGCGCTGAGGGCACTCTGACCACGAACGACCCCGCGATAACAAACTGGTACTCGTACAACACGACCATCTCCGAGTTGGCACAACGTATCCACACTAACGGTCGCGACGGCGCCTTCTACTACCACATCCCCACCGCTCCGGCAGTGGGCAATGTGAGCGTCATCAGAAATGGGTTGCCGGCGACTATATACGCTGTCCCGCTATTCACCCTGGCACCGTAAGACTCAGGTCCAGGAGGGGTTGTTAGCGGAGAGGACTCTCAACTGCCGGCCCCCTTCCTGCTTCTGGATGAAGAGATAGTACTTATCCTTCACTGGCTTGTTGTTGGAGTGAAGGCGAGCGTCGTTGTAGATGTTGGCGTTGATGGCCGTGGCGGAGTCGGTGGGTAGGCCCACGCCCAACTCCACCTCTAGTTTGTGAGTGTACTCCGCTCCAGTGAATACGGGTTTCTGCGACGCTAGGAGAGTGGAGAGAAGGTTTGTCCGCTCCGCCGCGGAGAAATCGAACATCAGTTTATCGGTGACATGGAGGAACTTCTGTCCCATGTCGGAGACATTACTGATCCTTCCACCCCACCAGACGTCAAACTGACCCTCTGGCGTGAGGCCGGAGTTGTAAAGAACGGCGTCGGTCTTCACCAGTCCCTGGAGATCGATGTTCTGTATAGAGTAGGGAGGGTAGCACAGGCCACCAAGACCGGGGTCCGATGACCCAGGTGTATTATCGTAGCCGAATGGCACAACAATGTCCGCCGGTGGGGCAGGAAGTTCCGTATCCTGCGAGAACGGACTACCTGGAGAGGGCGAGGACGAAGCCTTAACGTACAGGGTCTCTCCGAAACTCAACCCAGCGCCCTGATCGACTCGCAGGTACTGGTAGGCTCCATTCATGACCAGTTTTATCTGCACGAGCCGATCGGCAACGTTGCCACCTGTGGGGGAGGGGATGACACCCGCCCGGCTCACCCTGGCACCTGAGGAGTCGGTGATGAAGGACGGAAGCGTTCCACCGAGCTGGAAGTGGTTGTAGTACACCTGGCAGTTACTGTACACTCCCGCGGGCTTTGACGGGGTGAAGGTCACTCTGCCGGTCGATGCGTTGTACGAGGTGACTCTTCTTACCGTCGCGTCACCCGCGAAGTAGATCTCGGAACCGATATACTGACTGTTGTTGCTACCGGCGGAGTCCGGGGAGAATACACCCCCCGACGTGGTGATCGTAGTATCTCCAGAGTTCACTGTTAGCGTAACGCTAGCGAACGAGGTTCTCTGCACACCTATCAGACAGTAGAAACTGTAGTCCGTCGTCCCCTTCCTGAAGGCCACCGTGAAGGCCGACTTGGAGAGGTGGTTTCTGACGGAACCTCCGAGCGCCAACTGAGCCACCACCCCAGTGGTATCGCGGGTGAAGGTGGTACCATCCCACGATCCGTAGTATAAACGACCCTGACCATCCACCTCCTCGTAGAGGACTCTGATCGTGCCGGGGTTGAAGTCGGGATCGGAGGGTAGTTTGGTGGGGGTGAGGGTGGAGATATTCTGCCTGGAGATGTTGGAGAATGTTGTGGAGTTGTCCGCCATGTGCAGGGCCTTACCGTAGTTGGTGAGGGTTGCGGTGTCTATAACCCCTAGGTCGTTTGTGGGGAACCCGGCGATTATCACGTTACCGCCAAACCCGGCCTGATCCTCTATCACCTCTATAAAGGTGTAGTTGGCGCCGTCCTTGCGAACCTCCCCGGGCACTAGGTTCTTGCCGGAGTAGGGAGAGGTGGTGCCGATCTCGGCAACGGTGCCCTTCCTCTGCCTCCCGATCATCAGAAGCTTGGAGTGGTTGTAGTCGTAGTCCCTCTGAGCGGCCGCGGTTGTGATGGAGTTGGGAAGCATTCCATCGTACCGGTCAGTGCCGTAGGTATTCAGCTCTGGTAGATTTCCGAATTTGGCTTTGTACAGGCCCAGATTCTGCTCAAAGGGTATTTTGGAGGGGTCGGGGTTGACGAAGTTCGCCCCCACCCCGTCCAGCATGTCGTAGACGGATTTGTACTTCCCGGTCTGGTTGGGATTGAAGAGGAATCTCTGCCAGAGCGGCTCGTCGTACCTCAGCTCTGTGGTTGGTATGACGGTGCGGGGACGGTTCTTCACCAGCACCCAGATCTTCTGCCCGTTGGTGGGTGATAGGCCAGAGATGGAGAACTGGGAGTAGGTGACTCCGAGCACGGGGGCCGTCTTGGTGGCGATGGTGAGAGCCGAGGGTACGTTGTATCCCAATACACTTCCGGGTTGGGAAGCGCCGATAAAAGTGTAGCCTACGATCTCGAAGAATTTGCTGAAGTTAACAAAGTTGGCCTCGGCGGCAGCGCTACCACCAGCTGACGTATCCACCTCCCAGGCACTCTGCGCAGTACTCCAAGTAACTCTGAGTTGCGAGGAGTAATCATTCCAGCTCGGAAGATCCACCGGGTTGATATTGGTCTCTATGGACCGGATGAAGAAACCCGCAGGGCCTAGGGGTTTGTTGGTAAGTATGTTTGTCTGGGCCGGGTCGGTGGATGGCTGACCGTACCAGAACCTCACAACCACGGGAACGTAATCCCCATCGAAGTTCGATACGGGATTCCCCTCCCTATCGGAGTAGGTCTTGCTGAAGTCAAACGCCGAGCCGTCCGCCAGGCTTCTCTGAGCTGGGAGGGTTCCCGTTCCAGAGCCCAGGGGCATCGTCGGTCCGCCCTGGATGTAGTGGATCTGGCTACCTAGGGCGTTGGGTGCGGCCACCTCCTTGGAGACCTGGACGTAGTAGGTGGAGGGATCGGCGGTATTTACCGCGGTTCTCCAGGTACCCTCCACGGCCCCAGTGGTGGGGTTATAGCCAGTCTTATCGAAGTAATCGACGCGGATGTGCCCGTTTACCTGAGCCGACAGCCTCCTCAGAGTGGTACCCAAGATGGCTCCCTTCGCCATCCACATATCAAACCTCAACCCCCAGTTGTACTTGGTGTTGATACCACGCAGGGGGATCTGGTCGAATTTCATGTTACCGTCGCGAACGATCGGGAACTTGGGGTTTGTCAGAGCGGATTCCGTCTGACTGCCGTACTCGTTGGCGCTGAGAAAGTCGTAGTTGTACTCCCCACTCCACCAGTACTCATTCTCGACATCAGGCACGAATGCTCCGTCCTTGACATACCCTACACGGTGAGTCTCGGCGATCTGCGTATCCGTAAGGGGCACAAAGTCCGCGGAGTTGAATGCCGTGGAGGTGATGGCCTCAGTGAAAAATGGCGGTAGGTTGGTGTGGGAGTACTTGTTCGTCGAGCCGGTAGGTTGGTCTGCCGGAACGTAGTACTTGAAGAGCACCGATCCCTGGCCCTGGTAGATCGTCCCCCTTCCGGCAAATCCCTCGGCCTGGGTTATGCGGTCGGCGATACGCTGTCGTGGGCTGACCAACGGTGCAGACACGCCCTGCTCGTCCAGAGCGTTGATGGAGGCGCCGCTCAGCACCTCAAAATCCTCCCGCTTCAGACCGAATCTGAAAATACCGTCGAGGATCTGTATGTCCGGGGGCCCGAAGTTACCGAGGGTGGAGGCCTCGGCCGAGTCCTGGATGTCCTTCAGTACTCCGGCCAGCGCCTCGTCGTTGGAGGTCAGGTCGCCGAGCGCTTCGTCCCTAAGCAGACCGAAGTACTTCACCTCGGTCTCAGCACGGTCCTTCTGCAGGAACAGTTGAGGCTGGGTGCGGGAAACTCTCAGTCTTCCGCCGGTCTTTTGCTTAGGCATCTTCTCAAAGCACTACTTCTAGTATACCTTAAACCTCCTCTATCACCTGGAGACGTACAGGTCCGAGTAGGCCCGGATCACCGACTGGACGAAACTCGACCTCTCTATGTCATCGAACCCAAACTCCACGTGACCCACCTCTGGGAGGAGTTTGAGCCGTCTTAGGGCGTCGGAAAGACCATCCCCGCCGAACTTGCCCGACAAATCCCTCTGCACCACGTCCCCGAGCAGGGCGATGCTCGATCCGTCACCTAGACGTGTGAGAATCGTCATGAGGCTGTGGGTGGTGGTGTTCTGCATCTCGTCGGCGATGATTACGCAGCGGCGCAGCGAACGTCCTCTCAGGTGGTCGATCGGCAGGAACTCGATGTACTTCTTCGAGAGGAGGTACTCCGCTTTGCCTTTGGGCATGAACACCTCCAACGAGTCGCGAACCGGGCAGATGTGCGGTGCGATCTTCTCTTCGAGGTTACCGGGTAGGAAGCCAAGCCCCTGTTCTCCGGGGACATCGACCACGGGCTTTACGTAGTAGATCTTGTCGATCTCGCGCTTTGCCAGCTTCTCGCAGGCTACGTACGTCGCGAGAAGGGTCTTAGCGGTGCCAGGCGGTCCCGAGAGCATCGTGAGAGTCTTGGTACGCAGGTATCTCATTGCATCCACCTGGTTTGGGTTGCGGGGCATCAGCGTCCTATTCTCCTGGAATTTGGGCTGGGCGGGGGCGCTCTCCGTCGAAAGAAGGTGGTTGTCCTCTAGTTGGCGTTGTTTCCGTGTTGATTTTCTAGCCATGAGATTTGCGTCTGGGTACGGATACGAAAAAGGACCCAGGGGAGCGTAATAACTCCTAGGGTCCTGGTAGTGGTGAAGCGCCTGGCTGTTTGGACATGCGCTATTGTTTTCGCATCCTGACAGACTTTAAACCACTCTGACTTTTAGTAGGTTTCCGGTCCTATACATACCCCCAATGGCCACCGGGGGCACGGCCGCCGCGGCCGAGGCGTCATCGGTGAACTCCCTCAGGCCGGTGAAGCTCAGCCGGGAGAACGGGACGGAGGCCCTGTCCCCGAACCTTCTGGCCGTCCCGCTCAGATCTACGTAGTACATCTCGTCGAGCGCCTCGTTGAGGAACAGCTCGCCTCTGTAGGCTGAGTTCTCGTCCTCGTCGTGCTGGATCTGGAGGTAGGGTAGGTTGTGGGTAGTGTCGGATGTAAATCTGACTCCCCAGCGATGGTAGGGAGGCACGGGAGCTGCGGGCATGTTCCTGCTCTGTTCAAGTATGTACAAGTACTTTAAACTCTAGTACGTTAGTGAAAAGTAATAGTAGAAAAGTTACGGTGCACGGGGCGCGGGCGCCTGCGCTCGAGCGCGCTCTTGACTGCGGGCCGGAATCCGTGATATAATACGAGTACTATGATCTCACTTCCAATGTCCAAGCCCGTCACAGTAGTTCTGCTTGGAGCTGACAGAGTCGGCAAATCTACCATCATCGAGAACACCCTCAGGAGATTTCGGCACCGGAACATTCACGCCACCGCCCTGCACTTCTCCGAGCCTCAACCCCACCACTCCAGCCCCATCGAGCAGTACATCGGGCCCTTCAACTCCGTCCTAGAGAGGACGCCAGAATTCGTGCTATGCGATCGTGGGTTCTCCGAGGTCTGCTTCTACGACGAGTTTCGTAGGCGTATCTCCATCTCCCACGAGTGGGCTCAAGCCGCCGAATCCTACTTCCTGGAGCGCAGTTCGGACGTGAAGGTATTCCTCCTCGAGCGGGAATGGAAGTGGAGTCAACCCCATCACCTCATCGAGGTACGGGAGGAGTATCCTGAGGCCACGGCCTGGTGGATCAAGAATAAGATGAAGGCGCGGGAGGCCGAGCATTACGCCTACTACGGCTACATGCATAACTACCTCAACCGCTACTCCCTCCTCCCGCACACCGTTCTTCGCGACACTGACAAGGACTTTAACCTGCTCGATCACCTTGTCTCTGTTTAAAGATAGTCGATCCGCCCTATAAGGGCTCTAGAAGTATTACTTCACCATGGCCAATATCCTCAACCAGGGCCTGTACCGTACCCTGGGAATCCAGTTTGAATACAAGATCAAATTCCAGGAGTTTCTAGACGAAGCCCGCACGGACACCCTCGTCGCGTCGTACAGCAACGGTGACAACACCTCCGCCAGCAGACTCGCTCTATACAATAGCTTCGTGAAGGCGGGTCCGACGATGGGCTTCGAAGCCAAGAGGATCGCCTACAGCCTACTCAAGTACATCGGTGACGCGCTTAACGCCAGCGCCGACGTGCCCGCCGAGGACAAAGCGCTGCTCGACGAGGGCCTCTTTAACGTCATCAGGTACGTTGGTATGGAGGGCGACGAGGACTTCCACTTCATGGTGGCAAGCTTCAACCTGGCCGAAGTGATCTCAGCGATCATCGCCGAGGTCGTTCCGGCTCCTCAGGCCCCTGTGGGTGGGCTCGTGACACTCTCCTTGGAGAAGGCGGGAAGTGGCTACACCACCAACGGCACTCTGACGTCAGGCACCGTGTCAATCAAGATCGAGTCGACCGAGACAACCAATCCCGCGGGTTATGCCTTCGGTGTTGCGACCGCAACTCTCACAGCGGGCAAGGTTACCGCGCTCGGCGCGATCACAACCGCCGGTGGTGGGTTCAAAGTCGGTCAGATCGTCGCTCTCAACGTCAACACCGCCGTTTCCACCGGCGCCACCCAGAAGACCGCGGCTCTGGCCAAAGTCGTCGCCGTAGTCTGATAAGCGCCCGATGTGTCGAGTCTGTACCGTTGCAGAGCCCGCGTAGGCTACCGTCCCTCCGGATCGGAGCAGCTTATCGTCTTCGACGAAAGGCAGATACAGGAGCTAAACGTAAAACTGAAGTGGAAGCCTAACGCGGCGTTCGCTAACGCGGACTCCTCGACGGAGGCTTCCGTCAGCACCAACGCGCTCTCAGCCTCCACCTGCTCCGTAACGATCAGCGATCCCTACCTCACGGGACTGGCCTGGCCAGCGCTCTTCGACGCCGCCAGCCTGTACACGCAGTCCAATATCTTCTCCGCGAACAACATACTCCTTCCCCCGTGTGGGGAGGGGCAGGATCCCTACACCGACAAGTGCTTCAAGTACGTTGATAGTGAGTCGGACGGAACCACCTCCGTAAGCAAATTCCCCTTCCTCGTCCTGTCGCTGTGGTACGATGTCAAGGGGACGTCATTCGGCTCCGACTTCTACTTCAGGGTCAATGGCCTCTCCATCTCCCACGGAGCTAGGTACCCGAGCGTGACCATTCGCGGGCAGGAAGCCCGCTCCATACTATTCAATCAGTCGCTGGTCAACATCTCCCTGGACGAGGGCCTGCCCATCGACAAGGCCCTGAAGGACCTAGCGGAAGGCCAGGGGTACTCGGTGTCCTTCTGCTCCAATACCAACTCCGATCCGACCAAGAAGAGGATACTCCCCCGCACGGTGCGTTACACCGGGGTGACTGTCGACGAGGCGATTAAGAAAGTCCTCGACTCGGTCAGTGGTAACTTCCTCTCCATGCCAACACGCGATTACGCGAATAAGATCTCCATGTGCTCCAGGGGCGAGATCAATCAAGGGTGTTCCGTATTCTACCTCGGCAAAGGCCTCTACGAAGGGTACGAGATCAACGGCCAACCGGAACTGACCATCCTGGCCCTCAACGCCGAGTCCGGCTCCAATCGGAATAACGCCGACCCGTACCTCTCCGAGGCTTTCAAAGCTTCCACCTACGTCCTGGGGGACATGGTGCCCCAGAAGAGAAAGAAGGCCATGGAGAAGGTCAAAAAGGTCGCCTTCCCCGGTCTCTTCGAGAAGGCCCCCAAGCACGTAAAGAACGCCCCCTCGACGACTGGGTACGTGTGGCGGGAGGCTAAGCCGGCTTCCTCCAACGCGAAGAGCGCGCAGGTGACCAACGAGGAGGCCACAAAGATCCAGAAGGATGGCCTGAAGCTCTTTGGCACGGCGCCCAACGGCACCACCTCCATCTCGTTTCTGAGCGGGGTGGTTCAGGAGGCCATCGAGGGGAGCGGGCGGGTACTCATCAAGACAAAATTTGCCCTGCAGATCTGTGAGAAGGAAGGGAGCCAGAAGTGCTTCTTTAGGCCTGTGTTTCAGGAGTCCACCAACCTATCGTCGGTGAAGGTGAAGCCCAAGGATAAGGTGGAGATCAGTCAGGAGCTCGGCTCCTCCACCTCCGATAAGCCCGAGTTTGTCAGATTCTACATCATGGGGCATAACGACCAACTCACCGTCATCAATCCTAAGATCGTGTGGGAGTGGGCGTTCCCTGAGACTGATATACCAACCACCCAAAGTCCCGCTGTAGTGGGGTCTGGTGGTGGTGTAGTACCGTCAGCCCCCAAGCAGAATCTTAAAGACTGGAAGGCTACTACAACCAATAAACCTTCCAAAATACTATTGATGGCGGGTCACGCCGATTTTACTTCCTCAGGCGCTCCCAATGAAGCGAAGTTAAACGTCGAACTTGTTAAGTGGGCGCAGCGAAACGCTAGCGCGTACGGTGTCTCGGACTTTGTAGAATTTTATTTACCCTCGTCAGGAAGTATACCCGAGACTGATCCTAGATCCCAGTACGCTAAAACTAGCGCTGGAGTATCGGGAGGTAGACAGGTTATAGAGATACACAACGACCAAAAATCGGGAAACAGTGGTGTTATTCCACCGACCGGAGGTAAGCAAATCTGGCCGTTAGATGACGCTCTTGCGTCCCAGTATGGGGCTTTCAATAAAAATTGGAGAGATGGTCTAGCGGTTCCTAAGCGCGGCGGGACGATACTCGAGGTGGGAAGGATGGACGATCCGACCTCTCGGATCTTTACGTCGGGAACCCCCGCTCAGAAGGAAGCGCTCTATAAGCAGCTGATGGATCCAACAATGAGAGCTATCGCCGCGGAGAAAGCCCGCAAGGCGGGCACTGCAACCGCCCCGGCCTCCTCCGCTTCGTCATCGGCACCATCGGAAGGATTCATCGTCGGCAGAGTGGGGTCTACTGGGCAATCCTCAGGACCCCACGTTCATATCCAGGAATCCACCAGCAGAACTCTCTCCGAGCAGCAATTACGCTCACTAGCATCCAAGTACGTTACTGTAGCTGGCAAGTCACTTACGTCCTATACGCAGGGCCAAGGATTCGGCGCTGGAAGAGATCATGCTGGAATAGACTACCCCATAAAAGCTGGAGAACCAGTAAGCGTGACCGGTACAATTGTAGCCGCTGGCCCCGGAGTGGGTGGAAGCGACTGCGGAAACGGTGTTGCTTTCAAACCTCCCGAAGGACCCGAATTACTGATATGCCATCTTCAGGATAAATCTATACCACCCAACCTGGCCGGAATGAGTGTTTCCTCCGGTGGAGGTAAGAGCAAACCGACAATATCCGGCTCCCCCGCCACCCAGGGCCTGACAATGGAAACAAGCTTTAAGGGCATTCCAAGGTCCCTGCGCATCATCCCGGGCAGAACCATCCTCTCGTTTATCACCGACTACGACGCCTGGGTGGAGGAGGGCAGGCCCGCGAGCAGGGATCCCGGCGTCTGGATCCCCAACCGGTTTAAGAACTGGTTCGTTAATGAGTGCGAGTATCGCTGGAGGGAGGGGGACCTGCGCGTGCAGATAGAGGCCGTAAGCGCGTGGGGGACTCAGCTGACCCGCGTACCTACCTTCACAAACTACCTCAAGAGTATGAGGGATTCCGGTGACGCCAAAATAACCAGCAACTACTACGACTACATCAGGTCTTTGGGCGGGTTGAACTGGAAGGTGGATGGTAAGGACTCCACCGAACTCTACTGCCCCGAGGCCCAGAACCTCAGCGAGTTCCTCAGCCAGGGCAGTGACTCCACCTCACCTACGGACGTGGCAGCATCCTTCCCTCCTGGAACCTGCAAGATAGGAGATCCAGCAAAAGACTCCATTATAAATGGTCTTATGTCAGCCGGTTTGAAGACTCGAGAAGCCCTGGCGGGAGCTCTGGCAAACATGGAGAAGGAGAGCGGAGTTAATTTTAACGTGCACAACGGTTCGAGTCCCGGTAGAGGGTGTGGTAGTACGCCATCTAGGGTCCTGGGAACCACGGGTTACGGACTCGTTCAGTGGTGCGGAAGCAGGGCGGACGATCTCGCTAACACTTACAAATGCGGAAGAAATTGCTCCTTAGATCAGCAACTAAGCTTCCTAAAGAAAGAGTTAGAGGGTAAGTATAAATCCACTATAGACAAAATGAATAACTCAAAAACCCCCGAAAAAGCGATGGAGTGGTTCATGAGAGAGTTTGAGGTTCCGCGCGATCCCGAATTTGAAGTGGGTAATCGTAGTCCAGCGGCAAGAAAGTACTTCAACCAGATCAAGTGCGATAAACCCTCATGATCTACAAAGCGCTCGCCGGTGTGGTAATGGGAGCGGTGCTCTCCTCCTCCAAGAAGGAGGTCATGGATATGGCCAGGAACCAGATCCTCCGCTCCCAGATGGAGGGTGTGAGGAAGGCCACTCTCGCCCACGTTGCGGAGAAGTACACGGAGGAGGTTGAGTACAACCTCTCGCAGTACATCAGGGCGCTGCAAGAGTCCAGCGTGGAGATCGAGTTTGAGGGCAAGCCTGGCGAGGCTCTCATCATGCGCGCTGAGAGCGCCGTGAAGGAACTCGAGGGGTACATAGAGGCGCAGAATCCCGACGGCGCCGTCATCCAGTTCCTCAAGCGTAGGTACAAGGAGGAGGGTGTGAGAATCATATCGGGTAGGCTCTACGGCTCCCACTACGTCAACCGCAAGTCGCAGGGCGTGTACGAGATGACGAACAAGATGGGCTACGCCGGTGCTGTGGATAAGCGTAAGCCGTGGCTCACCGGGCGGAAGACCGCGGAGGGGGTGGAGAGTATTATCGCCGACGCCGCCACGGAGATCTTCGAGGTGATGTTCGATGACGTGGATCTCAGCTCGGAGCTGGCCGGGTTGAAGTTCACAGGGCTCGGGGACGAGATAGCCGAGCGCAGTGGCTCCGGATTCGCCGTGGAGGGCAAAGCCCCCTCCAAGCCTAAGAAAAGCTCCAAGAAAAAGAAGCGCTAACCGTAGTACTTGGCGCCCTTCTCAAGATTGGCCTTGGCGCTGAGCGCCTGCAGCTGAGCGTTCATCATGTGATAATCGAACCAGCTCTCCGCCAGATCCGTGTCCTTAAAGTAACACTTCGTCCCCCTGCAGTACACGTCAACGTTCTCAAGATCCACCCTCTCATCCCTGCACCACTCCTCCACAAGGTTCTTGAAGGGGTATCGGTGGTCTATGTGAAATTCGCCCGAGTTGATGAACTCGCCACTTAGGGAGCATTTCAACGGCTTCTTTTTGAGCTGCCTGTTGACACTCGCGCGGAACGTCTTGATCTGAGGATCGATGATCTGCCTCATAGCGACCAGAGCATCCTTCTTATTCCTCTTGTACTCGGGCAACTCGATCTTCCTGGGGAATAGTTCGTCGACCACCTTGCCCTTGCCCAACCAGACCTCGCGTTTAGACTTAGACGTAATCATGACGATCCCTCTCACGGCCTTGCCCTGGAACTTCTTACTGCGGATCTTGTACCTCACGGGCCCGCGATCCTTCGTCACCTTCCACCGGGGAATGAGGTCGACAACGGAGTTCAGAAAGGCCTCGTCCTCCCCCCTCACGAAGTAATTGCACTCCGTCGCGGAAGTTACTTCACTCCACTTTTTTTCGAAGCCGCCTTTACTGTAGGGGGTTTCTTGGATGGTAACGGTCCGTCGCATAGGATAAATTCTATCAGTTGTTCCGAGTAGCGCTTGATGTCCTCGGCGTTGCGTAGGTGGGGGTTCTTACGAACCAACGTGGATACGCTTCTCTTCTTCACCAGGTAGTCGGTGAGGAACGCCTCGTCCCCGGGCTCCAGTTCGGTGATCCTGCACAGCAGGTCGTTATGCGACCCCAGAAGGTCCGCGAAGGTCAGTTCCGTCTCGTAGTCGGGTTCGATGACATTTGAGTACTCCGTTATCTGCGAGAAGCTCATGGAGAAAGCCTGGCGCACCGCCCGGATCTTTTTCGCCGACACCTGGATCTTCTCGGAGATCTTGTCGTCGGTTATATCGGGGTCCTCTATGAGGTACTTACGGATCTTCAGGTAGAGATCGGAGTAGGAGCGGGGGATCTTTACGAGCCGGCTATTGTCCCGGAGGTAGTTAAGCATGTGGAACTGGAGGCACCTATTCACCCACGTGGAGAAATTGGCTCCCTTACTCTGATCCCACGAGTCGTAGATCCTGACAATGTACTCGAGAGCCGCGTCCCTAAGCTCCTCGTAGGGCAACCCGGTAAAACTGGAGATCCGTCTCGCGACCTGGTTGGCCTTCCACATCTGCGAGATGATCTGACGGTCCCGCTCTGTCTCCTTTCTAGAGCCACGGCGGGGCGTTGTTGTAAAGTTCGTGTTCATTAGTTGTTGGTTTCTATGGCGCCCACGATGAAGTCCTTGAGTTGGGACTTAGCAAGAATGCCATCGGTATTTATACCTAGGAGCTCCGAGTCTTCGTCGAACACGGCGAAGTTCGGAGTGCCATCGCACTCGATCTGGTCGCAGAACTCCCACTCGTCGGTTGTAACGTCCCACTCGCCAAAACCTATGGAGTAGTGAGGGTACTCCTCAGAGAGCTCGTTAGCCGCCGCCGACCATACCGGCTTCATGGTGTTGCACGCAACGCAACCGGGTTGTTGAAAGAAGACCACCCGGTACTTGAACTGTTGATCTGTCATAATTTGTAATCCTTGCAAGGTGATACGAACGCATTATACCATACAAACGCCCGTTATAGGTAACGAGTGCCGCTGTACCCGCGATCCATCCTGGTTCCCACCAATCCTATGTCGGTAGAGACTCTCCTACTTCCCCCACGGTAGTAGGGATCATGGACCAACTGTGGCAGTCTACGCCTCTCCCCACCGCTTACCGCCTTCCCTCCCATAATCTCGTCCCTGTACACGGTGACACCGTAGACGAAAGCGTCCACGAAGTCGTCGTTTTTGATGTACGGGAAGGATGTAAGTTCGGCAATCCTATCCGCTAGGTTGGGCAGATTCTCGTACAGGGAGACGGCGCCACCCTCCACCACGGGGGCGATAGCATTCGCTCTCAGCACCTTGTCCTTGTTAGGAACCAGCTCCTTGATGGAGATGTTAACCGAGCGTTTCAGGGTCTGGATAAGAGGTACGCCCTGAGCCCTGCCCTCGATGTATATGCACCGTATCTTCCACTGCTTGATGAGTTGCGGGAAGATCTTCTCAAGATCGGGGAATTCCAGCCTCTCAAGGATGTAGTGGATGAGGTGGAGTTTGGTATTCGCTCTGTCGTAACCCCAGATACATATCGCGGTGTAGTCGTTCATCCTCTCCGCCTTGTACGCGGTATCTATGGTGGCGTAGATGAATCCGTATTTCCCGAGATTCTTCGAGTGGTAATCGAACCACGTCTCCTTGAAGATGGCCCCCTGCTCACCTGCCGGTCTCCCCTGATACAGAGAGTTGAAATCCCTGTCCCCGATAGACTTGCGTATGGCATGGAGGTTCTGCACTGGGAAGAACTCAGGCCAGTGCGACTCCCCGAGCTCCCGCCCGAGCACGTCGTTCTCCTCGTCGATGCACAGCGCCGGAACGTTGAGCTCCCTCCAGCCCTCTGGGTCGGCTTTCAGCAACCTGCCTATGACATCGTCAACGTGAAACCTCGTGCCCATGGAGATGATGGCGTGGTTGGGCAGACCACGGGTAAGGAACTGCGTCTGCGTCCAGGCGAACGTAGACTCCATGATGGTTGGAGAGTTACCATCCGCGAGAAGGTCGTCCAGGATCCCGACACCCGGCAATTCCTCATCGCTAATCACTCCAAAACCAAAGCCTGTGACATTACCCCCAGCCGAGGCGATCTTGATAAGCCCGCCATTGCCACTACGGATCGCCCCTAGATTGCATTTATCCCTATCCACCTCGCACTCCGGAAAGATCCACTTGAACTGCTCGTGGGAGATGTACTCTATAACCGCCCTGGAGTTCTCGTTTGTAAGCTGGAGAGCGTACGAACTCATGATAAACTGAGCCGACGGACTCCGGCCCATCTGCCAGGCCGGAAAGATCTTGGAGATGAGCAGGGACTTTCCCGTACGCGGAGGAAGGGAGACCGCCGTCTGCTTGTAGTCCTCCTCCCCGTCGCCGATGCGCTGCAGGAAATCCCCGATCTTGTAGTGGACTTTGAACGGTTTGAATGTCCCAGCGACTGGGACCTCGGATGTGATGTAACGCGCGAAGGTGAGAAAGTCCGTGCGGCATTTCAGCCTTAGCAACTCCTGTTTGTCAGAGGGTGAGAGGGAGAGTACTTCCCCCTCCATCTCCTTAACAGTTTGCTTCTCCGCTTTGAGCTCGGCCTTGTTCATAAGTTATCTGATCGAGTAGGGAGGGGATTCTGGGCGATTGGGGTAGCTTGGAGTCGAGGAGGGACTGGGGAGCTTGGGGGAACGGGGAGTTGATCTTGGACTCGAGGGAATCGCTCAGTACCTTATCCTTGTTGTTCTTAGTGAGGCACTTGTCGAATACGGCGGGCAGGTCCTTCGGCACGATGCCTAGCACGAAGTCCGTCAGATCAACCAGTCCCTTGGCGGGGTTGAGATCTTTCCACTCCGCATCGGCGGATTTTAGAAACCTCTCGGTTATGAAGGTTGCCTCTTTCTTGGAGACGCCGTTGAGTTTGGCGATCCTGATGATGTTGTCGAAGACGTTGGATAGGTTTTCGGTGACCGTGACCCCTGCCCCTCCGCCCTTCTTCACTGCATCGAGTCTTCTCACGTACGTGTAGACGTCACGTATGGCCTTGGAGGTTGTTACTATGCTCAGTAGGGTCTGGGATAGAAAGGACTCATTTCCCACCATCAGTTTGTTGATGAGGCGATGCTGGGCGTCTATGAGTTTTCTTTCAACCGACTCCACCTTGGTTATGTTGTTATCGGTCTTCTTAAAGGCCTTCTCCACCGTCTCGAAGGTGTAGACCAACTCCGACCACAACTCGGGCCAGTCGGCGTCTTTGGCACTGTTGAGCCTGTCGGCCATCTCCCCGAGCCTTTTTACGTCCTGGATCATCTCCGTAAGATCCCAGGTGTTAGGAATGCAGAGCTCCTCACCCACCTTAGTGGCAATTTTCCCCAGCGTTTCCGCTACCTCGTTCTCGTTGTTGCGAGTAGGATCGCCCTCGGGCGAGTAGGCGCTGGCGCTATTCGCCACCACATTGCCACACTTCTCCAGCAAGTTGTTGCCATCGGAGTCCTTGAAGTGCTCGGTCTTCCGGCACTTGGGGTCACAGGGGCACTCACCGCCTCCTCCACCGAAGAGACCTGACGTCAGTCCTCCGAGCAATCCCACCACAGGATTACCACCTAGAAGTTTGCCCAAACCCTCCAGCGAGATACCACCCTTGAACACATCGAGGAACTGCTTGCCCAACTCCAGCGCCTGTAGGGCTGTGGAGGCGATCTGGGGAAGGTCCGCTACCCCGTCGAACTTTGGTATGCTGGGAAGGCCGGAGAAGGATGCCAGGGTCGAGGCCACCTCCCCAAGCTCCTCGGAATTGAGTGCGCTGGTGACCCCCGAGACCACCCCAGGGACCATGGGAACCACCTTCTGGAGTGTGGAGATGGCCTGGTCGAATGGGGCCGCTCCAGGCCCCCCTGTCGCGCTACCCACGAGCTTCTCCACGGCCTTGGGTTGCCGTCTGATCACGTCAGCACCGGCCTCCAGAGCCGGTCTGATCACGCTGTTCACCTCCTCGGGGATGACGGAGAGCTTGAGGGCCGAGGCAACGTCCATGGCCCCGGCTATGCCCCCCGCCATGTACCCGAAGTACACCGAGGAGGCCTCTGGGGATAGGGTTTTTATGCTCTGGTTGAGAGCCTTGCGACCTATGATCTCCAGCGAATCATCCACTGTATTATTCCTCGCGCCTCTCAGCAACTGATCCCCCACTCCTCCGAGTGTCCTAAGCACCGCTGAAGTGTCGTCATCTATGACCCCCGAGGAGTCGAGCGCGGACGTGATCTGGGAGACTATGCTACCCACCGGCAGAGTGGAGTTATTGACTATGACGGTCTTGGCGATGTCGGTCAGAAGTTTAGCTCCGTCGAAACTGCCGGACAGAGCATTGGCGGCCTTGAGCGCTACGCCCAGGGGAGTTGTCTCCAGGGCGGCTGGTATGGCCTTAGCCGCCATCTTGAGGACATCCGGGGCCGAATTGCCCACAAAATCCCCGCCTCCCATCCCCGAACTCCCGTCCTTGAGCGCGGGTATGGGCTTGGCACTATTCAGAACCTCCTCCTTCGTCATAGGAGCGTCCTTTGAGTGGAGTTGGATGGGTTCTCGTTTGCCAGGATTGACCCACTTCAGCGCGCCCTGGTACCTCAGGCAGCTTATGCGCTGGGAGTTGATCCCGTCGTCCAGTACAGCGTCCATCCCGTGAATGGCGTCTGTACAATCCGGTAGTAGGCTTCTGATGAATATAGGAGTGGCACCCGCCGGCTTCCAGGTGAAGTTTCCGTTCTCATCTCTTCCGCACTTTATCTGGAAGGTTCTGAACTTCCGGTCCTCGGCAAAGTCCCTAACATCCCCTTCCTGGGCCTGGTTGCACTGCGGTATGCCCTTCTTCTGAGAGAGGTCGGTGACGGTGGCGTCCTGGACTCCTGGATCGAAACCCTTCTCTATCCACTTGCTGCTGGTGAGGGATTTCCAGTTCCATACCTCCTCGCCCCCCTCCTGCGGGTTGTTGCGTCGCATGCAGACGACAACATCCTGGTTCATCTCGCTCTCGAGTAGGTAAACTCTTCCCCCATTCCCCCTGTTACATCTCAGGCCCTGATCTCCTGGCGAGGAGGGGGCGCTGTAGGGCGCTACCTGCTCGTTAAGCGTGGTGATCTGCACCGGGGCCCCACCCGAACCTACGTTGGGGTTCTTATTGAAAAACCCTAGGATGAAAGCGTCTCCGGAGTTGCCATGGGCCTTCCCCACGAGGCAACTGGAGCCGATGAGCTGGGCGCTGAGCAGTCCCTTGCCACTACCGAGTACGTAGGCCCAGTCGCTCGTCGTACCGTCCTGGTACTCCACCTTCACCCTACCGAGCTTCTTAGGATCACTTACCGAGACCACCGTGGCGATCTCGTTGAATGGGTCAGCGTACACTCCCCCCATGGCCTCCGACGTGCGCGAGGAGAGTTCCTTTACCTGCTGAAGTTCCTCAAAAAATCCCATTACCCTGCCTGCAGATCGCTTACGTTGACATCGGGCTCGAAGAACGCGTCCCCAACCTTCCACAGGCCGGCGGACAGGTACGCGTACTGCACCCGAACGTTCAGGTTAGATGGCATCCAGTTTTGGGCTATGTACGTCACCGCGTCCCACGACTTCCCGTCCCTATTGTAGTAGTAGGGTACTCTGAAGAATACGTTTTTGCTATCCTCAACGCTACTGACTCTGCTCACTCCCGCCACGAGTTGGTTGGTGTAGTTGCCAACGCTGGCGTCAACGAGGTTCCCCACCTGCAACACCTCGCTCTTGTACGGGAGGAGTACCGGAGCGTCTATCTCCGCGGATCTGAGTCCGGTCCTAGGCCTCAGTAGCTTTCTTTCAGCGTCCACTACCTCGAGCTCCTTGGAGGAGTGAGACTTTAACCCGAAAAGCGAACTAAGAAACACCGCACCAAGCAGGCTTCCCTTGGCTTCCATCAGTCCGTTCCAGAGGGACTTGTCCACTGTCACCTGGTCCGTAGGCGTTAGAGATACCTTCTCGTCGGTGTCGGAGTACGTTTTTACCTTCAGCAGGCTGAGTGGCTCGATGCGGGTTATCTGACCCGACCCTGGATCCCTGAGAAGGTCTATAGTCTCGATCTCGTCCAGTTTTATGCCCAGTAGATTGTCCGTGGTTCCGTTCCACTCAGGGTTTGTGAAAGGAAGGTGCTCCAGCGCCCCACCCTTCATGGTCAGTACCTCGCCCAGAGTGGGGAAGGTCTCGCTGACCTCCCTATCCCACCAACCAAAGGAGTTCTTGATGAGCGCTCTCTTGACCTTATTATCCCAGTTGGGATTCCACAGTTCCCCAAAAAGTCCTACGTGCTGGGCCAGCCAATCGAGTAGGCCCGGACTGCACGTGTCGGGATCGAGGTAATCGGAGTAGAACGCCGCCACCTCTTCTTTCTTGGAGGATAGGAACTCGTCCGCGCCGCTGGTCAACCACCGAGCCGGCTCGTCCTCTCCCTCCTCAACAGACCACTTGAGGTACGCTTCCGCGAGCCCTGGGAGACGTGAGTAGACGGGCCTGGATATACTGTCTCTGCCGTAGGAGATTCTGGGGGCGGAGAGCGAACTCCCCGTGACCTGGATCACACTCCCCAGCAGTGTCTTGACCCGGTCAAACACCACCGAGACGAACTCCAACCCGCTCCAACCGCCTCCGAACTCCTCCTCCACGATCTGGTTACACCTACTCGACCACTCGACCTCGAGCCCCTCGAAAGCACCCACAAGGGCGTCCCGGATCTCCTCGGAGGCGGGGGACTGTAGGTGGTTGTTGAGGAAACCCTCGGAGACTCCGGGGTACGCCGAGGCCAGGATCCTCTGCACGAATCTGGGCTTTCTGCTCTCCACGCCCACGAGGTCCGTTGTTGGTTTTCGGGCAACATCCACCAACCTGGAGTCGGTCCGATCTATCTCCGAGTCGATGAAGTCGTCGGAGTAGTAGAATTTTGGCGGGAGGTAGATTTTGCACGTTACGCTCGCCGGGCTTGTCACGCTCACTGTGCGAACCTCGCCCTCCGGACCGTAGGTGTAGTGGTCGCCTCTAACTATGGTTCTGAGAGCGACGGATTTCTCCGCGGGTAGGTAGTAGGTTATGGGGAGCGAGTCGTCGCCATATGTACTCGAGGAAGTGTACCTCCACTTACTATCATTCACACGCTCCAGAGTTCCTATAACGCAACCACCCGGGTCGCATACGGAATCCGTACCGGCGCCTGCCCTGCATCGAAGGCCCGATCTCGAGCAACTCTCCATGCCGGCATTATCCCCACCAAGCGGGTGGCCGTGAGCGTAGATCTCGTAGGAGTACTCCTCCCCGGTCCGCGGGACCACCTCACTGGAGGTGTACACGTGCCCGACGTTCTTGTACTTGAATCCTTCCGATGAGACGTTTCCTATCTCCGAGTCTATGACCTTCTGCCTATCCGAGGCTATATCTCTCCTCTCGGAGAAGTCCACCTTCCCGAGCCTGTGCGCAAATATCCTCGACTTCCTCGTCCGGGGGAAGTCCACGATGAGGTGGGCTGGAGATAGCGCCGGATTACGTCTCCTACCGGCCGAACCGTTCCACGCTGAGTAGTTCATGGGGTGTACAGATTATCGTAGTAGAATGTCAGCGGGGAGAAGTCGTTGATAGAGGTGAATCCTATCTGCGCCCTGTAAAGCTTGTACGAGGTTATCGCGGAGGGTGAGGGCAGGGTCTGATTGTCGAAGTTAATCACATCCAGGTAGTTGTAATTGCATCCAGTGCTTGTCTCCTCACCGGAGAAGCCAGCGCAGAATCCCTCAATCACGGACTCGTCCCTGAGCATGAGCTTCGCGTTCATGTTATTGACCGATCTCACAAAATCGAACTCGTAGAGGAGTTTGAGCATGTCCTGGTAGTTCAGGTCCGATCCGAGTGGTATATTCGCGGGATTTATGTAGTTTCTCAGCGTCTCAAGTACCTGCGAAGCCAGGTAGTCCGTGCTAACGCTCACCTGAGTTGGGTCGTAGAGGATCTCCACGGACACGTCCATCGGGACAATGTTCGGCGAAACAAAGGAGATGTTCGTGCCCATAGTCACCCTGGACCTCATGGAGCTTACAAGGTACTCCAGGTTGGAAGCGCTCAGTCCCCCACCATCACTATCACCCACGCAAATCACAACGTTCCCCGAGAGAGCGCTGGTGAGTCTGTACCTTTCCTCGTACGTTAGTGCTTTCACTATGCTCGCTTCGGGCACGAGGGTGATCACCTCGTTCTCAAAATCCTGGGAGGTGGTCAGGTTTCTCCTACTGAGAACCTCGAACGCTCTGGACTTCATGCCAGCCACCGACTCCGTATCAGTCCCTCCAACAGCGGGCGATTCGTTCCTCAGGAATTCCAACCCCGCAAAGTTCCTCTCGATCTTGTTTATATCTCCCTCCCCGACGTTATACGCCGATCCCCACCTCTCCGACTGGCAGGACACCGTGACCGAATTATCCGTCTCCGATATGCGGACTTCCGCGAGTGTCACGAACACCTGCCCGCCACTCGCGATAAGCTTCGTCCCGCTCGGGATGATAAGCACTCTCTGGTAACCGGGGACTTTGTAAAAGGTGACATCGGCCAGGGCCCTGCTACCTATCTTCCTCTGCACCCCCAACTGCCTCAGCCACTGCAAACTGAACGCCTCGGGTAGGTTGTTGAGGTAGTAGAGAAGCTCGGCTTGGGCGAAAGCCTGCCCCTCCACTATCGCCGACAGGGGCGAGGCTGGGGTGAAGTCGTTGAGCTTCCCATCCGACTCCAGGAATATCCTCGACTGCAGAGCGCGCACCAGCGCCTCCGTATTACGACTATCTAACTGAAGCGGGAGAATTGGACCGTAGATGTTAGCCATTAGAATGCCGGAGAGAAGTCTTTGCGAGCGGAAGGTATAAGCCCACCCTGAGGATCCGCGTTATCCTCCTCGAAGTTGGGTACCTGGGACGTATCCAGTAGATCACCATTTGACATGGTGGCGGGGTCGAAGGTGGTGAATCCGTTTAACCGCTCCCCTATCAGTGAGATGGAGAAGACGTTGCTGTCAGCCTGCGGGTTGTCCGGGAACTGACTGAGGAGCGAGGACGAGTAGGGGGAGTTGACGGCTGTGTCGGAGACGGAGAGCGCCCCCGAGGGGTTGTACAGACTCTCCAGTGGGGTGGATGACAGGTACCCGGTGTAACCATTCACCACGGAGTCTCTCACACTATCCTCCATCGCGGAACCGGTCATGCCTGGGTAGGCCACATCGTTCCAGTAGTCGGTGGGGGTGATATAGCCGGTGGGGATGTCGACTCCGCGGTAGTCGTACCCCAACTCCACCGAATTATCCAGATCCACTCTGGAGTTGAGTGGGGGCACCGACAGTTTCGTCTGAGGGTTATTGGACACCAACCTTGTCATGAGTTTTGCGTCCTCGCCTCTCAAAGGCTCCTCCGTTACTCTGTCGCACACGGCCGAGGTGAGCGCATCGGCCACGGAACCCGCTCCGAACAGACCCTCCACCACGAACCCTACGTAGTCGGAGAGCGAGAGCCCGTAACCCTCCACCGAGTCCACGTTACCGAAGAAGGATCTTTCCGCCCCGGTTGCCACGCTCTGCCTCCAGTTAGGTCCGTACCTTACATCAACGTAGTCGGTGAACTCCGGGTTGTCAGAGTACTGAGTCTCCAGAGCGTCCATGATGAGGTCGGTGAGGACCTTTCTCGAGCCGAAGAAACTCTCGAGTACGTCGGACGGTCTCTGCAGGTCCAGGAACCGGGAGGGGGACTGAGAGTACACCTGGTTCTGCACCTCGCGAAAGTACTCCGGGTCGCCGTAGGCCACCGACGCCAGCCCTCCCAGGGTGCTAAAATTGTCCGTGATGTATCCAGTTTTCAAGGTTTTACATCCCTCTCTACTATAATTTAAACCGCGAAGGGTAGGTTAAAGGTTATCAGACGCATTACCCGCTGTCAATGGCTGAAGCAACGCACCAGCAGATCACCACCTCGCTTCCGGGAGAAGAGCCGTTTATCGGCGACCTGGACGAGGGAGAGATCGCCATCAACGTTGCTGACGGAAGAATCTGGTCTGGGGATTCCATAGGTACCCCGGTGGAGTTAGGTGGGGCTGTGAAGAACCACCCGATGGGTCCTCTTCTCACATCCAACTACCTTGACGTGGATATTACATCCGCGGACAACCTACCCGTGGCTAACACGAATCCGCTCGATATACCGGTGGGGTTCCACAGAAGCCATCGTATCCTCCTGAGATTCACTCAGATCCCGCTCGAGAACTTCCAGACTTACTTCGACTACCCGGTGAACTGGGGAGTGGAGTCGTCGTGGAAGTTTGGAACGTCCGTTATTACGTGGGGAGGGGCTTACGACCAGCTGGATTTTACCGCCACCAACCCCGTTGATTTCTATAAAGCCCAAGGAAGAAGGATACTTATAGAGCTCAGTTCCTTCGGCCCCAGTACGGAGTGGATCGGAAGACTACTCTGGGTTAGTTCAATCTCAACCCCTCAAGAATAAAGTTTCCCACCATGCTAGACAAGATTCAGTTCCAAAACGGATCGATCGTAACAGAAGAATATCTCAACGAGGTGCAGAAGGGGACGAGTTTCTCCGCCACGACGGACCGTGACGACTACTACTCGGAGCCGACGGAGGGCGAGCACAGCGGTTGGAAGATCGGCCAGCGCGATCGTCTTAAGGACTGGGAGATCGCCGATCCACGTAAGGACAACGAGACCTCCGTCGGTCGTCTAGCTCACGACGGTATCGTTCTCAACTCCTACGACCCTACCACACTCGAGAAGGTATGGGGCCCACCCGCTCTCGTGGAGACGAGCGCCGGAAGCGGTGTGTACGGCGTGTGGGTCGAGGCTGGCAGTGTCATCCTCACCGATGGCCTCCCCGTCTCCTGGGGTACGCAGTTCGTGCAACTGCTCAGCGGCCAGGAAGTAAACTATATCTACCTCGACGAGGAGAGCGCAAGGGGGGACATCACCGCCCTCGCTGAGGTGGGACTGACCATCGGATCCTCCCTGCCCTCGGCGTCACGCCCCCACGTCCCCCTTGCTAAGATCACTCTCAACGCCGACGGAACGTCCCTAGCTACGAACGAGGACGGTAGTGTTGTAGGGGCCGGGTACGTTGACCTTCGCCCGGGCCTCTACGTTGGCAACCTGAACACCTACCCACGCATCCTCCGCAACACCGAGATCAAGAGGGACTCTCTCGTTGCCCAGAGCTGGGAGAGAGTGATTGTCGACACCTCCAATGGCTCTCTCATCGTATCCCTACCGGAATCCCCCACTGACTCCGACCGGATCGCCATCGTCGACATCTCCGGGACTTTCGACAGATTCCCCGTGGTCATCAGGCCCGGTGACGGAACCAAGATCTCCAACTCCGTCGATGACTGGATCATCAATATCCGTGACGCTCACGTCGACCTCTTCTACCACGCTGCCACCATGGAGTGGAAGTTTGAGGAGACCCCGGGTGGTGAGTGCACACCCATACTGGGAAGCTTCCTGAGCTGCGGTGGGCGTGAGTTCATCGGCCAGAGACTGCCCAGTGAGTGCGTGGACGGGCAGATCATCCCTCCCGTATACCCCAACGCACCGGACGGGGTCTACCGTTACGAACCCTCCACCTCCAAGTGCTACAAGGAATTCTACTCGAGCGTGGCGGTGTACGCCGACGGTCAGGGCGGACTCATCAAGGTACAGGACGCTCCACGTTGCAATAGACTGGGGCGCTCGGCTGACCCGACCGTAAAGAATATCATCTACGTCGACCCGGCTACCGGCGACGATTCCATCTCTAATAACGGATTCGACAACAGCGTTCCGTTCCGTTCCATCGAACGGGCTATCATCGAGGCCGTGCGGGAGAGCCGCAGAGCCGGTCAGTACAACGACCGCTACGACAAAGTTGTTATCGAGTTGGCTCCAGGCGACTACTACGTGGACAACAGCCCGGGATCCGGAAGCATTCCCGGCCTGACCGCGGCCGAAGGCCTCATCCAGCGTGTCCCATCGGGCTTCGACATCCTGAACGTAGAGAAGCTCGACCGGGCCACAGTCATCCAGGTAGATTCACTCAGTCCGTCCCAGAGCCAACCTCCCAGGGTCTTCAACCTCGGAAGGATCCTGTACTCCCAGAGCGGTGGCGTCGGTAATATCGCCAAGGTGGAGAAGGAGAGTCTCAACTCCTCGATCTGGAAGATCACGCTCGAGTACGTTCGCGGTAACTTCTCCCAGAACGACCAACTCTACTACGACGGACTGTCGCTCATAAACCCGACCGGCGGTGGTCTGATCGTACCCCGCGGTGTTTCCATCAACGGTGTCGACCTGCGTAAGGTGCGCGTTCGCCCGATGTACGTGCCCGAACTCAACCCGGTGCAGAGCGAACCGCAGAGGGAGAAGACGGGGATCTTTAAGGTTACGGGTGGTAGCTACATCTCCCTGATCACCTTCACCGACAACCCTCAGATCTCCAGAAGCCACAATACCGTGGAGTCGGTCGGATTCGCGTCCCAGGCCGAGATGTTCGGAACATCGTCGGAGACCTCCTATTACTCGAAGATTAACAGTCTCTTTGGTCAGTACGATAACTGGGGAGCGGAGGGTCTTGAGGCTATACAGGCGGAGACTACTATCGTAGCACCGATCTACGACTCCAAGAACCTGAGGCAGACCGACTCCGAGGAGAACCAGACCGGTATCCCTGGAGGCGACTCGCGCACCAACGCTCCGGTGGCCTACCCAGGAGCCACAAGGATCAGAAATCAGTCCTCCAGCGACCAGAAAATCTTCGATCTCCCGGACATCAACTCCACAAGATCGTCGTCTCCGTACATATTCAACTGCTCCGTGAGATCCATCTTCGGTCTCAACGGTCTCCACGCCGACGGGGCCCTGGTCGCAGGATTCAAGTCGATGGTGACGGCTAACTTCACCCAGGTGTCACTGCAGACCGACCCTACTTGCTTCACCGAGGAATCCTACTACCTGGACCCTCCGACAAACAAGGATCAGGGAACAGGCAAGCAGTACAAGCCCTGCCCAGCCGACCCACTTAAGTACCGCCACTTTGGCTTCAGAGGTAGTAATAACGCCACCATCCAGATCGTTAGTTGCTTTGTTATCGGTAACGCGGATCACTTCGTGTCTATCGGCGGCGCCGATCTATCGATCACTAACTCCTGCTCGGACTTTGGTGACGTATCGCTAAGATCCATAGGTTACAAGACCAAGTCATTCAGCCAGGACGAGGGCGTATCTTCGGGCAACTACGGTGGGACCAGGATCTCCGAGATCATCGCGCCCAAACCGCTATCCTATACTCCACTACTGAGCGGGGAATCGCCCACTCTCGTGGACACGGAGATCAACACCGGCCTGGTATTCGACTACGACAAGACCAAGCAGTGGTACGTATCGAACTCCTCCGACGGAGTCGGTCCTAGTGTAATCAGGATCTACTTCAATAACTCCAACTCGAAGGCCCCGTTTGGAGCCACCGGTTCCGTTCCGACCGCCTCCTCTATGGGATCCGGTCAGTTCACCTACACAAGGAAGAAATCGGACGGGACGTACATGCTCTCTGGCGGAGCGGCCAGAGCCAACAGAAAGAGAATCTACTTCAAAGGCTTCGACTCAGATGGCAACTCCGTCCTGTACGCTGGTGACATCAAACTGGTAACAGCTACAACCTCACCGGGCTTCTCTGTACTGAATGACTCCTCCAAGATCTTCGTGTGGGATCAGCAGAGATCGTGCTGGTACGTTGAGGTCACTACAGCTAACGTTGTCGAGGAGGCCACGGACACCGACGGTGACGGTTACCTGCTCAAGAGGGTGGACTTTGCCTTCAAGTACAAGATCCTAACCTCGCCTAACACCACCGAGACTTTCCTCGCCAGTCAGGACTACGTCTACAAGAAGTCCCCTCTGACCATAGTGAGAGGCGTGGATAGAAGAAGAGCCGATGATCGCGTATACCGCGTGGTTCTGGAAGGGTTTGTCAAGAGCAACGGTCTGAGAAGACCGCAGAACTTCTACATCCTTGAGAAGCAACTCGGTGTGAGTGGTTACCCACTTAACGGTTCCTCCACCCTCTCCGAGGATCCCCTGACGATCTCTCAGATCCGCGACTACGACGAGGTATTCGATCCCGAAGCTTACAAAGCAAGAAGGCTGAGTAAGGGTGAGTCCGATGGCAGATTTGTCTGCTACATGACTCAGGCCTCGCAGGCTCGCAGAGTTGCGGCCGGTGAGATCTACCCCTCACTGGACTTCGACGAACCCGAACTGACCTCCGACCCTCTGGACTCCTTCACCCGTGTAGCCGCGGCGGAGTTTGCCAATAGGCCCGGAGTGCACCTTTCCACGTCCTTGGAGCCTAACGTCAACCCGATAGTACTCAAGGTACGCTCGAGCTCCTCCGTCTCCGGCATCCCGATTGGTCTTCGCAGACCGTCCGTGATCAGGGCCTCAGGCCACACGTGGGAGTGGACTGGGTACCTGAACTACGACACAGCCTTCCCAACCTTCCAGGGAGATCCCCTGGAGCAGGACTTTGCCCTCGGCAAGATCATCGTAGAGGACATGGGTGGTAAGGTTTACGCCACCGGAATGAACGAGGAGGGTAGTTTCTACATCGGTACCACCGTCTTCGATCTGAGAACCGGCGAGCAGTTCGCTATCCCTCTGGAGGCGGATAACGAGCCCGGAACCGTTACCAACCAGATCCTGAATAATGTGCTCGTGAAGGAGAGCCTAGCGCTAACAGACGGTGCTACGATGTTCTTCGGCAACGACACCGCTATCTACTTTGGCCCCTCCACCACATTTAACACGACCTCCGGTCCCATAACCGCTAACCAGAGTCCCCTCCCCGAGGTGTACGCTAGCACGGAGAAAGCCGGACTAGTGCAGTTGGCTGATGAGTCTGTTATCAGAGGCTCCAGGGGTTCCACCAATAGCCAGGGCGTAGCCGCCAAGGCCGTGGTAACGGCCGCTGACCTCTCTAGAGAACTAAACGTAAGATTCGACAATGCCGTCGTCGCGGGTACCGGAATAGAGGTTCAGTCCGTAGTCCAGAACCCGGAAGATGGTGACCCGCTAGACCCGACGGACGACGTAACCAAGTTCCTGGTATCGGCCAAGGTGGCCTCCAGCACCCAGCAAGGTATAATCGAGATCGCCACGGCCGAGGAGGTACGGGAATTCGCCTCAGCCACGCTCGCGGTAACGCCAGCGACGCTGGTCCAGGCCCTGGGAGACTCCGTCAAGAACGTTGTGAACCTGAGACTGAGTCTCAGCCCTACATCCCCCGTCCCCGACTCGGATCAGAGCGGCACGAGCATCTTCGTCCATCCGTGGAATGGTAACGAGATCGCTCTGTATGAGCCCGCTGGAACATACCCGAGATGGTACGTTCTCAAGTTCAATGCTGACACGGTACCGGGGTTCCCGTTAGCGGGACTCGGCGCCAATACGGTCTACGACGTGTACCTGTGGAACTCGGGGACTATAAGCCAGCCCGTGCTGGCCATGGACTTCTCGGCGTGGCCCACCGCCCTAACCCCTCCTGGCAGGGGGAAAAAGGACGGTATCCAGCACAAGCTAGGGGATGTTAGAAAGAGATTCGTGGGAGTTCTTCGCACCACGGCGTCGGGGCAGAGTCAGATCTCCCTGGGCGGGGTGTACGGCACTGGTTCCGGCGATTTTCCCAAGATATACCTCGCCAATCTTTACAACTCTTACGACGCACGAGCCGTCTATTTCTTTGCCGATGGGGCTGGTTGGAACTCTCCTTCAACGAACTGGGCGGTTCCTCCGGGTTTTGCTGCTGCTCCAAGAGTCAGTTTTGTGCAAGCAGGTAACACCCTCGTTATGGCGTTCTTAGACGTCTATAGTAATCCGTCTACTAGCGGAGATTTCGAAACCGTCGCTTACGTAGCCCCAGGTATTAACTCAACCGCAGGTCCACCGGCCGACGCGTTCTACGGAGAAAGCTCCGGATTTAACCAGACATCGGGTAGTCAGTGGGCTCAAAGTCTGGGCAGTGGTCTGAACGAGATCTACTACCTCTACAAGCAAGCTGGCAGTAATCTTCTCAACGAGCACCCAGCTCATGGTATGATAGTGGTCGCCAAGGTCTGATTCACATGATCAGCTTCTCTAGATCCGCCTCCGGCAAGAGGGCTAGAGCGCCGCGTTGGTGGGGGAGGATGGTGGACCTGCTTCCGTCCTTCTCCGTGCCGTGGCTCGAGCCACACGCGTGGACGGAGGACTTAGCTAAGAAGTGGGTAGACTCCGTGCCCTCAAAATGCCCCTTCGAGCGCCAAGTGTGGTGGGGAGATACACTGCTGCTTTACGTTCCACCGCTCTGCCCACTAAACCCATTCTCCGGCCAGCTCTACTCCATCAGGCTTGAGGCCCAGACCTACCTTGCCACTTTTCAAACCGGCCGTAGCCAGTTTAAAGACTAACATACAGCGACTGCCCCGTTGTGGGGTTTTCGTGGTATAATACTAAAGAGTCGAAGAGAGAAACTTCACTCCCAAGAGACACCTACACAGTGAGAACCACAATGTCCACAGCTACATTTTCCGTCACGACCATTGACCTGAGCACCAACGCTCCGCAGCTTGCCCCCCTCAGTGGCCGGGAATACACCTCCGAGTACACCTCGCTCCCCAACGCTAACCTGCCTAAGGCGATGCGTAAGGACCTGGACACCGTCTTCCAGTTCCTGACCGGCGAGGAACTCCCCCTCGACGAGAACACCTTTCTCATCAAGTCCCGCGATGGCGTCTACTTCCGCCTCTTCGGCCCTGTGCTTAAGGCCGGTGCTGAGGGCGTCGAAGCCACCGAGGATGGCAAGCTCTACATCCAGTGGGGCCCGCGCTACCTTCCTCTGAACGTGGTCAAGGGTGGTTTCACCAAGCCCGACGGTACCGAGATCGAGGCCGAGTTCGGCTCCTACAACTTCTCCGGCCGTGGAGAGGACCCCGCTCTGTTCCTGAGCGTCGATACCGAGGATGGCCAACTCGTCCTGCCGGTGGCCGTTCGCTTCAGCGACTGGGAGAATCCCACCGAACCCAAGGCTCTCAACGCCCTCCTGAAGAAGAAGCCCGACGACGTCATCGTCCTGGTGCAGAAAGTCACCGTGAAGGGTGGTGGATCGGGTGGGGCCCGCGTCGAGGCCGATAGCGAGATCGACTTCCGCGATCTGGATGTGAACGTCCCCTACGAGGTGATCAACTACTACCAGTGCAAGACCTCGTACGGTCTGACCTACCGCATCATGATCAACAACTACCCCGCAGAGGGTCAGGTTGCTGGTGCATGGGCCCACTCCTCCATTCGTCCGCTCCTCTCCACTAAGCCCGAGATCACTCGCGAGAAACCCGCGACGCTGACCCTGCGCTCCAAGGAGGAACTGGAGAACAACAAGATCCGGATTCGCTCCACTCTGCTGCTCTCCCGCCAGGAAACCGGCGAAAACGATCTCAACCTGGACTTCTGACCCGCTCACGGGCATAGAACCACTACTCCCCCGGCCTCGGCTAGGGGAGTTTTTCTTTTGGGTTTAAAGATCTAACACGGTACTTAATCTCTCAATGGATCACGAACTTCATATCCCCGAGGGCTGGGTCGCGGCGAATTACGCCGAGCCCGGATCCGACACGGGGAAGACCAACAAAAACCTAGGGTTAGTCGAGCCGGGTCCTCAGACTGGCGAGGATGACTACCACTCCAAGTACGTTGATCCTGAGGGAAAATTCGGAGCCACCAGCGTGGGAGGCGGAGAACCCTCATCCTACGAGGGTCCCCACGACAAAGACCTGAATCCAGAAGGCAAGGCGGGATACGACGTGGGGCAGCTCCATGTCGCTCCCGGCGAGATCGTTGTGGAGCAGGGTGTGCAGCACAGACGTCCCTACTACCTCGTCACCCACCCCGACGAGGAGTACTTCTACTCCGTGGTTCCTAAAGTGAAAAGTACTTCTGAGGAGTACCGTAGTCCGAGGAAGAGAACCCGCTCCGAGGCGCTAGAGATGGCGTACAAGGTGCTCAATGCCACTCTCCCCGAGTCCGTCTCTGACCAGATGCACTACACCTACCCAGAGACCGAGATCGTGGTCAAGTCCACGGCCGGCCAGCAGCATATGTGACCACCACCAACCCGCCATGGGACCCCACCCGTGGTAGAATGGTGGTAATCAGACGCCAACCGTAGTGCAGAACGTCCTGCTGATCTCCGACATCCACTCCCGCGACGACGCGCTGGAACGCCTCCTGGACCGGCTCTCAAAGCCACTCAGCCAGGGCGCCCATCTTGTCTTCCTGGGGGATCTGTCGGACTGCAGGGATAAATTGTACAGGCCGAAGTGCTCCTTTCTGAAAGTCTACCGTCTTGTGCGGCAGCTTTGCGACGAGGGTTACGCTACCCTCCTCCACTCCAATCACGCTCAGAACCTAACCGATCTGTTTCTTGAGAGGAGGGATGTTCGCAAGAGCATAGCGGGCTTCAAAAATACTATAGATGAAATCCGGACTTTGGACGAACCTACTCGGGACGAACTGATCCTGTGGTTGGATTCAAGGCCTTTAACATTTACTTATAATTCCGGCAACGGAAAAACATACAAAGCCGCTCACGCCTTCTACCAGAAGGATTTTGAGGCGAAGTACTCCGAGGGTGGGCTCACACCCACGGAGATCAACTCCACCCTACGTGGTCGCGAGTCATCGTGGCTGTGGCAGGGTAAAAAGATAACCAAGCGCACGGGGTTCTGGCGTAACCCACAACGGTGGGGTGCCACTGGCACCGACGTACTCTGCTCGGGGCACTGGGCCAGGGTTCTTGTCGAGGACAATTGCGTTGTGAACGACCCCGGCGGGGACGCCACCGACGGAACTCTAGGAGTATTCGACTGCGATAACCACAACCTCACCATCCACGAAAACAAATGAGCATCAGCATCCTCGAGCACAACAAGATGGTCTTCAAGAAGGACGACGGGTTCGATTACCCCGAGTTCTACGACTACTACGAGAACACCGTAGCCTCCGTATGGCGGCACGCGGAGGTACCTATGGAGGGAGATCTGCGAGATTGGCAATTCAACTCAACACCCGACGAAAGAGCGGTTATAGCCGGGATTCTAAAGGGCTTTGTAAGCGCGGAATTGGGTATAGGTTGTTACTGGGCGGACGAGGTCTGCCGGATTTTCCCTAAGCCGGAGATCCAGTCCATGGCCCGCGCCTTCTCGTTTTTTGAGACGATCCACGCCGCCGCCTACTCGTACCTCAACGACGTCCTCGGCCTCAAGGACTACGAGGAGTTCATCAACGATCCCGTGGCGTGCTCTAAGATCGACACCTTCTTCCAGAAGTACCCCGACAAGGTCGCCCTAGCTGTTTTCTCCGGAGCTGGCGAGGGTGTTTCCCTGTTCAGTTCCTTCGCCGTACTACTGAGCTTTAACAAGGATGGACGTTACAAAGGCCTCGCGCAGATTATCTCGTGGTCCGCTATCGACGAGCAGACTCACTCGGAGGCTGGGTGCAAGCTTTTCCGCTATCTTGTCAACGAGACGGGACTCACGGATGCTGAGGAGCAGGCGATTTACGAGGGCTTCCGCCTCGTGGTGGATAAGGAGTTCGCTTTTATTGACCACATTTTTAACGCTGCATATATTGGCTCAATCGATGCGGATGAGTTGAAAGCTTACATAACCAACCGCGCCAATGAACAGCTCGTCACGCTCGGACTTCGGCAGATCTTCCATCTGTCCACCGAGGAACTCTCAAGAGCAAAGTCCATCAGTGCCTGGTTCGAGCCCATGATCAAAGGGGCTAGTAGTTCGGATTTCTTCGCGCAGGGCAAGTCGGGCGACAACTACGTTGCCAAACCCACTCAGGACTACATGAGTGTCGATCTCACAGCGCTAGATCTGGACTCCTGCCTCTCCTACCACTAATGTAAGGAGGATCCATGTCTATCTCCAAGCCGGTAAGCATAGCCAACGGAAAGTGGTTGGTGCAGACCTCAAATGGCCACAAGATCTTCGAGGATGGCGAGACAGCCCAAGATTTCTACCTGATAAACAAGCACAGAGAAGACCAGAAAGCCCATGGCGATTCACCCAAACCCTGATAGAGACAGCAAGCTTATGGTAGCCGATCACGGCACCGTGTGCCTCATCACTGACCGCAGAGCCGACCTCTACATCCAACGCTACAGAAAGAACATGATCACCTCCCCACCGCCTGACAGGTTCTCAAGACCCTGCGGCGGGATGGGTGGTTTCGACGACTACGTGGAAAGATGGCATGAGTGACTTTGTAAGACCCGATGGCTGGAGGGTCAGAGGACGGGATCAGGGAGGGCGTAACTACGCCGACTCTGGCGAACAATGGAAGCAGTGGAAGGACTCCCCCTACGAAGTCAGTAGTGGGGGGAAAGTTCGTCGTAAGGGAGACACCCAGAACCGTAAGCCACGCGACGACGATCGCAAGCACCAGAGAATGAACCTCACCTGGGATGGCAAACGCGAGGAACCGAAAGTTCACGAGTTAGTTATGCAACTATTCGGTCCTCCGAAGCCTCAGGGAGAGCATATTGTCATTTTGCATAAGGACAATGACGGAACCAACAACTCCATCTCTAACCTAAAGTGGGGAACCAGGTCAGAAAACGTACAACAAGCTTGGGATGACGGACTGATTAAAAAATCAAATGAAACATAAGCATCACATTATTCCTAAGCATCTTGGAGGCACTAATGAGTTATCCAACATTATTGAAGTTTCAATAACTCAACATGCAATGTGGCATTACGCTAACTGGTGTTTACATAAAAAGCGCGAGGACTTTATAGCTTGGAAGGGTTTATCCGGTCAGTACAACAAGCAAGAAGTTATCAAAGAAGTTCAACTTTTAGGAGCTTCTAAAGGTGGTAAGACATCCGGTAATAAGCATAAGGAGACCGGATTTATCCAAAATTTAGGTAGAATCTACGGACCACTTAATAAAGGTTCAGAACGTTGCAGGGAGAATGGGAGAATTCAAGGGAGAAAAAATGCAAAATCCGGACAACTAGATCAAATAAGAGACATTGAAAAGTGCAAAGAGGTTGGTAGGAGAAACGTACAATCAGGACACCTGCAGAGAATCTCTAGTTTGGGAGGAAAAGTAGGAGGAAAAACTCAAGGAAGAAAGAATGTAGAATCTGGACATTTGTCCAAATTAAATTCTCAAAAATGGATGTGCACTACTACTGGCAAAATTTCAACTGCTGGAGCACTTAGTCTTTTTCAAAGAAAAAGAGGAATTAGCACATCAAACAGAATCAAACTAGATAGTGCAGCATAGTAACTATTTAGTTACCAAGCTGCTACGCTACGCCTTATTTTTGTTAGAATAAACGACCAGGAAGCCAGCCATTATGTCCGAGTTACAAGTCCCCGAGTGGATGTCCAAGGAAGCCATCAAAACTCTCTCAAAAGGCTACCTGTATCAGGGCGAGACGCCCAGGGGGATGTACGAGCGTGTGGCCAACCAGGCCGCCAAACTGCTCAACTACCCCGAGATCTCCGGAGACATCTTCGAGGTGCTCTGGCGTGGGTTTCTGGGACTTGCCACTCCCGTGGCTAGTAACTTCGGCACCTCGCGTGGCCTGCCTATCAGCTGCTACTCGAATGATATTTCGGACTCCGTGCGCTCCATCTACTCCCACCTCAAGGAGTCGGCGGCGCTCTCCCAGTACGGTGGTGGGGTGGGAACTTACTTCGGCAATATCAGACCCTCCGGGGCACCCATCTCGTCCGGTGGGAAGAGCACTGGCGTGGTGCCGTGGATGAGGCAGTACGACCAGTGCGCCGCTGTGGTGTCTCAGGGTGGGGTGAGGCGCGGCAGTTTCGCTCTCTACCTCCCCATCGACCACCCCGATCTTCCGGAGGTTTTACGCTCCAAGGACCACTCGCAGGGCGACCCACGTGACTTCATCGACAGTAACATCGCCATCACCATCACCGATGAGTGGGTAGAGAGCCTGCTTGCTGGGGATAGGGACAAGCAGAAGTTGTTCGGCGAGGTGCTAAAATCTAGACTGGTGTCAGGGTCTCCATACATCATCTTTATCGACAACGCCAACAAGGCCAATCCGGAATGCTACACTCAGAGAGGACTGAGTGTTAAGCTCAGCAATCTCTGCTCGGAGATCTTCCTGCACACCGACGAGAACCACACCTTCGTCTGCGTTCTCTCCTCTCTCAACCTAGCACGCTGGGAGGAGTGGAAGGACTGGACCGGCCCGGCCACTGGCAAAACCGTCCCCGAGCTGGCCGTGTACCTCCTCGACGCTGTTGTGGAGGAGTTCTGCCACAAGGCCGATCGCATCACCTCCATGGGAAGAGCGGTGAGATTCGCCCGCAAGTCCAGGGCACTGGGCCTGGGGACCATGGGCCTCCACGCTCTCTACCAGTCCAAGAACCTCCCCTTCGCCTCCGCCGAGGCACGCCAACTCAACGAGAAGGTTCACAGGTACGTCAAGGAGAAGGCGCAGAAAGCCTCCCGTGAGATGGCCGTCACCTACGGCGAGCCGGAATGGTGCCAGGGTACCGGGCTCCGTCACACCCACCTCATGGCCATCGCCCCCACCAAATCCAACTCCGTAATCTGCGGAGCGGGAAGCGAGGGCATCGAGCCCATCGACGCGAACTACTACGTTGCAAAGCAGGCCAAGGGGACCTTCGTTCGCAAGAACAAGTATCTCGTGGAGCACCTCGAAAGGATCGGAAAGAATACCGACGAGACGTGGGAGTCGATTCTGGAGTTCAGAGGATCGATCCAGCATCTCAAGTTCATCGACGACCACACCAAGGAGGTGTTCAGGACGGCGCGTGAGATCGACCAGTTTGAGATCATCAGGCAGGCCGCGGACCGGCAGAGGTACGTCTGCCAGGGTCAGTCCATCAACCTTTTCGTCGATCCCGAGTCCTCGCCGGAGTACCTCTTCAAGCTCCACCTGAGCGCTTGGAAGGGTGGCCTCAAGTCCCTCTACTATCTGAAGAGTTCGTCCCTGCTCGTGAAGAAGAAGCCTCCTGGCCAGCAGAAGGTCGCGAAGATCATCACCAAGCAGGAGTGCCCCTACTGCTCCATGGCCAAGTCCCTTCTCCGTAGCCAGGGCTGGACCATCAACGAGGTGGATAGGGCCGATGTCCCCGACTCCGAGTGGGTGTGGAAGACCGTGCCCCAGATCTGGCTCAATGACCAGTACGTTGGAGGCTACACCGACCTCGCCGAGAAGCTAGGTCAGGGGGAGAAGACATACAGCGAGTGTGCCGCCTGCGAGGGTTGACATCCTCCCCGATCCATGATATGATCTCTAGAGAAAGTTCTGTAAGCCAATGAATTTCGATTACGTCAAGTTCATCAACGATGGCTTCGAGGCGCAGGAGAAGTACGCCGCCAAGGTCGGTGGTGTAGGGCCTGAGATGCTGATGAAGTACGAGGCGGCGCACGGTTACCTCAACGAGGACTGGCTCTGCTACCGCTACGAGAAAGTCATCGAGTACTTCGGCCACCTCATGGAGGAAGCGATCGAAGCCCGGGTGTACGTCCCCCGCCGCTCTTGGAAGAACAAAGAGCGGAGTTACATGGACTCACCCGAACTCCGCCGGGAGTTTATAGCTGAGATGTATGACATCCTTCTCTTCCACCGAGCCATCCTGGCCTACGCCGGCGTGACCGGCGAGGAGTTCTCCGCCATCGCCGCGGAGAAGCAGGCCTACAATCAAGTCCGGCCGGATCATAACGTGAACGGAGACGCCTCCGTCACCGCGTCCCCCTCCGAAGAGCTTCAGGGTATCTGCGACTCAGCATCGTTCTAAACCCATGGCCCCCGTCCCCCGCCAACGCCTCATCAGTAAGATCGACAAATCATCCTGTAGGAACTGCGCTGGCAGGGGATTCCTCGTTATCGAGAAAAACTCGCCCGACGGGCGTGTATTACCCAACGAAATAGTAGAATGTGGAGTCTGCGATGGCACCGGAAAACGTCAAACAGATCAGGCCTAACACCCAGGTCCTAGTGCTCAACGCGTCCTACGAACCTCTCCATGTCACGAGCTGGAAGAGAGCCATCATCCTCCTGCTCAAGGAGAAAGCCCTGATCGTATCGGCTAAAGTCATCCGGCTCACCGAGTACATAAGGATACCCTTCTCCAGGATCAACTCGCTCAAACCCTCCCGCAGCCTCATATACAAGCGCGACGGGCACAAGTGCCAGTACTGCGGATCGACAAGACGCCTGACCATCGACCACGTGATCCCTAGGAGCAGGGGAGGCAAGGACACGTGGGAGAATCTGGTCGTGGCGTGCTCGACATGCAATACGCGTAAGGGAGACATCCCACTCGAGCAGACTGGGATGAGACTGACTAGAAAGCCGAGCGCGCCCGCGAATAGGTTCCTGTTAAGTCTGATAGACTCTGGGTCTCCGGAGTGGCTTCAGTACGCATTCGATTAAAGAAACATAGATCGTTCATCGGAGAGGCATCCCCCCTCTCCGACGGAAGTAGGCCGACTCGGAACGGACCGTTCAGCCACAGCTTACGTGGCCGCAAAAGCCGACTGAAGGAACGCACCAATACCCTAACAAGTAAAGGAGCCAACCTAATGTCCAAAGCAGTCTATCGCGGTGTGTCTTACGACACCCAGAAGCGTCTCCAGTACCAGCATCAGATGCAACTTCAGCACTCCGAAGTGTACAGAGGAGTCAAGTTCGTGAAGGAGGATAAGTGATGAAGATTAACGTCCTCCAGCTCATCAAGGAGCAGAAGCAAAAGCAGGATAGGCGCCACGAAGCCTCTATAGCTCAACTTATCCGGTCCAAGTAGACCGGTTCTTCGGAGGGAGGTACGCTTCCCTCCTTTCTTTTTTCTACCAGTAATGGATTTTTACTTTTCGTTCGGGAAGAAGAGACCATCGGAGAGGGGCCTCGTCATCCAGGCCGCCGTGCTGTGGGGCCTACTCGAACCCGCCCTCGACCTCATCCTAGACTTCGTCAACAGGAAGGCGATAAAGCGCATCGGCGCCAGGAACCTCAAGACGCTCTTCGACGAGCTGGACATCTTCTGGTTGAGAAATGCCGAGCACAAGAACTACTCCGAGTCGCAGACCCGGCTCATCATCTCCATGCTACTGAAAGCCGTGGAGGACGAGAATCTCACCCGGAAGGAACTGCTCGCCCTTGTGGACTTTGTCCAGCGCAAGTGGGTGCAGTCGGAGGCGCTTCACAAGACCTTCACTATGACCGACGAGGTCATCGAGGCGCGAGTCGAAGCCACAGTGGACCAGGCCATCGAGCTCTACGAGAAGACATACGAGGAAAGGCCACAGACCCCAGAGGAGTTCGTGGCCAGTACCGCGGAGATCATCTTCCACGAGCCGGACGGGAGCGAGGCTCAGGCCCTGCTCGGTGGGATGATGCAGATCAAAAACAAACTGGTGTACTGAGCGCTCAGAGCGCCCAGATCGGCTCCATAGGATTCTTAGAGGCAGTGTTATTCTGTCTCAGAATGGCGCCATTGGGTCTTTCTACCCACTCTCTGTTGCCGTTTAAAGCCTCGACAATTTCTAGCACCCAATCCCGAGCAGTTGTGGACGGGACGTTTTGGCAGATTACGTTGCTGTGCTTGGTGGGGATGTGGACTTTCGCCGCGTAGTCCTTCGGGAATCCCATCAGAGCGAGGCCCTCAGCCACCGTGAGCCAGCGGTCCTCGTGGGGATGCATGAGATAGGGGAGTGACTTCCACATCAGGCTCTGCGTTCTATACCACGCCAGTTTCATGCTCCCGTCCATGATGTTCTTGCCGGCGCGCTTCTTCTCGAGTGTGTAGTTAAGCCACCGACTAGCCTTCTCACCCTTGACCACTCTAGCGGCCTCCTCCAACCATCCCGACTCGTAGATAACGTTCCAGACGGACGTCATGCGATTCGCCGCCACCTTGGAGAGGATGTCCTGCTTCGTGCATCCAGCGTACTTCCCCTCGATAAACTGCCAGAGCGGATCGGTGCTAGGCACACCCTTGGAGTTGACGGGCTCGGATTTAGCGAATCCGCCAGCTTTCAGGAACTTATGGAGGGGCTCGAAGTCCCGCTTTACAGGCGCAAGCACAGGGACTTTGTCACCCTGCCATAGGAAGAAGAACGAACGAGTCCGTTCCTGGGGCACCCCGTGATTGATCGAGGTGGTCTTCACCAGGCTCATGGAGTAGCCATGCTCGGCGGCTAGGGAGTTGATCCGCTCGGCAAACTCCTCTCCCATCTTCGAGTAGAGAGCGGGTGCATTCTCCACCATCATGGCCTTGGGCTTGATCTTCGTCATGGCGAACTCCGCCGCGTGGTACATGTGCATGTTGCTGGGCGCCGAGCAACCACGCGGGTTGTTCACCTTCTCACCAGAGGTGGTATTGGCCATGGAGAGGCCGGCGCAGGGCGGCAGCGAGGTGACGATATCAACGTACTTGGTGGGGTAGTTACCCTCATCGAGGTTGTGGAAGGGGGTCTTGTCGAAGTACTTCAGGCAGTACTGATCATTGGCGCCGAAGGAATCGCTCCAGGACGCGATCCACTCCGGATCCTTCTCCAGGGCCAGGGTCGTGCCGACCACGCTCCCTCCTACCAGGGGGATGATGTGGCCGTGGGTGTATGATGACATGGTAGAATTGGTTTACGGGGGTCTTTAGACTGAAAGACACGGGTTTAAAGACTAGGTAGTAGAGCTTGAGTATGCTTGGGGACTATGCCCCCTCGGATTGGGGAATCGCGGACAAAACTGAGTGGGTGGCGGAGGCTCCGCTCGAGGGCGAGGCCAAGATGCCCGCCCTTGAGGGTAGGGATGTTGTTGGGTTTTCCGAAGTAGCAAGTTTTGCCGCGGGTCAGATGAAAACCATGCCCGCCCACGACGGTAAGCCCGCCCACCAGGTTCAAAGGTGCCCCTCTGGATGGTACGATGATGGTAGAGGAACCTGCCGTCAAGGAAAAGCCCCTCAGCAAGCTCCGGCATCCCCCGCTCAACGTATGGAGCAGGCCAGAAAATCAGGAGTTTGGAAAGGGCCTACTGTAAAAGAAAAACCTCAAGAACCTAAGCCTCAGTCCAAACCCGAACCTGCGCCTGAGCCAAAACCGGAACCTTCGGAACAAAAAACAAAGTCTTCACCATCCACCGAAAAAGCAACTGGCGCATCTAGAGAGATCGGGGATAACTTTAAAGTAGAACTTACAGAGACAAATCAGCAATTCCTAGACAAAATAAAAGCTGAGGGTAAGTGGAACGGAACAGAATTTGTTGATCTTAGAGCAGCTATTGGAAATCAAACTGCTATACCACCAAGACATCTTGATGCTTTGTCAAGAATGCTAGTAACTTCAGGATCGGATAAAATTGGCTGGTCCTACTTTGGAGGCGAAGTTCCAGGAGGAGCCGGAAAAATCTTCGCTCAAGGTGGAGAGTTAATGACTCTTGCATTCACTGGCCTACCTGAACAGCAGTCTAAAAAGCTTCAATCTGTTATTTCGGACGCTTTAAAGTTCCAGAAAGAGAATAAAGTAAAAAATCAGATAATTACCCCAGACTGGTTTCAAGCTGCTCAAGACAACCGCACTGCCATACTGAACTCTATTAAATCAAATAAGGGAGGTGGTGTATCAATTATAGGAGGCGCTTGGGATACTAAAGATGAAGTGGAAGAGTTAGGAATGAAGGATTATGATAGCGAGAAAGGGTTCTCTACGGATATCTATTTAAAGCTGTCTGATGGATCCTTACATCAGCCCTCCCTTAAAAAAGACACGCGCGTAAATTTTTTGAATTCTGGAGCTGGTCAATACGGTCAGTTTATTGTAACATCCCATGCGGAAAATCCCGATTCTCCTTATCATGAGCGAGCAAAAGCTTATTTAGAAGCGCAGAAAATACGAACGGCAATAATAAACGAGCTGGGAGTTCAATTTCCGCGCAAGAAAGATGGACCAGAGATAAATCAAAAGTGGAATAAAGCTTTAGAGACTATAAACTCTGTTGAATCTGAACAGTGGGCAAAACCTGAAGATTCTTACAACAGTCAAGTTTATGCTGAAAATCAAAACAAGAGACTTAGAAAAGTTCTCTCAGAGAACATAGACCAAATAAAACAGTTTGACATTTCCTCTATTCCAACTGACAAGGCAAAGATATTTTCGTCACTCCTCCAAAGAGACGGTGTTGACCCTGAAGATCTAAAGATAAAAGGAACAGAATTCAGAAACTTAGACGCTGAAAGTAAGCAGAGAGTTCTAGGGGCTAGGGAGAAGGCAAAAAACCTAGAATCCGAAGCCCTAGAAACTTCTACCGAAAACGCGGAACTTGTTAGAAAAGCCCAAAAAGAAATGAAAAACGCTAATACAGACTGGGCTGGATTAGTAGATAAAATTGCGTCCTCAAAAACTCTAAATAGATCTACTAGAAAGCTTATTCACTTAGCAGCAATTAACCAAAGAGTAGAAGGCTACAGAGATGAAGTTCAACAAGCGCATAAAGATTTCGTTTCAAGCGCCGTAGAAGCAATTAACACGGATCCTAATTTAAGAGACGGAATGTTAACAGAGCTAAAAAATAATTTTCCGATCAGAGATGTTGCTGAGGGTAAAGAGGTTATGGCAATAGGAGATCTATCTTTTGATACTCAAACCTGCCGGGATATTTTTGGAACAACAAACTTTGATGAGATTAAAACCGGTTTTAAGGTATCCATAGATGAGAATGGGTCTCCCTATCTCGGATGGATCGGTAAAGCCGGCGATGGGCCTCTTCTTCCTCTTGCTAAAGTAAATGTAAGGGAGGACGGGGTCGGCTATGGTTCTAACATAAAACACGAGATGGTGCTCCATCCAGACTTTGCCAATAGACTTCGCCGAGCAAACGCGAAAGAATACGGTGCCGGATCTGGAAGAACTTTTTCTGAACTAGAGTTTGAAGAGATGGAAAAGAAAAAACCCACTTACGAGGACTACATGGAAATCCTCAAGGCCAAACGTGCCGCATACACGGAGGGCCAGGGTGCCGATTACGCCGATTCCATGGTATTCTATAAGGGGAAAGTGCTGGGGCGTTGCCCGGCAGGAACAACGCGCTCCGGTAAGACGTGCGTTCCTGGCGCCCCAGCCACGCCGAAAGGCCCCGGGTACAACACCCCAGACCTAGGTGGACTGACTCTGGCCCAAGTTAGGGCGCTCTCCAAAGCCAAGTCCACCGACGATATTATCAAAGCTCACCAAAAACAAGATAGACAATGATCGAACGTATCACAAAGCCCATCCGCTTTGATAAGGATGTGCCATGGCTCGTAGTGGCCCACGACGGGGAGAAGTTCTTCGTCGCCAAGGAGGATGTCATCGCCGAGGACCCTCAGATGGAACTCATCGAGATGGGGAGTCGGTCCCTGCTCCAGTGGGCCATGGAGTACGACTACCCTCTCCGTAAGTTCGTTAAGCTCCAGCGCCTCCTCATTGACAAGTATTTCGGGGCCTAGACAAACCCTACCGGGGTGTGATAGAATGGACTCATAACCCCTAAAGTGAGTCCATGCCCCAACCCCTCCTCCCCTTCGACCTCCAGTACATCAAGATCGCCCGAGAGATCCTCGACGAGGGCACTGAGGTCGTAGGCCGCAATAACCTCCGCTACAAGCAGATGTTCGGCCAGACCATCAAGGTCGACCTGCGACTGGGCTTCCCCGCTCTCACGCTGCGCAAGATGCCCGTCCGCAACCTCTTCCGGGAGTTCATGTGGGACGTCAATGGGGACTACAGGGTCAGCAATCTCGGGCCCGCCAAGCACTTCTGGGACTTCCTCGCCGACGCTGAGGGCCGCCTGGCCGGAGCCTACGGACGGAGCTGGCGAGCCTGGCCTCAAGTCTGCCCCGAGCAGAACATGCAGTGGGAGAACTTCCGTGCCGAACCATTCGACCAACTCAAGTGGATCTGGGAGCAGCTCTGCACCAACCCGACGAATCGCCAACTGGTGCTTCAGACTTTTAACCCTGCTTACGATTCTCTTCACTGCCCTCCTTGTCATCCTAACCTCACTTTTTCTAGCGATGGGACTTATCTTGATCTGATGGTCAATGCCCGGAGCAACGACATGGCCACAGGGGTGCCGTTGGATATGTTCCGCTACGGCCTCCTTGTTACCAAGATGGCACAGGACGCCGAGTTGGCACCACGCTACGTGATGTTCGCCTCGGCCAACAACCACATCTACTCCCAGAACGAACTCGCCATCAAGTCCATCATCACCAACTCCCCCATGGCCTCTTGCGACGTCTGGATCAACAACACCAAACCCATCTTCGACCTCGATCCGGAGACCGACTTCGAGCTCATCGACTACACCTCCCATCCCGCCACGAAGATGGACGTTGCTAACTGATGCCCCTACCGGAATACGACCACACCACCACTCTACTCGAAGATGTATTTGAGCCCCTCCTCGATCCTCATTGTCCGGTCTACGTCATTGATTTCAAGGTTTGTGCGCACTTCGTATGTAATTACGCGGAGGCGGCTGAGGATGCTTCGCGTGGGTCAGAGGAGGAGCTCAGGAAGATCCTGAGAGCAATGTGGGCCTACAGACTCAACCGAGGCCCTGACATGCTCCCTCCTGTGCCCTTCGTGGGCCTGCTGGCGGACGATTTCAAGGGAGTGTTGTCGGAGGATTTCTCCGAGGCCGCGGTGAGTGGCAAGGGGTACTGGAGGCATATCGAGGCGCACAAGCTCTCCATGCCCGAGTACAAGGGCGGGAGGGGCGAAAAAACGGCCTTCTTCGATCTTGTTCAGGAGGAGGGGTACAAGTACATCAACTCCCCCGGCTCCACCTTCCACTACTTCGCCAAGGAGTTCTTCGAAGCGGACGACATCGCCGGCCACGTCTGCAGGCTGAAGCGCAAAGCCCGCAAGAGTTCCAAGCTGGGCAAACGCCAGATCCTTCTCGGTACTCTGGACGGGGATTGGCAGGGGCTCGTCTCCGACCCCCACGACATCATCTGGGCCAATACCGGCCCCTGGCTTCCGCGGCTTCGCTCGGAGCGCGAGGTCTGCGACTACTACCTCCGTAAGGAGGGAATGCATATCACCTCCGCCAGAGGCTGCTACGACTTCAAAGTGGAGTACGGCGATCTTGGCGACAACCTCTACCCAGGCACACCTTTACGATTTTTCGACCTATATGACGAGGACACTGAATGGCGTTTTACGGACAAAGATACCCGGCGCCTACTCAAAGTACTTAACAGCACAACTCCATCCAACCGGCCAGATCACATGGAATCCGCGCGAGTCTTCCTGCTTCGCAGAGGACTCTTTCTCCCTGAGATCCCTGCTACCTGGCACGAGGATAAGAACTCCTACTTTAAGAGGGCCAGCAAAGCCCGACTCGAGAACTCCCACCCCGACCTCACCGGGCGGAATCGGACTCTTTGCATGGAGAGAGTCTCCGACATTGAGGTTTTTGAGAAGTGCAAAGATCTCGCTATCGAGGACTCTAAGGCCCACTCTGAGATAAAGAGGGAGACGGAGAACCTGCGGCAGTGCCGCGAAGCCGCGGACAAGAAGTGCGTCAAGGAACTGCGGGCCCTGCTCCGCGGCCTCAAGGACCTCCGCTCCTCCATCAAGGAGCAACTTTCACAACTGGTTACGGGTTCTTGACTCGGGCCCCCAACTGATCTATAATAGTCCCATCTAGCGTGGGACTTTTTTACTACATGGCGGAATCGAAAAACCAAGGGCACTCCTCCGCGAAGGACACCCTAGCCTCGGGGGCCATCGGCCCCTCAAGGATGTACAAGCGGATCCTGGCCTGGGCCGAGAACCGCGGCTACTACCTCCGGTTTAACTACGACGCCAAACTGACAGGCTACCACTCCCTCTACGAGGAGCACAACCCTGCCAAGGACCCCCTCTCTCCCAAGTCCGTGAAGTTCCCGGACTGGTTCCAGTTCCTCGTGCCGGCGTCCGAGATCCGGCTGGAGACCGCGCAGGAAACAATCCTGGATGATGATGTACTCCACGAGATCAGTGCCGACGAGCAGGAGTTCGCCACCCCGCTCTTCGTATATCGCTCCGGGCGCAGCAGCGAGATCACCGACCACGTCCTCGGCGTCGAGAACCTCAAGGCCATGAGGCACCGGAAGTTGGGTGGTGGGCAGTACCAGCTCGGTATCGCTCACTCCCCGGCAACCATGCAGGGTAAGAAGGACGCCGTTCGTGAGACCTACGCCTACGTCCCTGAGAAGGAGTGGTTCACCGATGAGCTTCAGTCCTTGACGTTTGAGGAGATCATCCGCATCTTCCCCTACCACGAAGCGCAGATGATGAAACTGATCATCGGCCGGGCGTGTGTAGGCCGGACCGGCGCCATCCACCCCGGCACCCACAAGCTCCTCGAGCACGGGTTCAGGAAAGCCGGTGTGGTGATCGGTGAGCCCGGAGTCGGCAAGACTCTCACCCTCAATGGCATCCTCAACGCCATGAAGTACGTCGGTTATGACGTTTCCTCCATGGGCGACTTCGGCGCCCGCTTCAACCAGGGAAACGTAGTCACCTCCCACCTCGCCTACAACGACGACCTCACCCTCGATAGCCTGGAGCGGATGTTGAAGGCGCACAGTTTCAAGTCCGTGGTCACTGGGGGGACAGAGAAGGTTGAGCAAAAAGGAGTTGATGCCATCGAGGTGGTCGCCAACACCGTCATTCTGGCGAACTGCAACGAGTGGAAACCCGAGATCACCTACTCACTCGATAGTGGGGCGATCAGTCGCCTGGCGCCCATCTCCACCTACCGACTCTTCGAGCTGGAGGAGATCAGCGAGGACGAGGGCCACGACGTCCACCCCGGCTCGCACATCCGGTGGCTCTGTGAGAAGTACAATACCGACCCCGTGTCCCTGTACCTTAGGGTCCTCCGCGACTGCACGGACTTCTTCATGAGTAGGTGCCAGGAATCCGAGGACGTCCACTTCTACTCCGAGTCCCTGCTCCCCTACATGCGAATCCAGATCCACAAGAACTCGCTGGAGTGCTTCATCCGCTTCGGTTTCCTAGCCTACGCCATCCGCCAGCGCCAGGCCAAGGGAGGGTGGTTGCCCGAGCTCACTCTCGGGTCACTGGCCGAGGTGCTGGAGGCTACGCGTTTCCTGATGATTGACAAGAGAGCGAACAACTTCCGCAACCTTCTCAAGGACGACTGGAATGCCCGTAAGAGGTCGCAGTGGCACCCTTACTGGGCACAGCGCAAGCTCCTCATCACGTCCATTGACAAAGCCTACGAGATCTTCAACGCCTACAAGAACGATAAGGACGTGGCCCTGACTACAGAGAACGTGTTCGAGGTACTTCGCCTTCGCGACGGCTTCTCCATGGGTAAGAAGATGACGCACATCGTCCGCACCTGGGAGACGGTGAAAGGCGAGAAGAACAAGATCTACGAACTCGCGGAATCCATCGTGGAGCAGATGACGGAGGCGGAGTTGGAGCCGATCTTCTCAGACACTACCAAGGCCAGCGTGGAGTGGATCTACGACCCAACCTACGACCCTCAAAAAGTGTGAGAGGGGGTCTGGGCCAGGTCCCAAACTGTGACAATGAGTGAGGGGGGTCCTTCCCCCCCCCCCCCCCCCTATAAAAACCCCATAAAACCACCAGCCCAAATCCCCCCCGCCCACGGGCAGGGGGCAGCCTGGGCTGATTGTGGAGCATCGCTCGGTGAGCCTGAATGTGCGGGCTTACACGGAGATTTTCGGGGGGCCTGAGAGTTTGTCAGGGGACTTGGGTGGGAT